ATTATAATATATATTTTCATTCATGAAATAATATTTAAATATTTAAGGTTTCAATGTTCCTCATCTTACGATGAGTATTTATAGATGTAGAAAAAAACGTATAAACACAGTAGTGTTTTAGTCGCATAAAGAGCAGTTTTTCTTTTTCTTACAATAATATTTTATGCTTTATTATTCCGTTTCTTTACGAAAAAACCGATACACTTCCCCTATTAAAATATATGGATTTATTTCAATAAAAGATATCTCTAAAAAAAGTAACGTAAAAATATAATATTTAATTTCATGCAAAGGGTTCTAGGTATATAATTGTTGTTTCCACAAACACCATAATTCTTATATATCAAAATACATATACGTGCAATATAAAAATACGCATTTTTATTTGAAGTTAAATCAAGAAGCTGAATATGATCGTAGAGAAAATAGCGACGTGGTTGCTATATCCCTTGTGTCTACTGCGGTGTTTCGTATGTAACTCCGTACGTCCCGCGACGTGTAAATGTATACATTGTATATTATATCCCTTTGAAGTATGTTTAGAATGTATGAGTGAAACGTTGGACACTTTGGAAGACAGTTGCTGCCACTGTTGCGTTATCCCCCTATTGATTATTCGAGAATTCTGGAGACGCGTAATATTACCCACCATAAAAGCGAGTTGCGATTGTTTATGTCTTCCGTATATACTAACTAGACGATTTTGTAAAACAACTATATGTCCTTTAGTTAAGACCTGGTGTAGGTGCATGTGCTGCCCTTGCGAACTTTTCTTACGATGCCTTATATGTCCCTGTAGAACCCTGCGCCGTATATATAGGGGACGGCTAACTAGAGTTAATGAACCTATGGCCGCTAGAGATTCTAGGGATCCCAGTAACCAAGGTACTTGGGTAAACGATTGGTTCGAGGATTTATGTCTTTGGTTATGTTCCCCTTTTTGTTATATAAGGCGCTGGTGTTGCATGACGTGCGACACCCTTAGTAAAAAATTTTTCTATTGGTTTCTCGTCCCGACGGGATTACCTAAGATGCCGGAAGAACCCTCTGAATTATCCAGAAAAATCTTTTCCTCTTAAGAAACAAGAGAACGAGGATAAGCAGTCTCTACCTAGAAAAATATTATCAAAAATAGCCTCGTTAATAATATTCATCATTAAAATAAATGATATTATAAAGTTCATCAAACTATTTATAAAGTCTATAGGCGAAAGACTTTATCTAAAAGCTAGTTTTATACTTATTAATAGATTGTTATTTCCCAGACTTCCTATTGTTAGAGATATTATGCCCCTATATTACGCCAGAAAAAATTTCTGGAAATTTGTTTTTTTTTATCTCTTGAAAAAATCAATAATAAAACCTGTTAAAAAAAATAGATAATGACGTGTGAAAGCGCGGCACTAAAATAAAAACGTGAAGATATACAATTAAATCACGTAAGCAAGGACATGCATAAATATTTTTTATTCTTAAAAACCTAATAGCAAAGATATAAGAGAATCCGTAATCCGTTCAAACATAACCTTTACCACCGTCCGTATACGTCCCTGTATTCGCCCAATACATGTTCTTTATATTGTTCCATATCTCTATAATCAATTAAGTATTCTCTGCTATGTGTATCATTTAACCAAAATCTGCAGTACGGTGTTTTAACAGCGTCCTTATATTTTTCAGATATTCTAATACTACTATGAGAGTATACGTACATGTCTTGACTAAATCCGTTTAATCTTTCCAATACCTGACCGGTGGTTACTATACCACTCACACGCCATGAAGGCGTTTTATCTCCCTCACAGTGCCCCACGTAACATATTAATGTACTATCTTCTCCCTCATACCAACTAAATAATACATGTGGAGAAACATATATACATCGCTCTGTTAATTTAATATCACCATTTTTATCATATGATTCACATTTATAACATCCTGCATCTTTAACACTTTTGATGTTTAATGTTAAGGAATTCGCAGACGTGTTTTTTATGTACATAATTGGTTTACCAAATCTATCTGTCCATTTAATGGATGTAACATTATTATTTGTATCACCACAATCTAGTATAACAGTATCTCCCACAGAAACTGTTTTATGTATATCTTTATTCTTAAAATCCTGATATGTATAAATAGCATGCAATGACCTTATAAACAAACATATTATAATTACAGAATTAGAAGCCATTGTTATTTATTATCAACATCTACTAACCACCACTGCTCTCGTAAATTAGTATCGATAATTATTCATTTTTTTTTAGTAACGTGACCATTTCTTATATTCATGTCGCGTATCAGTATTCTTAATAATATCTATACCTTTTACTAATATATCTGGTGTTTCATTGTCGGGTATTTCTATTATATTATCCTCGCATATTGAGGCGGTATATGTTTTAGTAAAATCATGATACCTTACTGTGAAATATACGGATGTTGCACAATCATCGTAGTTTGTATTGCCCATAATATATAACGACTGATAATTTTTCGTATATTCTAACGTGTTCAAGGCATCTTCTATATTAACACCGCCGGCTAAAGCGCTTATATACACATTCGAATCATCCAATGTTCTAGTTCTATTTATTATAAAACGTCTCATATTCTTTTCTTTTTCATCTTTAGCATATACGGTTACTAATGGCATTACTCTAAGAGTTATTAAATGTCTATGAGAAACAACATCATTGTACCTAAATATACATCTATAACTTCCTTCATGTGTCCTAGATACATTTAATAAAGTAAAAATATATTCTCTTGGTGGATCTCCGCAATAACATACGGCATCTTTTCCCGCATTACCTATTTTCTGTACTAGTTTTATCCCGCCTTTGTCTATTTTCTGCTTCAATACAACAATATCCGCCTTTTTTTCAGGGGGTAACACACATTTTAATTCTACATCTTTTAATGAACTGGCTACAATTCTATAACTATAAGTATTACTGAATAGTAGCATACTAGATAGTAGACATATGATATTGTATAATACAGCAAATGCCATTTTAGAACACTATGATTTACTAACACTCGCCAATGAGATCTCTACGTCGTATCTGGATAACTTGTAGTATATATTCACTTTTTTATATACAACTTATAATGGATATATTCTTATTATCTGTATTTTATTCGTTTATCAATATATCCACAGTATTACTAGTATACGCGTACTTTATAGAAGAGTTTTACTTATGTGTTAATGATAATAAAAACCACCATATGTTATTATATTGTATAGAATTTAGTTTTTTATTATATATAATATCCTATATATTGCTAATAAGATGTTTATGTTTATCTAGAAATAACGTATCGACTAATTACAAAAAAGTTGCCATCCTATACGTGGCGCATACTACTATTAACCTATCATGGTTCCTAGTATTGTATATAATGAAATTATTTAGATTAGCTCTGGTAATAAGCGATATAGGATGTATGTTATCTTTATACATCGCACATTTATGGACTATTACTAATAGACAACATTCTACATACTACTTGCCGTATATGTTAATAAATATAATAAATATGTATATATCCTATAATATATCCACTGGATCATTAGTATCAAAATATAAGTATACATATAAAGCATATGAACGTATAGAGTAAAATAAGTTTACTCAATATATAAATAACTCTATACCACTTTGAATCAATAAGTCTAATATTAACGAATCTGTACTATTTTCTAAATGCTCAAATAATACAGAACGATTTTCTGTTAAAAAGTTTACATTTGCTCCATTTACAAGTAATAGAGATACTATGTCTAATTTCCTATATTCTATGGCATAAAATAAGGCCGGCATCATCCATTGATCTTCATAGTCTATATCGATACCTTTTTCTATAAGGTTTAATATATATTTTATATCATTGTTAAGAATAGCGTTATGCAAAGACAGTGCTTCACCAAATGTACGAAAAGATCTAACTTTTTTATTTCTTCCAAACATCAGTAATACTCCTTCATAATATATATTATAATTACTTTAGTCCGTTTCCTATTATACAAATATTCCGATATACAATCCTACGGTATCTATTTTCCGTCTTTCCACATTTATAATAATCAGAAAAAATAGTATGCCGTTAACTAAGCGTATAAAGTTAATAACATAATGGAATTTACTAGATTCCATCCTCGCCACTTGATTCAGAATATCTAAATTCGTCGAATTCTTCTTCAAATAGTCTATCTGCGGTAATTGTTCTAAATAATTTGTTATAACTCCACCAAGATAACACGTTACGTTTCTGGCTTTCGGGTAGATTAAACCAATCACTTCTGGGTACTATACTCAATTCTAAAGCTTTGTCTATGAGGCGTTCTTTATCAGGCAGACTAAAATAAAATTTCTTCATTACACAAATTACTGTCTCTTTATGAGAACATAGCAAACTTCTTCCTATTATTTCATAATGTTTGTCTTCTCTTTTAGTACATGCTTGCTCTAGTTTTTCAAACAATACCGGATCATTAGGAATAAAAGTTTCCGTATCTTGATTACTGAAAGAATATATATTACCGTTAATTCCAGATATTTCTATTTTATCACAATAAGGAAAAATAACTTTTATACAAAACTCTTCAAAGGATGAAAATATAGTAGGCCTCTTTATTTTTCTTACGTTATTATGCATAGCAGTTATCATACATTTGCCTAGATTATTAACAAGTATACTAATCTGTTTATATTCTTCATTATATGGATTAATATACTTCGCATGACAATAACAAAACTTATTTCTTAGTTCTCTTTCGTATATATGCATCCATCCTAAATAATTAATATCGGCTATTATATCGCTTTCTAGAACAAATCCGGCAGTTATTTTAAATACTGCTATACGTTTTACACCTGATATTATTTTTGATACTTCATATAGGGCGTGTCTAGAGAATAGTATATCTATTGACGAAGGCAGATATATAGAAGACTTGAAGTTATTATCTATATGTATAATATTTTCTCCGCCATCTGCAGGACTATCCAATACCAATACAAGATATAATAACAAATGTATATCACTATCATATCCGATATATGATAACAATTCTTTGTGTTGTATATCTGTATCGTCTTTATCATATACAATTATTTCAAAGTAAGATGATATGTCAATAACACGTATTTTAATAGCTAACATATTAGATATTCGCCTAGATATATTAGAAACTATATCATCATTTATTTCGAAACAGAAATATTTTAACGACGAGTTTACGATATCATAACTAAGCAGTATTTCGTCTTTTATAGAAGCTTTTACATCTGTTAGATAGTCCTGTGGAAAAGTATATAGCATAATATTATTATGCTCTGTTGGAAAAAGTAATATAGACATGGCGTCAAATAATTTTTAATAATTATACTATTTTTTATGTATTATCATCACAAAATGAAATTAAAGTATATATCCTATACAGACTTAGCTATATAATTATACCTTCAATAAAACATGGAAGAATATACTAGCGCAGAAAATTACAGCTATGAAGATTTTTCAGAATTTGCGCCCACTGGTTACAGTTCTAATTTTACACATGTATTAACCATTATAATATATGTTTGTGCTTTTATAATAGGTCTGCCATGTAATTGCATAGTAATTTGGTTGACTGGATTTAAATGGCGTTATGCTATAACAAATTTGTGGTACCTGAATCTAGCCATAGCTGACTTATTATTCGTACTATTTTTACCATTGGAAATCTCCTATATATCCAGTAATTATAACTGGATATTCGGTGTTATTAGTTGTAAGATTAGCGGATTTATATTCCAAGTAGGCGCGTTGACCAGCGTACTATTTCTTACTTTGATAAATTTTGATAGATATGCTATGCTATATCATAAAGGATTTTGTAACAAAAATAGAAGCATAAAAAAAGCGATAGCGTTGATAAGCATGGTATGGATAATATCTATAAATCTCTCCATACCTCATTTATATTTCAGAACAACATATGGCGATGAAAAAATAGAATGCTTTGATAGTTTTTACATGGACTGGAACGAATCTGCAGTTACGCGTAATACGATATTCGGAATATTATTAATAATTGGTTATATCATACCAGTAATAATTATATTATTTTCTTACTATGGTATCTTATTATATAGACAAAAAAGTCCTATTACAAAAAATACACTATGGTTAATATCTGGAATTACATTATTATTCATGATTTTCTGGACTCCCTATCATATATTCAGTTTAGTATATATAGTTGGATTTCACGAATATGACATATTCAAAATTTTGATAAATACCATGCCCATAGTGACCTCCATGGTATTCTTAAACAGTTGCATGAATCCTGTTATATACATCGCGTTAAGCAAATACTTAAATGCGGATATTTCGATAACAGAATCAATGAGACTACTGTTAGCAGAAGATGACAATACTATTTTGACATCCGTAGTACAATATTGATAAAAACTGTTATAACCTAATAACTGATACTAAATCTATATTCTCCATTAGCTGAAATATTTTTAACCATATTTCATCAGGTAGTTTTTCTATATACATATTAGCATAATGTACCGCATCGCATAACAGACTATGCCTAATTTTTGATTCGGCTATCTTTATAGCGCCTAACCTGTCGTAGTATCTACTTTTTTTAAGTTCTAGTATTTTCTTATTATTACTGAACCTCGCAAGTACATTGGTATCGTTTTCTGTCATGAAATCATACAATGTATATCTTGGCGCCAGATATATAGTAGATAGACTATCCAGTTCTTCCTTATAATATTGTATAATTTTCAGCGAATTTTCGTTTCTGTGTATATACAAAGCATCATTCCTTTGTTGTTTCCTCTGTATTAACATTAAATGGGAAATAAGCACATGCATTGTTTTTCTACATGATTTTTTTTCGCATCCATGGGCTTTGTCTATAGGAGTTTCTCCTAATGAATTTACCGCGCAAATATCGGCACCCATATCTAACAAGCGTGTTACTATATGATATCTGCTAAAAGAAGACGCTGTATGCAATACCGTGTTTCCTTCAAAATCCCTAGCGTGTATATTAGCACCATATTCTATTAGAATATCAAATATTTTTCTGTTATAGTTAAATACATTAATATGCAAAGGCGAGTAACCTCTATCATTACTAACATTCACATCTATTCCTAGTTGTAATATTATCTGTGTTATCTTATATGATTTAGATTCTATAGCGTTGCATAGTAACACAGTACTATAATCACGTGTAAGATTATCAATAGGTACATATTTAAGTATGGTACTTACTAGCATACTATTTGTAGAGGAGATGACAAGCGAGAGAGCCATAGTATCGAATATACCTATATAGTTTCCAGCACCGTATTCGAGAAGCTTGCAAATAATACCTTTACAATTTTTAACAATGGCATTGCAAAGAGGAGTAGCGAAATGTTCATCTTTAATGTCTACTCTGGCACCATTCTTGAGCAAAAAATCAACTAGTTCTTCCTTTTTCATATCTATGGCATATTGCAGAGGTGCCTTTTTTGAAGGATCTAATATATTAAACAATTTTCCCTTGTATAATAGTAATTTTATAATAGCAAAATTATACTTAGATGTTATCAAATATCGTAATATGTAACTATTCTCCGCCATTTTATTATCTATATATATTCCTCTTCTTACTAGGAATCTAACTAGTCTTAAATCTCCGTGTTTAATGGCGTGATATATAGGACTATGACCATGACAAACATCAATGTTTATGTCAATGTTAAATTCTATCAATACCCTATATGCTTCTGTACTCAACTTACTACACGGCACTCCTCCACATGGCCATGTAGCTCCTTTATGTAGTAAATATCTAACCAATGAAATATAATTTAAACGTAGTGCTATGTATAACACTGTTTCTCCGTTATAACATGCATTGACATCAGCACCGTTGCATATTAAATTTTTTACTGATTTTATATCGTTATTTTTAACAGCGAGTATTAACAATGGTATTTTACACATTTTCTAATATTCGTAATATTATACTACTCTGTAATAAGCAGAACACAGTATTAAATCATTAGTTAATACTTCAGTTATATATTTCCTTTTATGATATAATAAAAATTTTTTATACGATGTTACATCTAAACACGGTACTGCCCATCTCATAAAATTCGCTATCCGTAAGATCGTCTAATATTTTGTCTATATCTATATCCCTAAGCTTTTTAGCTTGTATCAACCTATCACATCTTTTCATAAGAAGTCTAAGATGATCATAGGATTCTATACAATCTAGATTTTTAGATAATCCTAATGGATATAATCTTTTATCACTATATCCTCTCTTCAATAACGCTAGTTGTAGAACTACCACCGCATTTACATGATCATTGTAATAATCAATTAGATTTGTAAACGCTGTATTACCATAATTATCAACAATATTTATATCAGCCCCATAAAGAAAAAATAATTTAATCATATTATCGCATTGCATTACATAAAACAAAGGCGTTGTTCCGTTATCACATGTAATATTAGGATCCGCTCCGGCTTCTAGAAGTAGTTCTAACATGTCACTATTACTATTATTATGCATTACTGCTAAATGCAGAGGGGTATTGCCTTTATCATCTCTAGCATTGGGATCCGCGCCTGATAATAACAACAGCCTAGATATCTCTATGTTATCACATAATATAGTTTTATGTAGTATACTGGTACTTGATGATCCAATATTTGGATTAGCTCCATTATTTAAAAGTATTTCTACTAAACAGATATTATTAGTATTTATAGCACATTCTAGAGGCGATATACCCGCTATATTTCTTACATCCATGTTTACACCTTTATCTATCAGGATCTTGACCATATTTATACCATCGATGTAATCGCATGCATAGTGTAGAGGTGTATTACCAAGGTCATCTTTAATATTTAGGTCTATATTATTATAAAACAATAAATCAGTAATCTCTTTTTCATATATTTCCTTGTTAGAATAATTATTAGATAATACTAAACACTTTCCTATATCTGATTCATTACCATATTCCACAATCATATGCAATAATTCTGAACGTTGAAAATTATAACTATCTTTAGATCTAATCTTTCTATTCATGAGTTCTCCAAATTCCACAGATGCATAACTACGACACATATCATCCGCATATGAAAAGTTTACTGGCATACATAGTATATGTAGTAGTGATATACCATGGCTATCTACCATCTTTACATCCAAACCCTGTCTTATAAAAGATTTTATTGCTTTAACGTTTCTGGTTTCTACAGCACTTGATGCTATAACTTTAACCTTAAAAGTCGTTAGGTTCAACAACGTATAATTTTCTGCTATTTTATATAATATAGAATCTATTCCTATTGAAATAGCTGATATATCCTTGCAATCCATTCTAGTAGCCATACTACTAGTAAATTTAATACTTTATATAGTTATTTAATAAGAACTAGCAGATATCACTGATCTAAGATCGTTATTATCTAACATCTCCATTATTAAATATTTAATATCGTCGGGAATCTTACTTATCATATCTAAATTTCTACTTGCCTCTACAGCTCTAGAAATCATATAATACCGATTAATCGCTAATCCTCTATTTCTATGCATAAGCTTTTTATATATCTGTAATGGATACAATTTTTTTACCTTAGGATGATTAACTAATCTGGCCAATGTATTTAAGTTTTCCGTCCTCAAGAATATATCTAATGAATGATTACTGCTTAATCTCAACTCCTTTAGCATTTCTAGCTCTATTTCACATCTATTCATTATATGTGATAACCGACTGTGTTGTTTTATAAAATCCATATTTATTTGAAATCCAGCCATACAACTAAAGACATTGTCTGAAATCCTCAATACTATACGTGACACAAGTATACTAGCTACTTTATCATCTAAACACGTCGTGCATGTTAAAGGAGTACAACCATAACTGTTTAACGCATTAATATCTGCGTTATACAATAACAACAGTTCTGTAATTTCTATCTTGTTTAGCATCATAGATAAATGCAACGGTGTATTGTTATATATGTCATTTTTGATATTCGGATCTGCACCATTTTCTAAAAGAGTTTTTACTGTATCTATACGTGAATTACTTACTGCTATGTATAAAGCGGTGTTACCGGATCTGTTCTTGGCATTTATATCAGCACCACAATTCAACACCTGTAATATTATGTCTTGGTCTTTAGTATCTAAAGCTCTGTGTATAACCGGATCTTCTTTACCTTTTAACCGTATATCGGCACCTTTTTCTAATAATAGGCCTATAAGATACTTGTCCTTGTAAGATACTGCTATGTTTAGAACAGTATCTATATGATTGTTATAGATATTAGTATCGGCACCCCTGTCCAATAATAGCTTAGTAACTTGTAAGTCATTATTTATTATTGAATAATGCAATGGAGTTCCCAGGATAGAATCTACCGCGTTTATGTTAGCGCCTAGATCTATTAACAATGAAGTTATATCATATCTTCCAGTATTTACAGAACAATGTAACGGGGTCCTTCCTAGATCGTCTTTAATGTTTATAGAAACACCTTTTTCTATAAACAATTTAACTATTTCACTATCACAATTATTATCTATTAATGTATTTAAATATGGTCTAGTATGATACTCACTTTCTTGTTTTACATTAGCATTATTGCCTAATAATAATTTAACCAATACCATATTCATGTTCCTTATGGCGTAATATATAGGGGTATTACAATACTTATCCTGTATGTTTATATCTATATTAAACTCTATAAGCAATTTATACATGTCTACTGACAATTTTTCATAAATGTCCGAATAACCCAGAAATAGGTTATTCGGATCCGCGCCATTTTCTAACAAGCATCTTGCCATATCTATATTATTTCTACATAATGCTATGTATAGAGGGCTATTGGAATGATATGCGCGGTCTACGCTAGCACCATATTCTAATAATATCTTAACCAACTGTATATTTCCCATATTAACAGCTCTATGAAGTGGGGAACCTTTGCATTTATTGATATCAGCGCCATGTTCTAGTAATATCCTAGCTATATCAGTACTAGAACAGGAGACTGCCAAGCTCAGCGCGGATGACAAATTATTCGGTTTCTTGTATTCCTTAATATTCCTTTCTAATATGCTCCTTATACTGTTAACGTCTTTCATACGAATAGCATTATGTAGCTCTTTTTGGCAATATTTATTACCGGTATCCATTAAATGGCTAATATAAGCGTAAATACAGCTCTGTCTCTATTTTATTGTTATTAAAACTAGAATTGCAAATCTTACGTATATGATGTTTTATATATTAGTATAAAAATATATATTCAATTATAATAGAACTATATATTTTTTACTTTAATCTTGAGTGAAAATTGCTATAGACGTGATAATTTTATATATAAATTTTACTATATACAAAACAAAAATTATTCATACATTAATTCCAATGTGTCGCTATCTATTTTTTCTGCTATGAAATATATTATCTCTGATGGCAGGAACCAAAAATTTTGCACGAGTTTTTTTGCAGCTAATTCCAGTATATTTTTCCGTCTACTTCCAATAACTAAATACTTATTTATAAATCTCTTATATATATCGAATTTACCATTACTGAGTTTGTCACTTAGTGATTCTACACATCTTGCCAAAATATTGCAATTGTTTTGGTTTCCCGTTCTAATAGAATCAAGCATCGATATCCCGTGATTAACCATTGTGTTACACATTGTCTCAATTTCTTTCTCACATTTAAGTTTGTAACTGTATAATTGAGGAGAATTTTTGATGAATTCTTGATTCATTTTGAATCCTGGCAACGAACCAATCTTTTTGTCAAAGTGATACGCCATAGTCATATATGATATTAATGACTCTGTTATATCACAATTTTTTTCAGATCCCTCACAGTGGCAAAACCATGTTAACGGCGTGCTGTTCATATATGTATACATATAGCACGTATCAGCGCCATGTTCCAATAAGAGATTTACTATATCTGCACCGCACCTAGACACCGCCATTAACAGTACGCTACAACCTTTGTCACACATTGCATTAGCAGACGCTCCTTTGTCTAATAAACATTTTGTTATGTAACTGTTTTTCTTCATTATGGCATTATACAGAGGAGTAAAACCATAACAATCACGAGGTTCCAGATCAGGGGAATATTTCAACAACATATCAACCATGGCATTGTTCTCATTTTTGACAGCAATATGTAATACAGTTTCGTTATTGTCGTTCTTTATAGAAGGATCTGCACCATTTTTCAAAAGCATATCCACGATATCGTAACGCGTGTCCCGTTTCACAGCAATATGAAGAGGGGTATGGCCAGAATAACAAAATTTGTTGTTGATGTTAATACCAGTACCTATCAATAAATCTATAATATCCAGATTGCCCATTTCTACTGCCAGATGCAAGGGAGATTCTCCATCTTTGTCATAGTCATAATCCAATTTTTCATAATTGCTATCAATCCCGTAGCCAAGTAACGTTTTAACGATGTCTAATCTGTTGAAACATATCGCCATTTTAAGCACGTTCACATTGTCTCTTGCCAAACCGGTATCGTGATCAAATCCAAACGTATCTTCCATATCCATCATTGTTTTGTTTGTTTGTGGGAACGATAAGCTCTGGTTGCGATTAACTAGAGACGCGTAATATCCTTAATAAATTTTCAATTTTTATTAAAATTACATAAATGAAAATAAAACTATAAGTGATAGTGTCGCATTATACAAAGCTGTAAAATGACCGAATATAATATTACCGTAGTTCATGATCGTCCGTACTTATCAATTAATACTCGCATAATACTCACTGTTTTATATTTTTCGGTATTCTTTGCGGGTATAATCGGAAATTCTATAGTAATTTGGTTTACGGGATGTAAATGGAGAAAGACAACATCTAGTATCATATTTTTAAACATTGCCATTGCTGATTTATTATTTGTTTTATTCATACCGTTATATGTAGTATATATTATAACTAACTTTCACTGGCCTTTTGGATTAGTTTTATGCAAACTTAGTTCCTTCGTGTTTACAACGGGTATGTTCGCGAGTATATTTTTACTAACGTATATGAGTATAGATAGATGCCTCCAAGTTAGCCGGCCTCTTCTAATGGCAAAATACCGCAACATTAAGAATATGCTCATAATAATATATACTATATGGATATCAGCATTTTTACTAGGAATACCAGTGTTATATTACAGAACCGTAATTACTGTTAACAAATATAATAGCAAGTGCATAAATTACTTCCACCATAATAAAAATGTGCATATTATGTTATATAAAACAATAGTGTGTGTAAGACTTTTACTAGGTTATATTATTCCAGGCTTTATAATGATTGTATCATATACTATACTTATAAACAAAGCAAAAAGTATATACGCAATATCTAACAAGACATTCTTTATAACAGTTTCTAGCGTAATATCCTTTTTAGTATTCTGGACTCCTTATCATATATTTAGCCTGGCTAGCTTAGATACCGGAAAACATAATCTCTTACAGGAAGCTATTCCTGTATCTTTGGGCATAGCTTTTATATATAGCTGTATCAATCCTATAATATATATACTACTAAGTAGATGCTGGACAACTAACTTAGGTACCATATCGGACGCTTTTAAATTTGTTTTAATTTCTGACCATAATACTTCTATTGAAGAAAGTCGTGGCGACGACGATATTGCTGAGCCATACTCTGAGGTAGAAGCTTAAATACATACATGATAAAAACGGTTAAAAATTTCAACTACTAATAAGTTTAATTTCTACAAATCTTTTTTTTTAATTGATAAAAATAATGCTATTCTTTTATGTACGTTTTTAATAACATTATCTGTTCAAAATTATTTTTATAATCTAGATACCTGAATAAGCGCAATCCCGTAGCTGTCTCTATGTCTATGATTCTAGCAGTATTTAAAGCAAATAACTCTTTAACAAAAGATACAGATATATCATCCCCACATGTATCGTAATATACATCGCTGTTAGGCATTATATACGAATTTACAGATATCTTGTTACATTCATGCAGCGATTCCATAAAATCACAAAATGTTATAATTATAAAATAGTGCGTTGGTATTAGTATAGGCTGTTCATCATATATTACATTAGTGTCATATATTCCGTCATGATCATTATCAAATACAGGACCTGATATAACGTTTACAATATGATATTTTTCGACATATTCTGTTAATATATGTTGTGCAAACACCCCTAGCACCTTCTTAAGCATTGTATACATCGGTACTGTATTAGTAGTATACGACAAGTTTCTAGATATATTGTTTATATCTAATATTGGATACAAGAATCCTATTTTTACATCATCTATACCATCATAAAATTTACAATTATTTGCAATATTACATCCATAATCAATTGTAAAGCTATAATTATTAGTAAGTGTATATGATACCCATAAAGGAAACCCATATGCGTAGCTGTATGCTGATACATAACCACTATTAATAGAAATATAATATGAATTATTTTTCTGTATAACAGAGGGAGGCCCAAAAGGCATGTGATATCCGGTGAAATACTTATATATCTCATTATTATCGTTGTTGTTCTCTGTAAAATTATATATATAATTTTTATCAGTATCAATTATATATTCTGCTATACTATTATCTTTAGGAAACGTATTATTAGTATTATATGTAGCATTCTTTAACATCCCGTTTAATACACCTCTGGTACCGTTATTACTGGTTGGTTCTATACCTAGTATATCACACATCAGATTATATATCTCTATATTATCGAATATTTCAAATTCTATTCCTTTCTTAAACACGGGACCATGCCCTATAAACACGGCCCGCATTGAAGAAAATGCGTTATCCGATCCATGAAATCCGCCTTCCAAATGATTGAGCTTTCCAAGTTTGCTGGTTAGTTGCCATCCGCTTTTCATATATACCAATAAAGATTCTATTCTGTCGCTATTAGCATAATGAAATCTTTTAGGGAACTCCTCTTTATATAACGGTATAAAAGTTTGATTTCTTGACACGCATTTTAAACTATGTACAATACTCTCATAGTCAAAGGTATTCCTAATTTGTTTATTGGAAGGAGATATGCGCGGCGCGCCCCCGGACCTAACAGATATAGAAGATATAGTAGTACCTATATAGTCGTTTAAATATATTACTTTGTGGGGATCTGCATATTCCATCCCATGATCAGACACCATAATTAAGTTAACACAATTATGTAAGTTCATATTCCTTAAACCAGTAAGTAAATAGGCGATGGCGTTATCTACATCATTTAAGGCATTTCCTACTTTATAACTGTCAGGGCCGTATATATGCGCAGTAAAATCAGGCTCATGAAAATATAGAGTTTGGAAATATGGTTTGGAGTCATCCTTCATATTCAACCACTCTAATATAGTGTCTATTCTGGTAGTAAACGGGACAGTTTGATTATACTTTTTGTATATGGATGGATACTTCCCCTGTATAGGAGCGTCTGACCCTGGCCAGAAATAGGTGGCTGCCTTTATACCGTTATTAATAGCGTTTAACCATATTGGTACGCCCTTATACCAAGCAGGGTTAAATTTTTGATCGGTATTTGTAGCAAAATAAGAATCCATGATAGGGTCGTACATTTTATTATCTATTATACCGTGTGATTCAGGATATAAACCGGTAACTATAGTATATAAATTAGGAAATGTTTTTGTTGGATATACCGGTCTTAAAGGTGCAACAACTCCACATTTTAGTAATTTAGAAATCGTAGGAATAGAGTCTCTCCATTTATCTAGATAACTAAACCTGAAACCATCCATGGCAATCAATATCAGGGGAGATCTTGTAAATCCATCAGGACAATAGTATGTATCGTCTTCGCATTTGCCTTGGCTAATAATAATATTGTTTCTGGAGGATATGCCAAATATTATTCCGAAGACTATAGATACTAATAAAATAGATCCTAAACAGTATATACATTGTATTTTAGATATATACCTCCTTGATGTGTCTATAGTATACAGTATATTTACTTTATTTGTATTGCTGCTTCTACTACTTATACAATCTTCCGACATTTCTTCTTCTATAGCATATAACTGGTATCCGTGATCTGAATCAACACTTATATCGCTACTATCTGAATTATATTCGTATTTCATTATTATATCGTATAGTATAGTATTAGTTATCCATTTATTTCTTTTTATTGTATATTATTACTTTTTGATATAACATCGCATATCAGTTAAGTTCTGTAGTACGTTTTCAGTTATATAAAAGAATAATTAAATTTTATAGACATCATACTAGAAAAACGTAATTATTATTAATTTATGTTAGTGTCAGTATATGCAATTCATCGTTGGTAAGATATTCTAATATATTGTGTTGTACTTCATTAGGAATATCTATCCAAGTTGTCTCTAAATTATTGGATTCTTTGAACATATTATACATTATAGATAAAACAGTATCTATTAACTCAGCTCTAACGATACATAAATCTAAAAACTCTTTATAAGCTTCCTTATATATACTTAATCGTTCCACAAGTGTTCTTATCTGCGGCCTGTTCACATATCTGGTTAATAAACACACGTTATTACATACAAATATGTCAAATACTGTATAATTTTTATCTATATAAGTAGATGCCATTTTGGATATATCCAAGTGGCACTCGCTTTCTAGTTTATACAACATTTTATATTTTCTTATCATTTCTTTATTGTGCAAGAAGCCTCTAGACTTCACTGATTTGGAATTAGTATACCCTATTTTGACGATGTGTAATATCAATAATTTTAATATTTTATAATCCCGATTATTAATAGCTATATCAAAAGGAGTTAATCCTACAGAATCATCAGAATCTTCTTCATTATCCATAAGCGATATATCTGCACCATATCGTAACAGTATCCGTACTATATCGATTTTCGAGTGATATATAATGGCCTTATGTAATGGTGTATAGCCATCAAAGTTTTTTATATTTACATCAGCTCCTTTCGATAAAAGAAACTTAACCATTTTTTCATTGTTTTCTTTTACCGCTATATGTAAAGACGTAAGTTTCCACGATGGAATCTGATGATTAACGTCAGCGCCTTTGTCAATTAATAACTCAGCTATTGCTAGATATCCAAACTTTGTTGCTAACATTAACGGCGTCATTCTTAGTATGTTGTTAGATCTGATAGGTTCTGGTAGATTTATATTAGCGCCTTTTTCGATAAAACACTTTACAGCGCTTAAACGGTTATATCTTATGGCCATACATAACATACTATTTTTATTAAAATGGTATCTTGGATGTAGTGCCACTATACTAGCTACGTATAGGATATCTGCACTATGGGAGAAGTGATGATACGGCATTGTTAATTATAGTTATACACGGATAATTATTATATTAACACTTATATTTCTAAATTACATATTTATAAAAACTAACTATAATAATCATCGTCAGAACATGGAACATTTATAACACGTCCAGCTATAGACATATCACAATCATATTTACAACTTTCATATTTTATTACTGATCCCGCCATTGCATGATATAAATACGTATTTCTAGTACAGACATAACTACCGCCTCTATGAAACTGTGCGGGACTTCGGTCTATATCTCCAATACATACCCAGCCATCTACTTCATTCAAAGAAACTAACCATTTAGAATTATCTCGATAAGACATGAAATGGTTATTATTAGGTGCTACAGAAACTATGTTATGCACATGAAAATCATCAGAGCAATAGGTAGGCACTGTCTGCCCCCTACGCTGTCTGGTCTCCGACAATATATGCGTCTTCAAACTAGGCGCAATAAGCATACTAACCATATCCTGAGAATATTTATCTGATTTAGTAAATAGCGTGAAATGTTCTCCTCCTACCGAATCAAACCATGTAATAGATGTATTATATTCAATACTATGTACACTATTACATATATTATATAATGCGCCCATGTCTTTTATCGAACAGTTATATACATTTGGTCTACTAATTGGTATAGTATCATATAGAATAGTTATTACCGATTTATAAGGTATGGTAATACATAAAATGCTTTGCCCGTCTTTAATCCCAGTAAGCGGATATGTATATGAATTGTTTGGAATAGCCGGAAACCCAGGAATAGAATGCAATATCCAGTATCCACTAGCATTATTCCATGAAATTATTCCTTTAGTACGACCATGATGCCGCATATAAAAGTTATATCCTGGTACGATATCATTATATAACAAATAATTACTTGATATGTTGTTATTGTATATATTTGATAAAGTAACTCCTAACATGCTTTTCATGGAATCTATGGAAATAACACTGTGTTTCCATGTTAGACCGATACTATCTATGTATATATATTCATACCCGCTAAAATTAAATCTCCTATGTTCTGGCAATTTATATATAAAATACCAATCAACTACTTCACCATTCTCATTTTTACATGTTACTGTATTAGAATGAGCAGGTGTTGGTATACTGGATTTTTGTATCGTCAAGTATCTTATTAGAAAGCATGTTGTTATAATAAGTATTAAAGTTAGGCTAGATAACCCTATCAATTTAGCAACCATTTATAATAATATATTACTATAAAAATAGCTCTCATAAATATTTAAATAATGCGATATATTATTATATAATGTACCTCTATATGGGATACTTATTCAATTTATTTACCAGTGAAGTACAATTAGATAAATTTAAGATTAAATAACATCCATCCATAAAAGTGAAATACTATAGTCAACGTACGTTGGTATTATGGATTCTAAATCACTATACCGACTAATGTATACAGGTACAGATTTTGAACTCTATGATGCTTTAAACAAATATAGCATCTCTAACGATGATACTGGTTGTACAGACTATCCTACTATTCCTCTACACCAGGCTGTAGAAGCTAGAAGAGTAAACGTAGTAAAAAAACTATTAGAACACGATTCGGGTGACTTAGTTGACGGGAACAATAATTCTTCATTGCATATAATATCAACAATTCCTGATGTTATGAAAATTGCTAATATACTATCATTTGGATCTAAGAAAATTAGAACTCTCAAAAGAGCCATAGAAAATTCTAAAAAAATGAAATTATCAGATTCTATATCAGTAGAAATATTAAAAGAAATTGCTGTAAAACGATATAGCTTCTCTAAAAATATTCTAATGAAGTTAGACGAAAAAGTAAAACAGCAAGAACTGATTATTGCAAGTATACTAATCAAGTCTGTGTTGCCCGAGAATAGGCTGACTCTATTACACAGAAAATCCAAAAATGAACTATCACCATTACATTTCTGTGTAATCCATGAAAAGTTAAACGTTATTAAGCTGCTACTGGATAACCATATAGATAGTAAAACAACCATGTACTCGGCTGATATAGTATTCAAATATGCAGTGCTTCATAACAGTATAAAAATTATTAAAGAAATAAATCACTGGTATCCGTGTTACAAAATTCATCACTATAGAAGAAGCCTTTCATTAATAGATGCCATAAATATGAAAGATATAAAAATGGTATCTTATTTGCTAGAGATAGGTCTAGATACCAATATTATAGACAGAACAACAAGAAAGGCTGCACTACACCATGTTATAGATGTCATAACATTGGATGAGATATTAAAACTTATACTAAGTAATGCTAACGAGATTTCCAATGTTGTAGAAATAATAAGATTATTGATTTCGTATGGTGCTAATGTAAACATCGTAGACGCTTCTGGAAATACGCCTCTTCATTACGCTACCAGAATACTATCATTGGTACAAATAGTATATACGATAGTTGATAACAGCTATACATGGGATGCTGAATTGTCTATACATGACATAACTAATATAATATGCTCTGACTATGTAACAAAAATACTTAAGAAATACGGTGATAACGATGATTCTATAAGCAATATACATAAATACGGGTATAAAATATTAACAGTACTTTCAGATAACATGAAAGATAATAGTATCAAATTAACACGGATAAACATGTTTGCTAAAATAACACCCATAATGGATATAATAAAAGTTTTGTTAGATAACGGTGGTAGACTCGTTGCTAATAACAAATTTAATATAACTCCATTGTACAACATAGTTTCATTGGAATTTGCTAATGAAATCATATCTAATTTTTTAGAAGATAGAATAGACTTTAATGAAAGGAATGAACGTAATATTACTCCCCTACACCACGCATCTAGTCTAACAGATGGTGAAAAGGCAGTAAAAACACTCTTAGAACATGGTGCTCACGTGAATGCGGAAGATAGTATAGGAGCCACACCACTACACAACGCTTGTTATGTTGCTGGTAGTTATGAAATAGCTAAATTGCTTATAGATAATGGTGCTGATGTAAACGCCACGGACAAAGTAAAAATAACTCCGTTACATAACGCCTGTTGTGCCGGCGGTGATGAAATTGTTAAGTTACTTATACAAAAAGGAGCCAAAATAGACGCGCGAGATATAATAGGAAATACTCCTTTACACGAAGCCTGCTCCTCTAACATGAAAAGAGTCGTGGAGTTGTTATTATCTCTGGGGGCTAATGTTAATGCTTCATTGATAGACGGAACAACAACTTTACACTGCGCCGCGCCGTATCCTGAGATTGTTAGGATATTGATAGATAACAGTGCAAATGTTAACACATTAGACCGTTGTAATAATATGACGCCTATTGAATATGCAATAGATAGCGTAAGGTGTATGAACTCTAATAGCGCTATTATTTCCGCCACTGAAATGGTGACTAGTGTTATCTTAGACGCATATAGGTTTCCTTATATTACAGAATCTATAGCTTTTAAAAGGAATATGCAAGTTATCGACAGGATAGTGGTATTATCTGATTTAAAACAATTATGTGAAGAGGAGATAAAAAAAATAAGGTCCATAAAAATTACCAGTAAATATTCTCTCTATACGTATCTCACAAATAATATAAAATTACAAGCGATTATGGTAAATAATAGTACTGTAACGGAGATAGATTTAGACATGTTTAGTGTTTATAAGAGACTATTAGAAAAAAATATTCGTACTGCCAAGAAGCGGATTAATATAATATTTTCTGCTATAGAGCACCTTAATACGATAATATCCAGTTCCTACTGGTCTTGTTTACCATTTGAATTAAAGGAGGAAATAATATCATTATTGGGAAACGAAGATCTTAAATCTATTGTCGCATAGACTTATTTAACTAATTTTTTTAAGGAAAAAAATCATATTATAGAACTAGAGTGCCATATCATTACCAAATGTTCTAAGTATTATTATATAGTAATATCATTCATAAATTAAAGACAAGTAAACAACGGGTGTTCTTCATTATTCCGGTAGAGTATAGTATAATTACTTTTAACTTTAACAGTTGTTAAAACTACGTTTTATGAGATATAGCATCACATGGCGAACATGATAGCACCTAGTGTTGATTATGCCTAAGAACCATTCGTTAAACCAAATATTACTAATTCAAAATTATCATTAGCGATACAATCTATGCGATAATCAGTATTGCACTTAATAAGTATCATAGATGATGGGCTCACATATATACAACGAGATCCTGTAGAGGTAGCTATCCTTATATTTACAATACCTTGGTCCGCCAATGAACAATAAACTATTACCTTATCACTAGCCTTTATATAATGTCCTGATTTGTTGCTATTGTTGACCTTAAACATACCCACTATTTTATCATTCCTGAGGTTTAATAATGTTTTCATTGAATAATTTATAGAATCTGGGAACATTGCATAACAGGAACATAAATTCTTTATGCTGTTGATGTAATTCATTATCTCAGTACTACATGTTATGTTCATTATAGTTATATCCATTATAATGGTTATATAAGATATTAATTGTTTATTCAGTATTTTTATCAAAAATACTGGCTATATAATCTGTATATTCATCCACTTATTGTGTTTTAGTAATATCATTGGAAGTAATAATATTACAATTTAGCAATAAATGTATGATGGAGATTATAGAATACGGTAACATGAATAAGCTAGTAAATAGATCCAATCGATACCATATGGAAAAATTGTACACGCATATTAAAAAGTTAGTAACGGATATGAAAAGGCTCAATCTAAGTACGGTAAAATTATAGAATAAAATATACCATGCTAATCCTATAAAAAGTTGTACTAAGTACATGGAAATAGTTAATGGGGTATCATTATCACTAGTGGAGATTAAATACATACCGTGTCCCATAAACACATGTCCGCAAATTGCTATAAACACACGTAGGTAATAATCTGGGATATATGAATATTTATTATGTTCTACATATTTAAGAAAGTTATCTTTTTCTATATTTTCTATAGTAATCAATAATCCAAGAACAGATATTATAGTATACGAAGAATCACATAAATATTCTATCATTTTTTTTACCTTAACCCACCGGATCCAAAACCAGAACCCCCTCTTTCTGTGATACTCAATTCTTCCACAGTCTTTACTTCTCTTATTTCTGGATGCGCTATTTTTTCAAATATAAGTTGTGCTACTCTATCGCCCTTATTTACGTAAAATACATCCTTACTAAAATTAAATAACAATATACCTATATTTCCCCTGTAATCTCTATCTATCACACCCGCGCCTACATCGATAAAATGATTACATGCCAATCCCGATCTAGGAGATATTCTTCCATATAATCCTTCCGGTATATCTATTATAATATCAGTCATTACTAATTGTTTACCCATAGGTTCTATTACGTAATTATACGCGCTATATAGATCATATCCTGCTGAATATAAGGAATGTCTTTTGGGTAACTAGCGTTTGGTGTAATCTTATATAACAATAGTTCATTCATTTGTTTTTATAATTAACATTTCAACTATTATTATATTATTACCTTATCAATCCAAAAAATAACCATATACCACTACGTACATCTTCTATAACTATAATGAAACTATTATCAGTATCTGTTTGAAAGTCTTTACCGGATAATATGTTCATATCTATCATTGCACCGGCAAAAGATGAAAAGGAAATACTATCCGGTTTTATACTGATAAGTGAGTTATTATAAATATATTGTAGAGTTTTTTCTTCTTTATGAAAACACTTGCATAATATATCTGGTATCAAATGAGATACATCTATAGACGATACCGCGTTTATTGAAGGTATAACAAACGGTAAAGTAGATCTATGCATTATTTCCTCCGTATCTGATAGCCAATCTAATAGACTATCTTTTGTGAGATTTTCATCGAAATAATTCTTATCTTTAGATATCACCATAGTAACCCGTATGTTTCTATATGAAGGATAAAAACTTATTATAGTTATCCCTAATTCTCCGATTATTCTATACCAATAATACGGTATATTACATGTTTTACTCGCGTTATATGGGAGTGGTTGTACCATATAGCATATATTAGCGATTTTTGTATTGTCCATAACAAGAGATGATAAGTTATTAAATGCGGTATACTCGTCCATTATAGATTTTATATCACCGATATCATACAACCCCAAGACATCATAATTAGATAAAATCGGATAATCAGTCTCGTTATCATCTTCGAGTATAACATAATTATCGCTAGTGCTTGATCTACCAGATACCACGGATGTATATGGAAACGTAGATCTATCATATTTAATATTTTTAAAATATGATCCCATAGGTGACTTACAATTACTACTTATGTTAGAACAACGAAAATATCCGTTATTCACCAGTACTGTCGACATCGATAGTATATTATGTATCGAATATGGTGAAAATACTATTGTTCGCCCTTTGTTGATTTTACAAAGAGATAGTGATATATCTAAATATTCAGACATTGCTATCAATCACTTATAATTAATATATCATATCAATTTTATTAGATTATTATATTTTAAAAAAACTGGATAATATTTTCATAGATGCCATGCATGTAATTATTACAGATGCGGAACATAATGTATATTTGGTTATTTTGAATAACTCAGTAAGCATGTCAAATTTAAATATACCCTTCCAATAACCTTGGTTAGTGAACCAATCCTTGTCATTAGCTAATATCGCTTCTGTTATAGTTTCTGATACACGTCTAACATAATCTGTATCATTAGGATACTTTTCCACTATTACCTTAGAGAGATAAGCTCCGAAAGAAACCGATGCTATTATCTGTCCCCAATTAAGACTGTTATATAAGGTTAAATATATATCTTTTATTATTTCTTCTATATCATATTTGTCTATTATCTCATCAAATGTTGTTTTATTAGTAGTTATCACAGAAGAACATATTCTATTAAGCATGGTATAAGCACTTTCATTATGTACAAAATTAATCCTATCACATCCCGTACTATATTCTTCCAAGTAATTTTGTATTATATCTAATAATATGTAATAACTCTCGTCTTTTATCACCACCCGAGTGCTATCCATCTTGCAAACATCGTAATATATATTACTTTTAGATTCAATTATTAAAATGAATCTCTTATGCTACCAAAATATAGGAAATTATTAGTTTTCCTACATTGTATTAAGAATATAAAAGGTTTTCCAGTTGCTATTTCGCTACAAGAACAACAGTCTATATTTGGAAAACTATTTATTCTAAATCCAGAATCTGTTGTTGATTGTATACTTAGCTTCGTAGAACTTATACTCATAGTATTACTCTGCGTCATCTTATTGAGATAAAGCCTTGTTTCTGGCAGTAAGTTACTAAATCTTATTAACGATAGGTCCAAACCAGCTGCGCGTAATATGGATATTAAATCATACTTTGCATCTATAGTTACTTCAGGAATCTTAAATCTATGTTGCGCCCTCTTCATTTTTGTGTTATCTATCCATCGTAATATGTTAGATGTGGAAATATTGTCTTCTATATTAGAAAACAGTTTTTCGTCATCTATATCAGGGGTTATAGTGGTTAATATATAACCATTATTACCCAAAGATGTTCTTACGACACTCGCCTTAAAGTCATCTAGTCTTCTAAGTAAGTGAGTTCTTCTCTTAGAATCTACGAGCATAGATACAATTTCTACCGCATCGTGGCGTTTTCTTATCTGCTCTTCTGGTGCTGTAGCAAATTCCCTATTCCACGGTATTGAAAACCCTGTACTGTTATGAGCAGATATATTATACGGAGACATATACTCGTTAACTAGCATAGTATTATAACGTTCACAAAGTACTTTCTGTGTTCTTTTGTCAACAGACGAATCTTTTATTACTAATTTATTATAATAATCTACTACGTCGCTATTAATATTACTAATACTTTTCATATAAGCATCTATATCTACACAATCAGTAAGTTCTAAGAAATCATATATCTTGCTGGCTGTTAGATTATCGGTTATTTTACTTATTATACCTAGTATTGATAATATGGAACATGGTTCTATTATTATATTTTCTATACCTAGGTGCCTGGCACATTTATAAATTTTTATAGCTAGATCTAACTGTATGTTAGTAGATCTATTGTAGCTTATACCGTTAGTGGCAGAAAACATATTATATAAATATAGCAAACTTTAACAATTGTAAAACTTTGCTATATTTATATAATATTTATTTGAAACTACTAATATTATTTCAGTTTATTTATACAACATGACATAATTGTCGATAACGGGTTATATATAACATCATAGATAAAAATATTATGTAAAAATTAAAAACTGATGATTCTGGTCCATACTCGGTACCACTAAGAAAATGATTTGTCGTATAATAATTCTAATTCTTTTAAAGTAGTTGCGGTCAAGTAATCTTTATCATCGCGTATTCTAGTACATCTTGGAAATCTAATAGAAATGTTAGACGCGGTATGAGTATTTGACTTTGTGAACTCTGATCCTATAATTTCCCATACAGGAGCGTAGCGTATATCCGATATAATAACATCGGGATAATGTTTCTTATTGATACATAACCAATCGGGAATCTGTTCTTTATCGAATTCAACGATACGAATACTTTTCTGTATTCTTATAAGTTCCTTATCACTATGCCCACCAGAGCATTTGGTAACACTGCACCATTTTTTATTATTATCATCATAACAACCCATTAAAAAACTAGATAAAATACCAGATTTGTATCCTTTCCCATAATAGGCGCCTAAAACTACCAGATCTGCTTTATCTGCCATACTGCCGTTATCTAGATAGTCTTTCTTGACTTTCATCCATCTCCTCACGCCGGGTTCATATATTCCAGAAGCGTCCTTAATTACAAATCCTTCTATTCCTTTACTTAACACTTTATGCAATAAATTGCATAACTCTTTATCTGTGTTTATAACTTTAGTTTCTGAAAGTAATATCCTGTTAGAAATTTCTATAATGTTTTTAGATATTATTTCACGTCTTTCATTCAGTGGTATATTAATAATAGATGAATCGTTAAAATACATGCAATCAAATATAAAGAGACAAGTACATGCATTATCGTACATTGTTTTTTTATTAATACCTAATGTGCCGAATGGTAGAGGCTGCTTAGTATCCTTGTCTAATAATATGAGTTCCGCATCTAATATAATATTCTTAGTATTTGGGAATGCTTGCATCAGAGATTCTTCTAATTCCTCTATCTTATGAGGTATCACAGGCTTTAGACTTCTGCTAAAATACTTAAAACTATTTCTATCCTTGTGTATTTGTATTCTTTCTCCGTCGTATTTGAACTCTATAAGCATTTTACCTAAACATTTTTGCCTAGCTTCTGAAAATGTTTTACATATATTTGCTAGCATTGGTTTTATAGGCGTCATTAATCTTATAGAAGGTTCTATATTATTATCTAAACACTTATTTATAACATATTCTAAGTCATTGGATAACTTAAAGAATTTATAAGCATCATGATGCAACGCACTAAGTATATGCTTAGGACCCGCATTTATCCTAATATCGTGTTTAACGAGTCTGATTATATACCTTATATCATTAGGAGTACACTTAGGCAATAAATTACTAAATTCTTTTATTTTATCTCGTTCTTTTGTTAATCGCGATAAACGTAAAAGAAATTCGTATACTTCATCTATAGTTAATATACTTTCTGATAGGTATTTTATGTCGCTGATTTTCAAAAAAGATCCTATAACATACGCGACGTCGCCTATACCCGTAACGTAGCTATTTATTTCATTAACATCTATACATAGTATTTTGCTAAACAACTTTACTATTTGCTTATCACTGATATTATATTTTAAACTATCAATACCAGGCAATAGCAATTTTATAAGTATATGTATATTCCCTTTAAAGCGCGTATGTATATAATCATGTATGATTCGCGTTTTCTCAATATATCTACTTTCTCTATAAATGAATAAACATAGCTGTCTAAACTCCTTGAATGAATTTCCCATGATAATTAACACAATGAAATATTTTTTCCTTTTTTACTACTACACCGATGATGGATCTGTTATCTTTCCAAGAAACAAAATGGTACCAGATTTATTATATTTAATACAAAACATAAAAGGTTTGTTTAGATAGTACGATACTCCGGATAGATCAGTCCACCTTTTCTGGTCAGATAATTTAAACCTATTATTTATAAAATCGATACGTGTTTTAACATGTAACATCGTTATAGGTATTTTATCTGGCGATAGTAATTTCATAGATGCTCTATCGCTAAATATATCAATAATACCAAGAGAGGTAAATATAGACTTAATGTCATGTTGCGTGATTATAGAAAACCGAGGCATGACAACTGTTATATCAGTATATTGCATATTACCGAATACTATCTTATTAGATATTATACGCGACGTAATATGGTTCTCTAAATACCTGAAGTTCTTATATGTATCAGAAAATAGCAATAACAGACTATATGTATTATGCAAGTAAGGTATATCGATTACGTGAGACCTGATTTCGTCACAGTACATATGACCAAACATTCCACTGGTTATCATATATGGTATATTCTTAGGGTAGTCATTAGTCACAAAAAAATCATGTAACCCATGATCTGTGAACATATTTTCCCATATTCCAGCATATGATATGTCTATCAATATAGCAGAATCTATAGAATTTCTAATAACACGATAAATATCATCGTTTCCATAATTGCGTTTATTCATTATTTCTTCAAGGTCTAACTCATTACCCGATATTACAGTAAATGCGTTATTCTTTGTAACTGTTTCTACATAATTATTACTTATACGTTTATCTTTATTTATGAAATATATAAACTCATACTCGCATTTGTTTATAACTTCCAATAAGATCTTTTCAATGTCGTGATTTTCTGGTAAGAAAATACCAAACACGTCTAGTAATTGTAACTTGGTTTCACCAGAACTCGCTTTTAATAACGCATCTGCGACCATCATTATACACGGTGGTGATATTATGATGTTTCTATACTTAATTTTACGCAGTAAACTGTAAAACTTTGTAGCTATATACGCTATTTTGTTATTTATGCTGTTCATGTTTAAAATAGCCAAATATACGATGTATCATAAAATGCCTACACTATCTTTTAGGTTTTATTATAAAAAGTACTGTCAATGAGTTTTATCCATTCCGACGTTCTATGCTTACATTCTTCCCATGCATACAGAGGAGTATAACCAAAATCTTTAAACGCTTTATTGGTGGATATAGTAATCATGGTACATTCCATCATTAATGTATGCGGGTTAAGTAATGTAGTATATGTATACCAAGGCGATAACAGAAGTTGTATACCTTTATTTATCTTTGCAATAACGCGAATAACCCAGAGAGGTAAACATACCGTCTCTAATCTCATTCCTACATCCGATAGAAAATTCATGTTGAATCGTTGATAATTATCAGATGGTGAATCATCGTAACAATAATATATATTTTTGCATACTTTGCTATAGTAACCATAGTCTATCATGTGCCTTGCTGCTAAAACATGCATCCACGCTACATTCCCCACATATACTCTACTATGCATTACTTCATCAGGGGCGCATTTGTATATGACTCTTCTTCTACGATATTTCTTATATATCATTTCTAGTATAGGACTATATTCCCCATATATACCAACAGGTCGTAACACACATGTTGATAGTTGTATTCCGGGAGCCAGTAAAATACCATTTGCGTCAATAACATGCTTTTCAGATAATTGTTTACTTATGGGGTATGGTTCGTTATGAAATGAAGAATAACTGGTATTTTCATCAGCGTTTATTATATCTTCGCCTCTTGTATTTGGTCCCACCGCCTCTATACTGCTCGTGTATACTAACGCTCTAACGCGATTATATATGCATGAATCAATGACACTGTTTGTTCCATTAACATTTACATCTATGATAATATTCCTTGGAAATCTACCGGTTACATCTATTATAGCAGCCATATGAAATACTACATCGGCAGATTCCAGAGCCGTGTCTAGTTGTTGTCTATTCCTAACATCTCCCACAATAGGTGTTATCTTTACGCTACATTTATCTACAAGTTCGAAAACCCATTCGGCTATAACAGTATCATATATACGAATTTCTTTTACTGCTGGTTCGAATAATATAAGAATATTTGTTAAATGTCTTCCTAGAAACCCGCTTCCTCCTGTTATTACATATATCAACGTACGCATAATTGGTAAATTTATATCTTATATACTATATATTCAAGATTTTAACTATATTTTCATTTATATGGCCTATAAAATCTATAGAAATGTTAAATATTATCTTAATTTTTTTATGTTTTCTATTACTTTATCTGTTATAACCCATCCTTCTTCCATAATACAAGTATAGTTGCCATATTTGTCCGTTATATCATCTATTATAAAATTACACATGCAATCGCCTATCCCGCAAGCAACTATTGTATTATTTTCTTTTCGCCATACGTATTTGGCATGGTAAGATGTTCTAGGACATGATAATACATGATATGATCCATCCTCTAAGAATACATTCCTTGTTAACGTAGTATGTTTAGTTCTACTAGCTAAACATATAGTCGAGGGCACGGAATCGATATTGTACTGTAATAACTTTTTACCTATGGTACTAGAAGTACATTTTCTATTAACCCAACTACAGTGAGGATCCCTAGCTAAAAGGCACTCATTACACGTAGTTCCATAATATTCGCAGAATGCTAGAGGCAATGATATTATACTATCATTATATGTAATGTATAAAATGTTATATTTACTACCTAATAACATATCAAGTATCCTAGATGAACGAGTTCTAATACTTACTTCTACAATGTCCAATACACCATCTTTATAGTGACATACTTTATGCATTTTTCCGTCATTTGTAGCTAAATAAAATATTGTAATGTTATAATCTTTATTTTTATGCCTAATCTTTTCTGTTAATACAGTAAAACCAGTATATAGATAACTACTTTCGAATATAAAACTACCGCCTACGTTATTCTCGGTTTCCGGATAAGAATCTATAACTCTGAATGTATCTCTAGGGGTATGTTTCTTGTCCAAACATGTTCCTGGCCTAACACTTGGCATCTTCCCTACAAATCCCCTCAAAGGAGATGAATTAAAATTATTTTGTAAATCTCTAAACATAAATACACATATTGCAGAATTATTTGATCGGTCAAGAAACAATCCATATATCTTTACATTATCTGGATTAGAACTTTTAATTACCCGTATATATACCAAGTACTTATAGTTTTTTCCTTCTTTATTTCTGCATTTAATTATAGTTTTTAAAAGTGTAGACCATTTATACGCTGATAACGAACCCTCGGATCCTATATCGCTACTGCATACTCTAGCTACTTTAGAGGTTCCTTCCTCTACAAAGAACGCATATATGGTATCGTTTATGTGATTTGTTTCATCTATTGCCACTAATTCTATAAATTTAGGATTTAACATAGCAGAATCTGAAGCATATAATTCAGGGTTTCCAACTACCCTTCTAAGTCTAGTAGATGCATGTCTGCTTTTGGAAATAGTTGAATAAACAGCGTTCCCGCTTGTTAATACAATCTGGTTATCATTTTTAGTAAAAGGTGATAATCCTCTACCGTCTTGTTCAATAAGTTTATAGTCTTTTATTTTCCAGCATTTCGGCAAAAGATTATCACTTCCGCATATTAGTGTTTCATTTTTGAAACTACCAATAAATGTTATTGCATTTTCAGGATGTTCGATATTATTGGTGTATATGTTTATTACCTCACTTGTTTTATTGTAAAAATTAATCACGTATACCGTATCGATAGTACCCACATATACAATACCTGATGCAATATCTTGGTATATTACTACATTGTTCGATTTAGTAGTATAATTAAAAGAGACATAATCCTTTATATCAATTTTCAATCTAGGCCGTATCATAATAGAATCAGAAATACTTATTATATACATTAACATTAAAATTTTACAACGCATTTTGTTAAAAAGGAAAGCTCCTAAAGTCACTATTTCTAATTTATGTTTTATGATCATAAAATCGAGTTGATTATCTGTCTCATGTTCCGCCCATATTCCTTTTTTAACATAATCGTATTATTTTCATTTATTATATGAATTTAAAGTAGCAATCATTTCACGGGACGAAACATACATAATTCTGCTTATTATACTACTGTACCCGTAAAATTCTTTATCATCAACATCATATTCTGATAATGATAAGAAATTATTTATTACAAAAGTAGAGTATGGTATAAGTAAGATAAATAATAGCAATAATTTCATTATTATATCCACAATAATGAGTTATAATTTCATTTAACATAATATATTAGCTATTAATAATAGAATTATAACATGTTTACTTACTTATTGCCAGAATCCTTTACTAGCTCTATATTTTTAGACGTATCACTACATGGAACCTTTTGATCAGCCTCCTTAATAGTACCCCCTCCAGAGGCTGTGATATTCTTGTTATCACATCCTAGCACTTTTGATTCTTTGTTGCTATCTAGCTGAGAGTCCATAGTTTAAAAAATACTGATATAAGATCATCCTTTTTCATTTTTCTGCTTGACCGATTAATATTATCATGCTACATACTTATGCATCTTTCTATTTATAAATTGTTAGTAAAACATTATACTTCTAATATTATAAATAGGTTATATTTCATACTAACTGACTGCATCTATTTTTACTATACAAAAACTATAACAACCCACAATATGGTAGATGATTTCCTAAGCTTTTATAACTGGTCACTCACTGTAAGGGACAAACGAGTAGATGGTTGGTTATTAATGGAATCACCTAGACCTACTATCTACATCAGCATTCTGTACTTAACTACTGTATTATTCGGTCCTAAATGGATGGAAAAACGAAAAGCTTTTAACATTAGATGGCTATTAGTAACGTATAACTTTTCTATGGTATGCCTTAATCTTTATATATTAACTGAATTATTAATAGCCTCTACAGCTAAAGGATATAGTTATATATGCCAGCCTATTGATTACTCTGAAGACATCTATGAAATCAGAATAGCCAGAGCCTTGTGGTTATATTTTATCTCTAAAGGTATAGAATATCTAGATACTATTTTCTTCATAATGAGAAAGAAATTTAACCAAGTTAGCTTTTTGCACGTATACCACCATTTTACCATGTTTACTTTAGGATGGATAGGGATTAAATGGTTTGCAGGAGGACAGGCATTTTTTGGAGCACAGATAAATTCTTTTATACATGTTATAATGTATAGTTATTACGGATTAACAGCAATAGGTCCTTCCTTGCGAAAATATCTATGGTGGAAAAAATATTTAACTATCATACAATTGATGCAGTTTCATTTAGCAATAGGTCATACAGCAATGTCTATATATATAGATTGTCCGTTCCCTAGATGGATACAGTGGGCTGTTATTATATATTCTATCACCTTTATCATCCTTTTTGGCAACTTTTATCTCAGGACATATAATAGAAAACCTATTAATAAAGTAAATTAAAACCAGTAAACCATATAACAAATATCACCTATTTGTAAATAAGGTATATACCATAGATGATAACTTATATAAATAGCAAAATAGGAATATAAATAACAATGTATAGAAAAGTAAATCTTTCCGGCATCATAATATCAGAACCTAAATCCGTTAAAAAGAATAAATCTAAAGATTCTATTGTTAATGTTTTACCTGAATACTACAGAACTATAGTAGACAAACGGCTGCAGATTAAAAAATATGATGGCAATTGTTGGTTTTGTAAACAAATGATTATAGCAGCGATGTTTTTTATCGAGGCGTTATATGGGGAACATATAGGCTTTTTCTGTTCTAAAATATGTAGAGACTCTTTCGCTAATATGATAAAAGGGATAGTTGCTTTACGAGAAGAACCCAAGATAACACTTCTACCACTAGAATTATACAATAACCCAGATGAGGTGATACAAATTATAAACGACTTAAAACAAAAAGAGGGCATATATGGAAGTTGCATTCTAGAGCAAGACACTATTAGGATGAATCTGCGTTCACACTGTAATAATATTATTAATTAAATAATCTTAGTTTATTATAAATGAATAATTCGATAATAAACTCGGTGATAAATTCTATTGATTCAAGTACCAGACGTACCAATATATTTAGTTTCGATGTACAGCAACCTACAGCATATATGCCACAATATGTATCCATTAACGGATACTGTGATAGTAAGGATAGGCACGAATGTTCTAGGCCGTTAAGTATATCATTTGATGTAAGAGATCAACATATCGCCGCTATAAATTATTTTATCATCTCTATAGATTTACCAGAGGTTACGGGAGAGGGTAAATTTGCATATATCCCATATATCGGATATAAGTGTATACAACATGTTACCATCACATGTGGTGATATGACAATATGGGAAACTGATGGGGAAGAATTATTTGACAAATGCATAGATGATAAAATAGCATTCATCTCAGGATATTGTCCTGAACTAAATGATATATCCACAGGATATACACCCAATGATACTATTAAAGAAGCTACGACGTTGTATGTATATATTAAAACACCGTTTGATACTGATAGAACTATAAGTAGCTTAAAACTCGTAAATAGTAAAATTACTATTACAGTTACATTTAGGAATATAAATGATGTAATAGTTTATGATTCTAAATTTCAAGTTGAAAAATTCGTTAAAGAGTTTGTATATTCGACAGAATTACATCTTATAGCATATGCGGTAAGTGATATAAAACCAAAACCTGCTTACATAGAAATAGATAGAAAACTAATATCGTGTTCTAGTACACCCACACCAGTTCCAGTTATTTCCGATGTATATGCTTGTACGTCTATGTCAGTATATGTAAAACCGTATTGTGGAATGATGGAAAATAAATTCATATCATATCCTGGATACAAACAATCAGAAGCTGATTATATAAGAGCAATGGTTGGCAGGTTATTAGACGATCTCGTAGTGGTTACCGATACGGCGCCTCGGGATTTTCCAAGTAGCGCTAGTTTTGTAAAGGTTCCTCCAGATGGGCAAATAACTATACAAGACGTTGATATAATAATAAAAATAGACAATGTACCTGATGACAAAGATGTATATTATCACATTAATTTATTAGTATTCAGCACGCGTAAAAACTCTTCTATATATAATATATCAAAGAAATTCTCTTCAATAGTGGGGGTATATTCTCCCATCACAGATAGTATAAACTTTTCAAAGGTAGACCACTCCGTGTCAATCACAGATGCTTCTATACCTGTTAGCTTCTGGATATCCCAGAAAAACGTATATCAAGGTGATAATAGATCGGAATATTCTAAATCTAAAGATTTAATAGTAAACGATCCATATAGAAAAGGGATAGATATGGTAAATAAGACGGATATTATTTCTAGATTGGAGGTACGCTTTGGAAACGAACCGATATATACAGAAATATCACCCATAACAAAAGTATTTAATATGCTACTTACCGGAAGTAGTGTAAACGTAAGAAAAATACTCTTTAATCTAAACCCGGCAAATATCTTCAGACCAACGACTTTAAATGCAAATACTAAGAGAGGAAAAGATAAATTAACTGTTAGGATATCATATGCTGATATAGACGCAAATAATCCTATACATTATATATCCAAACAACTCGTTGTAGTATGTACAGATCTATATAGAATAGAATATGATGGTAAGATAAATGTATCTAAAATAACTGAATAAAAATATTTTAATATAAATTATATTTAAAATGGAAGATAATATAAAACAGCAAAAGAATTGTGATGTGACTCATATCATTAGAAATGGCATTTCTAAGAAGCTAGCGTTTTATGAAAGTCTGCCTCCTATGAATTTAGTATTTGGTAAAAATCATCTCCCGAGCTTGGAATACGGCGCAAATTATTTTTTACAGCTTTCTAAAATAAACGATATTAATAGACTATCTACTGACATGCTGGCATTATATACACATGATCTAAACAAAGAATCAGATATCCCTAAGTTGTACGAGCCTTATAATATAAAAACTATAAAATCTTACGGTAAATATATACAGGCTGACGCTGTTGTAGTAGATTTTAGTGCCCAGAATATGTTATTTAAAAAGGACCACCCTTTTTACAAATCTAATAACTATCTGAAAGAAAATAATTTATATATATGTGACTATAAAATGATAACGTTCGAAATATATAGGCCAGTATTTGAACTGTTATCAGAAAAAATATGCATAATAAAAGTTCCAACTCTTTTCGGTAGGACAATAGTCAATGTATTAAGAGTATATTGTAGCCTTTTTAAACAAGTAACTATATGTAAATTACCTTCCGATAGCTGGTTAAAAGATAGTGCTATAATTATTTGTCAACAACCATATAGTCCCAATATAAATAAGTTTACATCCTATGTAAAAAAGGTTACGGGATCGCAATCGTGGACGGATACTAACAATCGCCATTTTATATTAATACATGACTCTATAGAACCCGAATTTATAGAACTATTTCTATCATTCTCGTATAAAATATACGAAGCTCTTTATTACGTGCATTCTCTCCTTTATAATAGTATGACATCCGATGCTCAATCTTTAGACAACGATTACCAAAAGAAATTAATAAAATTATTACGCAATTAAGTACTGGTTCATATCCACCACACTTACAATAATTTTGTTTTTTTCCTTCTCCACTTCTTCGATAGTATCGAATATGTCTCTAACTAACGGTTTAATGTTTTTCTATTAATATCTTATAGTGTCTTTAGTTGTTCGTTGTTATCCATAGTTTCCTTTTTACTCATTTAATGTATTTATATTGGATGCGAGGATCCTTATTTAATAATAGGTATTATATCTGTGCTTGTAAAATTAAACTATAGTTAAATGAACTCATATGTGTCCTATATTGATTATGCGATAAGGAAGATGGTAGATTTACCGGTCGAGATGGGAGGTATAGAAACAATATCATTAAAGGATTACCAATTATTTGTGGCTAAAGTTTTTCTGGGCTAGACACGATGAATTCTATATTGTTATATCAGGAAACTGGCGTGGGCAAGACCATCACTACAGTATACATGCTTAAACATCTTAAAAAGATATATAGTGAATGGACTGTTATAATATTGGTTAAAAAAGCTTTGGTAGATGATCCCTGGACAAGAACAATATTACGCTACGCACCTGAGGTAATGAAAGATTGTATAATCATGAACTATGATGATCAAAACTTTCACAATAAATTCTTTACAAATATTAAAACTATAAACACAAAAAGCAGAATATTTATTATTATAGACGAATGTCATAACTTTATATCAAAATCACTTACCAAAGAAGATAACAAAAAAAGAAATACAAGATTAGTATATAATTATATAGCTAAGAACTTAAACTTGGTACAGAAAAATAACAAATTAGTATGTTTATCCGCCACACCAATAGTAAACGATATAAGAGAGTTCCAAATGTTAGTTAATTTGCTACGCCCTGGGATATTAGGAACTCAATCTCTCTTTTATAACAAAAAATTGATAGATGAAAAAGAAATAATATTAAAACTAGGATGTATTTGTTCTTATATTGTAAATAACGAAGCATCTATTTTTGATAACGTAGAAAGTACTCCCTTATTTGCCAAAAAGATAGTACATATAAAATATATTACCATGTCAAAAAAACAAGAAGAGCTGTATATGAAAGCGAAATACTTGGAGAGAAAAATGGGTATATCGGTATTTAAGATATACCAACGCATGGCCGCCGCCTTTGTACTTGATGAGATACCTGATAAGAAAAAATTAACAGAAGATGAATATAATACCTTAATAGATAATATGGTATCTGATTTTAAGCGAACACTATATAGTAAGAAACTTACCAAACAATCTCTAGATATATTATCTAGCGGGGGGTCTGGTACAGATATTAAAGACAGTAACGACATAGAACTTTATAATTATCTACAGGAACATAGCTGTAAATTTACATTCGTATGTATTGCTATATTACAATCAAAGGGTAAATGTTTGGTGTTTGAACCATTTGTGAAACTATCGGGCATAGAAATACTTTTACAATATTTTACAGTCTTCGGTATAACATATATCGAGTTTTCGTCCAGAACAAAAGACATACGATCTAAAAGCGTCTCGGAGTTTAATGAGATTACAAATACCAATGGAGAAATTATAAAAGTATGCGTGTTCTCACAAAGTGGAAACGAAGGTATAAGCTTTTTATCAATTAATGATATATTCATATTAGATATGACATGGAACGAAGCATCGTTAAAACAGATCATAGGAAGAGCCATTCGTCTTAACAGCCATGTAAATAATCCTCCAGATAGACGATATGTTAACGTCTATTTTGTTATAGCAAAATTAGCGTCCGGTGGTTCTACCGTGGATGATTTACTATTAGATATTATACAATCCAAGTCAAAGGAGTTTTCTCAGTTATACAAAGTATTAAAACGTTCATCTATAGAATGGATATATTCTAATTATACCGATTTTCAGTTAGTGGATGATGAAAAGGGGTTTAGAAAACTAATTTCTAGACAAATAACCATCGATGAAAATACTATAATAAATAAGAAAAAATTAATATTAGGAGAGAATATATGGTATTCTTTTTCCACATCGATGGTATCCGTGTATAGAGGGTTCAAGTCCAAAGATAATAAAATCTATGATTCCGATGGGTTCTTCATAACGACTTTACCAGAAAATCCTATAATAAAAATACACGACGGTAAATTAATTTATATATTATCAGTATAGCTTAAAATACTGTTTATCTATCCGCTACACTTACTGCATCTATAATATATTTGATGATGTTATTAAATAGATAGTTTTTATTTATATCTTTTGAATCTATGAAAGATATATTATCTATTTCTTTATTAGGTATGAACTTATTGATTACTTGTCTGCTAGTTAGACATACCTCTACGTATAATAGTATTACTTCGAAGTCTTTATCTATTAGCTGATCATAAATAATACCATGAACAAAACAATTCTTAAATACCATCAGGTGAGAAGCGTCTATATTTAACTCTTCTTTAATTTCTCGTACAAGACAATTAGGTATTCCTTCATGACATTCCATTCTTCCGCCTGGAAAAATAATATCTATATGGTTATTAACATAGTTATTAGGAAGTGATAATTGGTTACTTAGCTTATCTCTTTCTCTTTTCCCCAAATACTTAGAATGCCTCTTGAACAACATTATCTTTCTCCGTACATCTTTCGTACTTAATATCTCTGAAAATAAGAATGATTTACTACGATGGCATACTATAAACTTGTTGTCTAACGTCTTTGTCACGCCTATTACGGAGAGTGGATATGTGGGACTAAGCTTATCATATTCATATGCTACCAACTTTATCTTTTGCATTTTGTCTGAAAATACGCATGGTCGCAACAATAGCCTATTCCTGTAATAATCCCCCATATTTACAGTTTAACAAAGTATTATATATAAAACTTAAATATTTGTATTTCTCGTTACTAGTTTTATCGTATAAAGATGATAGCTCTTTAATTTCAATATTATACAATGGCTTATTTATCTCAGAGTAATACTGATCTATAAAGCATATGATACAATAGCCCTTGAAGGTTTTGTGTAATATCTTATCCTCTATGACAATACGTACCATTGTATCACCAAAGCCTTTTATCGTTAATGTACCATCGCTTTCTTCGGATAACTCCCTTTTTAAACATTGATATATTGTTTCCCTATTTTTTGTTCTTCCTCCTAACAATACCAACTCTTCGAAATCATTAAATTCATCAACGTCAAAAGGTGTTATAGATCTAATGCATATTTCTTTTATCTCGTTATCATACATATATTTTAAATGATTAATGTCTACAAATAGTAATTCTGAAAAACTTCTTCTTCTTGATATAATAGATTGATATGTAAAAGATGTTCTCCTTATCCCTATTATAGGTATATAATCTGCGGTCACGCATATAGCAAACATATGTAGTCGTTTACCAGTATATATACTGTCCATATTGGCAATTTCTATATAAATACGTTCTCGAGTTGTCTCGAACATCTTGTAATATACTACTTATTTTTCATACATTATAAAAACATATCTGTAGAGAGGTTACACATATACTACAATATTATTTCTTATACTATCATTTATTGATAGTATAATAGAGTATAATTTTTATGATCTTTATTGTGAATAGGTTATGGTATTAACGATGAATTAGAACCCCACCCACCTCCCTCTTTCCCATACACACCAAAATTTTATGATAGTTATCGCGTAGTAATATTACTACATATAATATTAACAGTATTATTTTTCAATTATGTTCCCCAAAAACATAAACGATGAATCATGCCCAGATTGGGCTTCCTTTAAAACAACAGTTACTTCACTTCCGTTGGCATATACTTTTCCATTTTTTGTAAAACAATACATGGAGTTATCATAAGATACAGTACCTGTATCTCCACGTATCTTACATATCAGATCGCCACAGAGTACGGAGATATCGGATTCGTCTGTAATAGTTAATTTACCAGATACTATATCCCCTATCTTATAGTATACGCAGTCTACTTCGCAAGGAACGTGCACCACTATCTGATTATTTATTAATTCACCAAGTGGCATGGATGTATTTTCCACTACTCTAATACTTTTAGGCATAAAACCTGATGTTTCTTTATGTAAGTATTTTAGAATTACGTTTTTCTTTATATTATCCATTAAATCTAGATTTAATTCATGTGGTTCTAGGACAATAGGAAGATATACGTTACTCTTGAACGACGACATTTAATTCTTTTCTAAAATTAATCATCCAAGAATACTTATCGAATGTAAGATTAAATGGTACTACTATTATATCATTTTTATAGCGATATAATAAAGACTTTTCAAATGTTTTGTTAGTAACAAAAAATGTTCTGTAGTAATTTTATCTATATATTGTAAGGTTTTCTCATTAGATTTAAATATGCTGTTTATCATTTTTAGTAATCTCTTATCATTGTATTTAACCCTGGAATTATGGTAAAAGAATTGCCTTACCATTTCACCCAATACAACATCTACTATTTTATCATGAGGTTTAGACCTATAGTTTATAGAAATATCTTTTAATATTGAGTATATTCTTTTTGTCTCTTTTGTCTTGAATTTAAGGTATAGAAGCTTTTTTATATCAAAGGGTAGCGTGTTTATATCATCTATACTATAATCTTCTAGTGATGTTATAGTATCAGTAAAATCTGAATATACTGTAGCTAATAGGTATACATTGACCGGCTTAGACACATCCTTATATGAAAATTTTCTAATAGATCTTCCTAGTATCTGATTATATTGAGAGAACGTATCCGGAATAGTCATAAACCATATATATCGTACTTCCTTTAGTGTATAAGATTCAGACATTATATTGGACGAAAACAAGAACATTACTTTTTCTCCATTGTCATTGACGGGAGAATTATATACTTCTAAGAGATCTTCTAAAGATGCTTTCATCTTACTAGTGACGATAGCAAACGTCTTTAGATTACCATTGAAAGTTTTTGGATTAGTTCCCTTAGAGCCAGCATATTCTGAATACCCGTTATTAAGCATGATATATTTAATCACTAGCCCACCATAAGTGGAATTAGAAAAATATATAAAATGTTTTCCGTTAAGATTTTCTATGGTATTTATAAAATATTTAAACTTAGAACTTATATTTAGGTTTGTTAGTTCATCTCCATATAATACACCGTCATTTATTTTCAAATTAGGATACAATTCTTTATCCTGTTCTACAAACAACAGTTCAAGGCTATTAGCTAAGTTTAAAGGACCTAGAACCGCTAATGATACATTTGTCATATTCTTTTCAAACATTTCGTTATTACATAGTTTCCGCACGTTTATATAGTCAGTTTCTTGTAGCTTGGACATATGGCAATATACTACCTTTGTATCAAGAAATCTCTTACCGTGAAACATTATGTTAGGCAATTCCGTATCGCATAATTCATAATAAGATATTTTATTTTTTAGTATATTCTTTAATATATTTACTCCCTTTTCGTTGAGTATTATCTGAAAAACTTTTTTACCTTGTATTATTATATCGTTAAAGTTTATACCCTCGTCTGACATTATACTAATTATATTTGATAATGTAATGGGTGTGTTTGTGATAGGGGATCCTGATAGTAACAAAAATGGTACTTTATTCTTGTTTTTAATTATGGTCATTAGTTCTCCAGTATTATTACCGAATATATTATGAGCTTCATCTATAATGAATATAGAATCGTTATATTTGGACAATGCATTATAGTTAATCACGTTATCGTTATAGTTTAAACTGTAAAAGTTAATGGTAGAATATATATTGATGTTCTCGATAACAAATTCTGTATTTATTAAGTTAGTCGCTATGTCCAGATTATAGGTAAAAATATTTAAAATATTTATATTTGGTACTAATATATATACCTTTTTAAACTTGGATACAATTAATGCAAATAATAGTGCTATAATAGTTTTTCCAGATCCCATAATATGAAACAATAATACGCTTTCATTCTGATCTAATATAGTTCTGAGTAGATAATCCAACGTGGCCAATTGATGTGGTAATATATTTGGTATGTTATCTATATGACCATTAAAAAGTTCAAGTATTTCTAGATTCATTTATATTATTCAAGTCTTCTATAAATATAAAAGATAAGTATTCGTCCGTAAGATTCATATATTTCTTGTTCTTTATTATGAAACTTTCTATATCTTGTCCATATGCTTTTATATTAAAATGAGATCCTATTTTTTGTTGAAAAGTAGATAAGTCTAAAACTGGAATACCTTCTTCATCTGACATGTAACCTAATTTTAGCAAACCTTTCATATATTTAATATGCGTAGAACTACTAGGAATAATCAAAGAATCTACCTTTAATCTAAACTTAAAATCGGGGATTTTATCAGGAGTTGGTAATATTGTCATATTAGGAACGTGATACTTCTGAAACCATCCTAATAATATTTTAAGAAATGCATACCTGTAGTAATTAGATTGAATTCTAGAATCCAAACTTTCGTTTAAAGGCTTTATAAAGTCATATTTATTACTATATACTTTCTTTTTGGAATTAGTAAAGTGCGTCTTGAAATTCACTAATGCTATTCTTCTCATTATAGCGTTATCTACTTTATCGAATACGGGTTTATAGTTTGTATCTATGATAATAGTAGCATGATTCCTATTATTAATTTTATTAGAGTAACAAGATCTACCCACTATACAACTCTCTGTTAATTTTTTAATATTATCAGCCCTAATTTTTTTAGACGTATTACAATTAAAATCTGGAAGTTCGCTACAGAATACAACTCTTTTTAAGTGCATATTAGATATAAATGGATTAGGACCTTTATCCATTTGTTCCGTAAGTATAACCTGCCCAGTTTCCAAAAATAGATTATTCATAACAGATTTCAATAACTTCTTTGTAGTGGATTTTCCGGTAGCTGTTTCTCCGTAAAAGAAGAATATACACTGTTTCGTTGTCCCCATTAGACAACTAGATAATATCTGTTCATACAATTCCCTATTTTTACTGTTTTCTGCTGTTTTTGGTTGAATATCATCTATAATAGACATCAATTCCTTCACTATAACATCATCCGATAGATTAGGATCATATTTATATCCTGTAGAAACAGTACATATAAATTCTTTTGCTTCATTGCCTTGGTAGAATATAGAATTGTTAATATCATAAACTCCGTTTAAAAATTGAAGTTTTTCCGGATAAATATCTGTTTCAATAGCATCTATTAACATATCTTTTAGATTGTGTTCTATAACTTTTCTATTTCTTGGGCAGAGAAGAAGATCTGTACAATCGGATGATAAATGGTCTCTCATATATAGTATAAGTTTTGTTATATTTGTATCGTCGTCGCACAATCTCCATACATCCTTCAACCATACAACGTATTCTCCTCTATCTGATATATTGATGACATTCAGATCGATTATTTGCTGAGATATACTGAATAACTTATTTCCTTCTAGCGGTATTGTTTTTATTTTACAGCTATTAGGATTTCCAGATTTATAAATTCTTATACAATCATTGCTTATCAATAAATGATGAGGATGCTTATGAGATGCTTTCTTACATAAATTGCAAGGAGTTGTATAACATATATCTAATGGAGTAACGGTAAAATTCTCCGGTGTTATGTCTTTTAGGTTCATAATACTATTACCTATTACCTTACATATCTTTTTAATAGCATCGTGAAAAGGAATATATCCTTCTTTCCAGTTTAATAGGTCAGGTGACTGATATTGAGTGTCGTTAATAAAATAATAACAATTTTCTTCGTTATAATCAACATATGTAAATAAGTAATTCTTAAAAGCAGAATTTGTTTTCGTTTTTTTATGTATATGAATAGAATCTTGTGTTTTACGAGTGCCCACTATTCTCAAAGAAGGTTTATGTCTATATACTGCAGTGTCTATCGCTTTTACCAATCTGTTATTGGATTCTCTAATCAACATAAGTAACTTTTTACGCATATTAATTAATGTATCTAATGTAGTATAGCAATTAAAGAATATAAGATGAAAACTTGTCTTATCTTTGTTAGTAGATTCAGTAATCGAAAAATTAGATTTCATATTATTTATCATATCTTCTTTTGATTTATTCTTACCTATTATCTTACAATCATTGTATGCATAATCGGCTATAAACTTTGTTATTATATTTACAAAGTCACAGGTAGCACCGTATCTATCTTCTAATAACCCGTCCATATCCACATCAAAAAATACTCTGACATTGGAATAGAATTCTTCATTACGCAATGTTTCAAATAGTGCACATCCTGGATTATTATTAATGTATTTTTCTAGTTCGTCGCATGTAAAGGATTCAACATATCGTTTATCATTATTTTCTCTATGCTTGGTACTTACACCTATCTTTTTAAGAACAAAAATAATATAGTTGTTCCCTATAACATGATCAGCCATTTAGATTATTAATTAAATTTTCACTAAAACATATGCTACTACTACTACACTGGTAACTAAAAGACTTATCATTATAGTATATATTTTCACCAAAAGTATATTTACTAATCCTAAAACGAATAACACCATTAATCATCTGTATAGAAATTAATAAGAAAATCAACACTACTATGTTCATTAGGATCCTTAGCATCTTTACCCTGTAATCCCCAGCACCCCCCGCTATATCCAGTATTTGCACCCAATATCGGAGAAACACTACCCAGATCAACGCAGACGGTTTTATTACTTCTTAACAACATTTTATAACCTCTATCATTGCACGTGGTATTAGATGTCATACAATCTAGTACGTTGCCTGGATCTACAGTATCTACATCAACATGTGGAACGCCGTCACAACATGCATTAGGATCGCGTAATCTGTTTTCACCTGGTAGTTTAAGAACATCACAACATTTATCATGACATCTTGATGGTTGAGTATTAAGTTTTACAACTTTAGGACATGATTTTATACATTTATTAAGATCATTGTATCTGCGTTTCTCATCATAAGGAGATTTGGTAGGTGGTGGAGACATTGTAGACCATGGTTCGTCTCCCCGACAAGAAGCGGTTATATTACAAAATAGTCCCGATAACGACTGTATATGACAACCTAGTTTGCAATTTTCATGGGCATTTTTAGATTTTTCATGATCTCTTTTATTAGCACAACAATTAAAATCACAATTACTGGCCATTACAAAATATATCACCGCAAAGAATAATAAAAGCTCACGAAATATAGAAACCGTCATTGTATAAAGCTATAGTACTATAAGTATAGTATATAATTAATGACTTTATATTTCATAAATAACATGATTAACCACTGAACAATAAAAATACACATGCTTTTAGAGATATTATATTTCAAATCCTTGCATCCAGTTAATTCTTGGTTTATTATTGATTTCTAGGAGAGTATTAACTATTTCAAAAGTTTCATCAGAATCGAATTGTCTATTTCTAGCAGCAGGATGGTATCCCACGACTACGCTAATAGGCGCGTTAAGCATTGATTTGAAATTTGAGAAATCGCTCTTTCCTAAAAAATAAAACACCGAAACATACCCCGCTATATGATTTAGAAATACATTAGATAACCTTTCCCAGTAAATACTATGACTTTTTGTTTCTCCTTCTCTACAACTTAGCAAATAATTCCATACTAGCACTCCTTCAACTAATAGGAAATTATAATTTCTAAACAGTGATATATTGTTCCTTTTTGAAATATTTTCTGCTATTGCTTTTATAGTTTTCTTTGAGAAATCCGGAGATTCAAAAGGTACACCAGTCGCATCGTTAGGATATGGATCTATACCTACAACACATACTCGTTTATCACTTAACGATTGATCCAGTTGTTTAAATATATTTTCATGTGAAGGAGATGTTTTTTGTTCTAATAACCACGGTCCTATTTCTCCTATTACATCAGACAATATATCTATTATAGCTCCCAGTCTTCGTGGTAACGTATAGTATGCGGCCATTTAGCAATTTTTAGTGTTTTCATTTAAAGAGTTATATATTAATTATATCTGTTTATGTTTCAATAATTCATATATACAACACTACATATTTTGATATAAATTATATAATATAAATAATACCATGATAATAACGTTACTAGCATTGTTATTGGTAGTATCAACAGAATCGAGTACCGTTTATGTTGTAAAGTCAGGGGTTAATAAGGGAAAGATATGCGACACGTGCCCTCCAGGCACATATAAGAAACGTGACTGCGATAGATCATTACCAACCGTTTGTGAACCTTGTGGTGACGGTGAATATACTTCTATGAATAACAGCTTGCCAGAATGTTTATCGTGTAACCATTGTTACGATCCTACAGAAATAGAAATAACACCGTGTAATGCAACAACAAATACCGTATGTTCGTGTAAAGAAGGATATACATTTGATAGTTCTATCCAAGGATGTATATGAGCATATCTTGTTTCATAGCAATTTATATCTGTTATTAATTTACGAGTAGTTAAATGGAAGACAATTGGGTATTGCAATATAATATTTATCCGTTTAATATTAATTTATTGAATGGTGATAACTTCTTTTTTAAGGACTATATGAATTACATATGTATATTTGTTAATGTCGCGTCTAAATGCCGTTTAGCAGATAGTAATTATAAGGAACTAGTTGAGTTACACAACAAATATTATTGCAATGGTTTGCGTATAATGGCTTTTCCATGTAACCAGTTTGGTAACCAAGAACCAGGTAATGCGATAGAAATAATGAATACCATGAAAAAATATTCTATATTTTTTAACGTATCTGAAAAAATACTGGTTAATAGTATTTATGCGCATCCTTTGTGGAAATGGTTACAGACACGAACTACACCATGCGAAATCCCCGGGCCCATAGAGTGGAATTTCTGCAAGTTCCTTATAAGCTAGAGGGTATGTACTGAAGAGATTTTCTCCTGAAAATAATCCATTATCGATGGAAGAGGCTATTTTAAACATTATTAAGCAACGTGATAATGAAGGTATTATCCTAAACAAGTGGATAATTCCTGACATGCCACGTGCAAAAGATAATCTCTGCAAAGAATAATATTATAACAATTATAAATAATGGATAGTGTTAAGAATATAGTTTTTGTAATTAGTAATTTTACAAAAAAAGACTATCATAGAATAAAAAAACTAGATTATGTATACCTTATAATTTGTAAAGAGGAAATAAATTCCATACCGAGCATTTCTGGATATATTGAATTAGTTGAACCTATATCACCAAAAGTACTACTAGACATAAATCCAAGTATATGGTTTGAAAGTGAATCACATAAAAATAATATAATAAACCTATATAAGAAAAAGGATTCCTATGAAGAGTACAATAACACGAAACGCGAATGCAAAAGGATGATAGATCTTAGTGTGTTTGATTACTATAAATAATATGCCTAATTTTTATTCTTCTTAAATTCCTTATTAATAATTTTTTTGCATATAGCTTTCCTATTAAGCTTTGTGTGTTTAATAAAATCTAGATGTGCGATAAAATGTGACATTATATGATCTAATACTTCAGGGTCTAATAACGACGTTTCTACAAACAGAATATGGTGGTCTTCTAAAAATTTTGTATATAATCCGCACATTTCTTCTATGTTATAGTAACTTATTAAACTCATATCTGGAGGATATACGTTACTACTAGTACACTTTCCGAAATAACAAGGGCTTATTCCATCGTATTTTAAGATCGTGTTTAACTCGTTTTGTGTATAATCTTCTAAATCTTCATAACAATATAATAGCCTCTCGCTATCCATTTTCAACCTTTCTACGTGGTAGCTTAATATATGTATAGTTATATTTATGTTTTATTTAGATTATTATATAAATCATTAAATAATTAAATTCTGATTGTATAACAAAAATATTTGATGTAAAAATATGCATGTTTTAATAATTTTATGAAATCTGTTACTTCTCGGCATCCGCATATACTAACAAATAGAATCTTCACACTTGACGTAATAGGTGCGGTAAACCTATATATTATAATATATAAATAATATAAATAGACTTGATACCTTTTTATATATGTCGCATTATGTACACCTATCTAATTAGATAGTGTATACTAACAATTTAAAAAAAATATACATTTTATTATAATCACCGTACCATAATTAATGCTTTATTTAACATTGTATTTACCTCAAAAATTATCACGTCTAGAACTTCCAAAGAAGTCCAGTCTGTTCTTATCAACTGGCTCAGCAGATTTTGGTTCAGTAGGTGGTTTAGGTTCCGTGGGTTTAGGAGGTTCAGGCTGTGGAGTTTTAGGAGGTTCAGGCTGTGGAGTTTTAGGAGGTTCAGGCTGGGGCGTGGGTTTAGGAGGTTCAGGCTGAGGAGGTTTAGGAGTTTCGGGTTTAGGCTCGGAAGGTTTTGTCCCTACAAGTGCTCGTATAACATCGTTAAATAGTGTAAACATCTCAGTCATTCTTTCTCTAGTATCCCCATAGCAAATGAGCAGTTGTTTTGTAAATACGTCCTTCGCTTCCTGGCCTTTTATTTTTTCATACTCCTTAATGAGCTTATCCTCCATTTACATACTGTAAAATTTAGTATTGTTAGGGGCAGTAAAAGAACATAAGTTGCTTATAATACCGATTTTAAAGACATGTACATATCGACTATTTTTTCATTATCTTCCGAGCAGTTGCTTAACTGCCCAGAATACCAGGCCCTAACAAAGGCATTGAAATTTCTTCTGTCATAATTAAACTTTATTAATTTGTTGATATCATTAGTATCATACAAATCATCTTCTATTATTATTTTATATATATCATCGTCATTGATAGTAACGACAAAAGTATATAATATTTGCCATAGTGGTGATGATGACGGGCAGGTTATTAGTTTGTTTAACTCCTTTCTCAGTATAATATTTTTATATAAAGTATCGCGGTCTTTTATATTCGTTTGTTTTATAATATCAGGACATGTATAGAAAAAGGATAAATCATTAATAGTATACCCATCTATAACAATATCATCCTTTAAACTTAGTAGTTTGTGTAATTTTATTAACGTAATAGTTTTTATCTTTTTATTATTCCTATAGCATAACACGTATACGTATATTTTATCAGGGTCTGTTGATCTAACCATACCCTTACTACATGTATTCAAAAGGCAAGATCCTATTATATTCCTGTATTCTTCATATATCATTATATTTATCTTACGCTTTATAGGACATAATAAGTTAGATGTCGCGAATGAACAAAATATATCATTTCCGTTCACTGAAATTTCATATATATAATAAAATTCCATTTTATCTATAACACTATTTACACATTTATCTATAAATGAATCAGTATTTCCTAATAATATATATATTCTGTTTTTATCATCATATATAAACGCATTGTCATAATTACTAGATTTACATGTTTCCATATTCATTTATATAGTACATTAATATATATTTCTGATAGATAAATATTTAACATGTGTATTGTATTTATGTCATATAGTCCTTCGAGCAAATATAGATTTATATTGGCGGCTAATAGAGATGAATATTATAATAGACCTTCTAGACCCGCTAGTTTTTGGTATTACAGGGACGTGACTGTTCTCAGTGGATTAGACATGAAACCTGGGAAAGAATGCGGTAGCTGGTTAGGAATTACTACAAATGGTAAAATATCAGTGATTACTAATTATATGCAACCTAACGACAGTATTAACGCCAAGGGTAGAGGACATATAGTAACAGACTATTTAATATCTGATTTAGATAGCTACGAGTATTTAGATTATATATCGAGGGATTGTGAAGTATACAATGGTTTTAACCTAATAACTGCAACTTTTAATGGTATATCAGACGGTATATGCTACTATTCTAATATGTTTGTAAAAAAACCAATACACTTAGTACCTGGAATATACGGAATATGTAATTGTTTACTAGATACTCCATGGAATAAACTTCAATATGGAAAGATGTTGTTTACAAACATAATTGATAATTGTAATGAAATAAATACTGCTGACCTAGTGGATAAATTACTTACTCTGTTAAATGATGGTTCTCTGTTATCGCCAGATCAGGAAATAGAAAACCAGGGAAAAGAATTTATAAGACCCATAATAAAAGAATTTTCGGCTATTTGTGTAAAAACACCCAATTATGGTACAAGGACTAACACAATAATAATTATAGATGAACATTATAATGTTACTTTCGTAGAAAGAGATATGTCAAATCCTGATACGGGCGAATGGACCAAACAGGTTTTTGAATTTAGTATAAAAAATTAATAGTGTGTTAAAAAGATTTGCTACACAATGTAATTTTATCTAACATTTCTGATATTTTAAACACTAGTAATGCACTAGCACTTATATTTATCACAAGCACCACCAATATTATTATATGTAATCTTTCCATAATAATAGCACTATATGATAGACCTTTTCCATATGTAGCTTTGGTTTTCATTTTCTAATTATTATTATTATTATTCGTCAAAAACATATAATGCATATCAATGATTACGGGAATAAATTTATCTTCTAAAACCATACCATCTTTTTCTTCTTCATCAGTTATACACAAATCGATTTCTTTATCGCGCGTTACTATTATCACCTTTTTTCGACGAGTTTTCATAACATTGGCTATAACTACCTGATGGTGATATTTACTTAACGCGTTCTTGGCTCTATCTATTAGTATTTCTTCATTTGTTTCTAGTTTAAAGGAAACAACAAATGCTTTTGGGGCCCATTCGTTAACTAAATGGGCCATCATTTTAGGAACGGCCTTCATACTAATAGTTATACCCTTTTCTGTGGATTCTATTTTATGTTCTTGCATGTCACAAGCGGGTATATAGAAATCGGATACTGCCGCTGCTAAATAAATAATAGCATCTGTTCCTATCAACGAGATAGCTTGTGATGCTATTCTCAATAACCTAATATATTCTGATAATGTTGTAAAATTAATAACGAATAATTGGTTATTCTGAATAGCCGATTTATAAGACCGGAGTCCTTGTAACATAGGTTGTTTAATATTATCGGATAGCTGTACGTCATCACCATTTATCTCAAATTTATCTAATAAAACATTCCCGGATGGTAAAACACGCGACCATGGAAACAATGAAGATTCTCTGTGTAGAAAACATACGCCATATCCAGCATCTATGAACCGCTCTACTGATATAGCCCCTCTCATTCCCGTACTAAAATTTTCCAAAAAACGTACAGCATTTAATTCCATAGATACACGCGTTCCTCCTGATGTTATTAATATTACCCTCCTTTTTCTCATATGTTGATCTTCTACCCATGCTTTTATATCATCAGACATTTTTATAACGAATATAGTAGCTATTTATCTCAGATAAAATATAATATGAATTAATTAATTACTGTTTATCGCCGCACCTTAATTGTACCATACATACACAAGATGTATCTATCCTTATATACTCCCATTTAGGAGTACCATTCTCCATTACTATAGAATTAATAAATGAATGTGTTGGCATACAATAAGAATTCCAAAACCTCGTATCTATTCCTAGACATCCCACTGGTGATGGATATTCGGCACATCTTGTTTCCAAGAAATATTGTTTATACACGTCTTTATTATGCGTAATTTCATTTATTAAAGTAACTACTTTTCCTTCTTTAGTAATTCCTGTCGTCTTATTGGCTACCCACGTAGTAGAACTTTCACAAGATAAGTATATGCTGTTAGTAGAATTGTGTATTAATAATTTGTCATTAATATCCCTTTTAGATCGTTTATTCAATGGAACTATATTGCTGAACACGGCTCTATCGGTGTCCAAATACATGTTTAAATAAACCGGATCAAGATCATCACCATCTATAATTTTGTGAGAACTAGATATATATGTATAATAACAAATCCATATAATAACAGCAATATAATTCATATTATAATGCTCTCCCATTGTTTATTTATATATATACAGTGCTTTTAATAGATAGTTTACGAGACATTATACCATTTGTATCAAATAAAGAACACGTAAACTCGCTACCGTTGTTGCGAGTACTATTAATTACTAACTCGCGCATAATAAATCTAGTAGTTACTAGGTCTATAGAAACTGCATCTTTATAAATAACACCAGACATGTTTCTTACAGAAGTATCACCGGGTCCCTTCCAATATAAAACTGATGATATGTTTAGAAATCCACATCCTATGCATATTAAACGTATTGTGGCATCATCGCTTGATCTAGAAGTAATATTAATGTACCTGCAATCGCTATATGTACCAGGACAGCACTCCAAGCTGTCTCCCTCGCCATCAGTATAATCTTCTAAGTCCAGATAACCAGTAGGGTGGGCAGCATAATATTCTTCAGTACTATATTCATTGTCTGCCAATGCTATCGATACCGAATATACTATCAATAAAAACCAGATAATCAGCAACCTCATTATATACATAATTAATCTCTATTATAGTAACAGTATATTCTACTTTTTAATCAATCAAATATTCCGAAAGAAGATTATTTAGAGATATAACTAATTTTAAACTAACAAGTAACATAAATACGCTGATTACGGGATCTATGTTGAATATAAGTAATAAAGCATAAAATATTATCGCGTATAACACTATATCAAAATCGACTATTAATATCGCAGATACAAAGGCAACTAATAATAATACATTAATATTATCCAACATAATAATATTCATTTATGATACGTTTAGGAATTACAGTTACCTTTAATAGTTTCATTATTCACAAAAGCCAATATTGTATTTATTTTACTCTCTAACAAAGCAATTCTATATTGAAACCTCTCGTTTTGTTGCAACTTTCTAATATTCTTTTTATAGTTATTATCTAATTTCTTAATACTTTCCCTTATATCTACTATATCCCTATAGTACATTTTACATATAATCTTAGTTAATTCACGTATGTCATTATTATCCTTATATGTTATCGTGTCCGCACCATGTTCAGTGTTATTGTTTATTATTTTAGAAAACTTCACTGCGTGTAAAGGATATGCCCATGCAACGACATGAGGTATTATATTGTAATGCACATAAGTTCCTACAGTTTCATACCTATAAGGTCCTGAAGGGCCCAATCCTACATCTATAATAGGTTTTTCATGTTTATTTTTCATTATAATCCTTATGATATCCTTTGATGATTTCATAGAATACCACTCCCTAAAACGTTTGTTTGTAGAGTTACATATTTTTGTAGCATTTATATAATTGTTTGCTTTCATCATTATAGTATCAATACCGTAATAACGAATATAGCAAAAGTTACTATCTATGTCTTTTACAATGATGTAAGGATCCATTATATAATGTATTATAGCAGTTATATATTTTTTTTACATTTTATAGAATATTATTGTTATGTTTTATGATTGAAGTATTTAAACTATAATTCTACTATTATATTAAGCTCATAACTATAGGTTTTTGATCGCAATAAATGAAAGAAACTATAATATTATTCGGCAAACCCGCTTGCACGTTATGCAAACTTGCTAATGAAATATTATCCGATGATAAAATATCTAACAGATATAATATTACAAGGATAAATATATTAACATTTTTTATAAATTCCAAGGTGGTAGAAGTCTTAGGAATGAATAGTTGTTATGATATGATAAAATCTATAGGTGAAAAATTTGGAAATGAATATGTTTTAGTTTTCAAATATGCTGAAGATACTAAACAAATGGCATATATAGATTTTAAAAAATATTTAGTAATAGGCCAGATGGCTTACCAAAATATTGATTTTAATCAACTTTTATTAGACATTGAATCAGCTCCGTATAACGTGCTTTTGACAGATAAGTAGATTTCGTTCAATGTATTCGATAATGGGTTGTTAGATTTATTATTAAACATAATGTCTAACAGTTTTAGATTAGGTTTTTCTAGTAATTTATTTATACATTCTTCTGTTACCGTTATTTTAACATCTGTATTAGATAATATTTTTCTAGATGATATATATGTGAAATACTCTAAATTCTTATATCCAAATACCAAAACTGTGGAATCTGTCGGTATATCACGTGTTGCTATTTCTATTTTTTGTTCTATATACCTATATACAGACGATGGGTATCTCGACTTTATATAATCTATTACATTATTATCACCCTTGTATAAAATTATATCGTTATAAATTATCACAATACCATTACCGTATTCTGGAAGTTTGTAAGATTTTTTAATAGTTTTTGTAAACTTATCAAGTTTTAGCATTATCAAATCATATAATATATTGCTAGGATAACACAATTCTATTTCGTTTAAGAAATCATTACACTTTAAAATTTTAGATATTAACCTAGTATTCCTAGAATTATAGAATCTATTTAGTACTTTTACCCTATCTACCCCAAAAGAGCCACATAATGATATAAAAGTTTTCATATATATATCGTCGCCACCCATCAGGTACTTAACTAGATTATATAATATAAGTTCTTTAAATGACATTATTTGTTGTTATATGCGTCTTGATATTCTTACTATTATGTTATTTTTTAAGTTTCAAACATACTAATAAAATGGAAATGGGTATAAGCCCCATACATAAAGTTCCCTGGGATGATAACGAACACGTATTTGTTTCTTATATATTTCAAAGTAGAAATAACTATACAAAAGTTCCTATGAAACTTAATTATTATCCAGACAAAACAACTATAACTCTAGAGTATAATAATAACAAGCATTCTTATAATATAAGTAGTTTTACAGATATTAGAAAACTAATACCTATACTATTGTTAAGTAAATAGCGACATATTAGTATAAATATAGGAGTATACTATATTATATTTAGACTAGAATAGGTGTATAAAAAAATCATACATGACTATTATTTGGTGTTGTAGTAAAAATACTTATGATAAAGTTATCATTTAAACAACAAGATTAGTTATATTCATTATATATTTTAGGAATGTTGAAAGCTATTACATATTTTACTATTAATTAAATGATTCAGCTAAAGAACGGTATTAGGATATTTGTAAACCATGGTATGAAAAAAGACATATATATAGGTATCTCTGACTTTGGGTTTGAAAAAGATGTATACGATGAAATTATAGGAATAGCTCATCTACTAGAACATATACTTATATCATTCGATAACAGATATTTTAATGCAAATGCTAGTACATCGCGTACGTATATGAGTTTTTGGTGTGAGGCTTTAAAAAGAAAACATTATGAGAACGCTATCAAAACAGCAATAAGTTGGTTTTTTGATAAAGAAGGTAATTTAAAAACAGATTTCTCAAATATTATTTTAGATAACTACATAGCTGAATTAGAAAACGAGTACTACTATAGAACAGAAATGTATCATTGTATGGATGTATTGGCGTATCTATACGGCGGTGATTTATACAACGGTGGGAGAATAACAATGCTGAACAAGATAAGTGATGTCAAAAGGATATTAAGTGATAGAATGAGACGTTTATCAGGTAAAAACATTGTCATTTTCATTAAGAAGTTTACTGTTCCTATATACTCGTTATTAGTGAACACTTTCGGCAACATACCTAAATATCCAAACATTATACCTTTGGATGTACAAACTATTAACGAATCTAAAAATAATATAATTATGATGCCATATCCTTTCTATACACTTCTTATACAAGTAGACAATAATATAAACAATATATTAGCTATTATATGTTTAGTTGAAAACTATAATCTAATAGATTACGAAACAATAGGCGACAGGCTTTATATTAGTATTTCTTTCTCTGACGAAGACCAATGTGAGTATTTTTTATATAATGTTAAAGATATAGAATTTGATATAGATAATATAAAGCTAGATCTTGGAGAGGATTATATTATGAATTTATATGTTAATTTTTCTTTGCTAAAAACAGATATTGATCAATATATTCATATGATGACAACAGAAAACAAGGTACTGATAAACGGATTAAAAAATAACATGTATCAAAGTATTTTAAGGAATAAGCTTATTATAATCTATCCTAGTTTTACAAAATCATTCTATAATCTTACCGATAAACAAAATCATGGATTGTTGGTACTAAAAGATGTTAATCTAAAAGATAATATAGAGTATCATCTGCGACAATACGGTAATACAGGATCTTCGGGGGGATGTATACAAAATAAGAACATATTTTATAGAAAGACACGAGATTACAATAATTCTATAATCTCATATAATGATAATAACTTTTTCAATTATGCAACTATTTATCATTTTATGGAATGCAGATATAATAGTAAAAAAGTATATAAGTTTAGAACAGATAACGGCATGGGTTATAAACATTACTTTAATAACGAAGACTTGACAGAATTGATAAACTCGGACACTTTCATAAGGTATAATAGTTCAAAACCCGCTGTTTTATATCAATATATACTTCTAGCTTATTTTGTTACTGATAAAAGCATAAAGGAAATACTAGGTTACAAGAACCAAATAATACAACTAGACACGTGGAATCTAAAAACAAATACTATTGTGTTCGGAAAAACTACCAGATATGATATATATACCAAATCGATGTTCATATGTGGTATTATAAAAGGAAGTAAAATAAACACTAAAGCTATAGTGGGGTATATGTGGAAATTGAAAAAATTAGGGCTAATATATTATCTAAATCACACTAAATTAGCAATGCCTAATACTTATTATATATTTACATTCACCATATTTGTAGAAAAAGTATATGAATTCTTCTCAACATTAAACGATATAACTAAGTATTGTCTAATAGTATCTCACAAGAATGATAAATCTACTATAGATGATTATTCGTCGTTAAATAAAAACATAGTTATTAATATAAAGTAAAGTTTCTTTCTGTTAACATATATACATACTGTTTATAAAACCTTTTACTAGACAGTTTGATAATCGTTTTTGCATAAGGACCGAATAGAATTTCTCCAGTATACAAATACATGCCTTTACGTCTAGTAGTTGTCTTGATCCTAACCACGAGCTGAAGATTTTTAATATCGTCTAATGTTTCTTCATCAAGGATATCATTGCGCTCAAACTGATCTAACTTAAATGCTTTTCTACCTCCTTTGTTATATATTTTTACATATTCTACCATACCTACAAAATAGTTGACATATATATCAAATAGCTTATCAAAGGGTATATCAAATGACCTTATATATGCTTCAGACGCTCTTAATATATCTAGGTTACTAGGAACTACTAACAGATCATCCGGAAGTTTTAATTTAAACTTCTCCGCGTATACAATGTATTCATATAAAAATTCATTATCTATATTCTTTATGGGCTTTAAACGTATAATATCATAAAAATAAATATATGTGCCTCGCGATACTCTACCTACTCTACCCTTTCTCTGCATCATCATAGACCTTGAAATAAACAGTTGACTACCGCCAAATGGTTTCGGTACATATACACTACCGGTATCATAGACGTGAGTAGCTGTACGTATCGTAATACTAGATTCCAAATAAGGAGTAGATACTAATATACTGGGCCTTTTTCTATTAGGATTCTGAACATCGTCAAGTATTTCCGTTATATTATTAAGTTTTCCATGTATTATTATAAAATCAATATCCGGATGCTTGGAATCTAGATAATCTTTATACTTTATGCATTCTGATACGGATGGCAAAAATAGTATTCCGCACATTCCATTAACAGGTTTACACCATTTAATAGTAGACGATATATTCTTTTTCTCTTCGTCTATATAACAACGCGATTCGTAATCAAATTTATTCTTTACATAAATTTCTTTTATAGAAAATAATACAGGACCTTCTATGTGAAAAAATTCAACGTCTGGTAAAAAATTCTGTAACCTATCTCTGTCATCTTCTAAAGTAGCTGACATTAATACCAATGAATGAATAGTATGAATATGCTTTCTAAGAATAGCGATCATTATATCAGCTATTCTATCATGTTCATGTATCTCGTCGATAATAACAATATTATACCTAGAAAGAGAATAACTAGTTAGTTTGTTTGTGGACAACACTATGCCATTCTCTTGTCTTCTAGTATGAATTAATTGACCACCGTACCTCAATTCTACTGGAGAATCATCAAATTCACAAAATCCTAGAGAATGTAGAAGATTAATGCCATTGGTTTTTACTAACGCTACTCTAGGAAGGGATAACACAACGGGTTTAGAAACATGGTCTAGTCTTATACGGTCTAGATTAGACCAGCCTCCAAATAAATAGTTATACCACATTATAACTTTAGGTAGTTGAGACGTTTTTCCTATTCCGGTACTACCTGTTATAATTATTTGTTTACGTTTCATAAGAAGTTCAAAAATACGAACTTGAGTTTGTAAACTTAATGATTTGAACGTGATAATAGAAAACGGATTCTTATTTTTTAGTATCCCTATAGATTCTTTGTTGGATGTTTTTCTATTAGAAGAAAATATAGATAGTTTATTTCCCGCTATAACCAACCCGCGTTTATCATTTAAAGATATATCCGTAATACGAGTATATGCTATACATTTTACATAACTATAACATTCGAATGTAATAAACTTATCATCGCTTATTTTATATTTGTTACCTTCGTAGTCTATAGAAATAGGAGTTATACCTATTAACTTTTTAATAGACACTTTACGACAGTTAATATTGTTATTTTCTATGTTAAGCATGTATGTGTCGTTACTTAGACATACAAAAACGTCGTTCCATCTATATTTTATTACAGGAAATATGGTATACGAGAAAAATAGATTATTTTTTGTATGATAGTCTTCCAATTCTTTTTGGGTATACTTTTTTGGGAATATATCATACATATTAGGAAAGGCATAAATAGAAAATACATTGAGTGGCATAATAATTATATTCTGTATATATTATTTAGTTAGTAATAAATGGATAAGTATACGGAACTAGTTATTAATAAAATACCAGAATTAGGATTTGTTAACCTGTTATCTCACATTTATCAAACTGTTGGTCTATGTTTCGATGTAGATATATCTAAATTTAAAACAAATTGCAACGGGTATGTCGTAGAAAGATTCGATAAATCAGATACTGCTGGTAAAATATCATGCGTTCCATTATCGATATTGATGGAACTTGTAGATAAGAAGATATTAAACAAGCCAGATAGTACTAAAACTAATTTAGAAATAAAAAGTGAATTAGTGGAAGAACTTATTAAAAATAGCAAAGGATTTGAAGATATAGTAACTATTCCTACTAGCATACCTATGCATTATTTCTTTAAACCAATGCTTAAAGAAAAAATATCTAAAGCAGTAGATTTTTCCAGAATGGACATACGAGGGGATGATATTACAAGATTAGGAATATTTCATGGAGAAAACAATAGAATAGCCAATATAAGAGTTGTTCCAGAAAGAGACGCCTGGATGACAAATACCAGTATACAACAATTTGTTATACCGATGTCATATGGTACAGATATAGCATATATTGGCCAATTCAATTTTAATTTCATAAACAGGTATCCTATATACGAAAAACCTATAATATTTAATGATAGCCCGGAAGTGTCAAAATTGAAATATTTAATAAAAGAAAACAGATCTAGTAGATTCATAATGTTTGGTTTTTGTTACATGTTTCATTGGAAATGTGTAATATTAGACAAGCATAAAAAAAATATATGTTTCTATGATTCTGGAGGAAACGATCCATATGATTATAACTATTATAATAATTTTTTCTTTTATACTAACTCTGGTGGATTCAATAGAACATCAAAATCATCTAGCTTAGCTAACGAAAATGCTGATATAGATATATTATTTAAATTCTTTATGGATAATTATGGTATTATTAGAGGTTGTATAAATGTAGAAATCAACCAATTGATGGAATCAGAGTGTGGAATGTTTATTACCATGTTTATGATGATATGTTGTATATCACCCCCTTATGATTTCAAGTGTATAAAAAAGTTATATACATATTTTAAATTTCTGGGAGACAAAAAAATAACAATGCTAAAATCTATACTATTTAATACCGACTCTTTAGACTTCCGAGTAAAAAATACTGATAGTGATGGGTTAACAGAATATAAAAAAATGGAAGAATGGGGTAGAAGAACTATTAATATCTTAGCTAATAAAATAACAACACGTGTAAATAGCCTAATAGAATAAAATGAATAATTTTATAAAACAGATATCTTTAAAAATTAAAAAACCAGTAACTGAGTTAGATAATACCTCTAACGCGGATATATATTATCATTACGTTACTATAATGTTCAATTTTCCAAATATGTATTATTCTAATACCAATTTATTTAATAAACCAGAAAACAATTTATTGGATATATCCAAGTCATTAATGTCTCTGAATTCTTTTTCATACGAGTTCTTTGTCATAAAAGAGTATGTAAAACTGATAAGAAGATACGCCCATATCTATGATATTTATTTCATACCGATTGGTTGGTTAGTTGGTTGTGGAGATCCGGTAGAATACCATACATGCATAAAACTAATAAGAAGTAATACACAGAATATAATAGAAAGCATTACTAAAAAGTATCTTGCACAGCATGGAATACATGGAAATGAGATATCTATACAGTATGATAAATCGAACGAGGTAAAAATATGTAGATATCCAATACTAAGTAGTAATAAACGTTTAGAACCTATATGTGTTGTATCTTTTTATCCTTTCGATCCAGAAAATAAAATAATACTTATTATATATGTAGGTAGGCATAAAGATAAACATTGCGGAATATCGTACGTTATAGATAGGGAGGATACCTACCAAGCACTTACTCGTATATATCCATACGTTGACTGTATATATTTATTGTCCGATGATATAATAACGTTTCATACTATTCCGATTATTAATAACACAAAAAATTTAAAAAAGCTTCCTATAGAATATTGTACCACTCTTTGTGAACTGGTATACGAATTCGAATATTCTAAGTTTGATCAAGGTAATATATCAATACCAGCTTTTATACCTTTTATACCTAAACAGCTAGTTTCTATAATCAATCTTCCGGATAATGTTAATATTATGTGCGCATCCGCTAATAATATAGAATATGTGACTCATATAGATAACAAGAAACTAAATAGAATACTAATAATAAAAAAAGACAAATTCTTGAAGAATACCGTATTGCGAGGAACGTTTAAGAAAATAAATATTGTAAGACATGGAAAATATACCTATACGATAATATCTTCGTCCTTTGATTGTCCGAAATTGGAAAATCCGAAATCTAGTTCCCCTATATCTTGTAACAAAATAATACAAGATGGTAGTAAATATGTAACAAAAACTTTTAATGATGTTATATAAATGGAAATAGCTAAAGAAACATTAATAGTTATAGGTTTAACTATTCTAGTGATAATATTAGTTATATCTGGATTCTCGTTAATATTACGTTTAATCCCTGGTGTATATAGTTCGGTAGCTAGATCATCGTTTACCGGAGGAAAAATACTACGATTCATGGAAATATTTTCTACTCTAATGTTTATACCAGGTATAATAATACTATACGCGGCCTACATAAGAAAGTTTCGAAGTGGAAATTAGGCGATTTTTTCCTGTATTCAGTGCTGTACAGTTGCTAAATATCGCACCTATTGTTTGAGGATAATTACCTCTATTAGTTTCATCTCCGCGTATACAAAAAGTTTTATTGTCATAAGTTGTTAATAAAAACCCGCTATCGGGGCATTTGGGTGGTCCTGTTTGTATACAATCAGTGACATTCCACGGCGCTGGAACGGTACCAAATCGTCCATTACAACAATCGTCTCTACATTCATAACCCGATACATTATAATACCAACTATACGCGATTACAGAAATTACTAACCAATACGACACGGTATATTCCATCATTAACGTATTTATATATAATAATTAACTATATATCTTAATGATAAACTGAAAAATAACTAATATATGCCGAATAGTACGGAAATGTTTTTAGGTAGTATTCATCTAATATTAGGGCCTATGTTTTCTGGAAAAACAACTGAATTAATAAGAAGAATGAAACGGTTTAATATATCAAACCTAAGATGCGTGATTATAAAACATTCTAGCGATAATAGGTATACAGATAATGAGTACATAGTATACACACATGATAATATTAATATATCTGCAGTATCAACCGATATGCTAATGCCTTTAATACAAAAGATAAAGAACGTGGATGTTATAGGAATAGATGAAGGGCAGTTCTTCTGTGATATATCAGAATTTTGTGAGTTAATGGCTAATAATGGTAAAATAATAGTTGTTGCTGCATTAAACGGTGATTTTAAGAGAGAGTTGTTTGGTAACATATTCAAATTGTTACCAATAGCAGAATCTATATCTATGCTTACTGCCGTATGTATGAAATGCTATAAGGATGCCTCGTTTTCAAAACGCGTCACGGACGATACACGAGTAAAACTTATAGGGGGCAAGGAAACATATATGGCAGTTTGTAGGACATGCTTCTTTCAGAATTAATATATATTAACACGAACAAGTAGCCGGCATGAAATTTTTTATTGTTTGGTTCATTTGCTTTCTGCCAGACATATATGTGACGGTCAAGTGTGATCTGGTTTTCGGAAAACAACATTGTGGAATATTATGACTAGCCATATAACTGTTGACTAACGTTCCGTAGATTACAGAGGTTTTATCATATGATCCTACAACGCATATACCTGAACAATACGTTATATCGATACTTTTAGGATATGTTATCCATTTCATCCCTAGAGAAGAAAAATCAATACGCTTATGATGGAGTTTGCAAGTAGTATTTCTATCATCAGCCTTTAAGTAATCCTTTTTACCACCGCCTATATCTTTATGCAACATATTATGACTATTATCAGCATGCCTTTTATAACGCCTGATAACTTTAGCTATATTATTATATAACATATCATCTTCGTTATATGCGTATATTTCTACTATATACGACAATAATATTACAATATACAAATATGGTATAAAGGTTTTATTACAAAAATACATTATCTTAATTATGTATTTATACTATAAGATTTCATCGATTTATGTTATCTCACTATCTATAATACTATCAGTATACTATATGAACAATGTTGAAAGCGTTAAAACTTTTTCCGATGCCATATTATCATATCTAAATCTTACTGAGCATGATGTTGTTTCTAATCCAGAAAACATGATAGTAAGGCCAGAGAAATATAAAGATTCTGCTGCCGTTACAGTAGATGGGGTCTTTCTATACGGTATCATGCAGTTTAATGGCGAAACAGATAGTTTGTATAATTACATGCATGATAATTTCAGTTTATGCGCTTATTATAAGAAAAACACACCCACTGGTATCACAAATATAACAATATCGCAATCGATAGATGGAAGTACTATAGATTATGTAAATAAAACTATTATTGCCAATAACAGTTGGGTATGTGTCCTTCTATCAGAGAAAATGTTAATGGAATACTACGATAAATATCATGATATACGTTTTACCGTGAAACCATACGATGCAGTAGATCCAAATAAAAATCCATTTCTTGAAATGTATCCTGTTGACGTCGGAAGCGCCGTTAATGCTATCACTATTAAATATGAGTTAAACTGTACGGGTAACTGTCGTTATACTCTTAAGGATAGTAATATAACAACATATGATGCATTACATATGGAAAAACTTAGTAATAGGAGGAAAAGACAGATTGATGTTATGCTCGATCCTAATATTTTTTCACCCTATTGTTGTCACAATCATGTGGATGATAGACGTAAACATCATGATAGGCATAGTGCTCGCACACCACCGGCTCCTCCACAGCCTCGGCCAGTTCCTCCACGACCTCCATCTTCGCCTTCGCCTCCGCCTCCTCTTCCTGATAAAAGGATATTGCATACTAAAGAATGCGCTTTACATTATAAGTATATAAGTTTTAAAGATGTTGGATGTAACTGGGTGTTATCACCCAAGGGTTTTACATTTAGATACTGTAAGGGAGAATGCATTGTCTCCTCATTTACCAAATCATCTATAGTGTACGGTGCAATGCTGGTAAATGATGCAAAGAGTAGTAATATACATATATGTTGTTCCCCAAAAAGCAGAACGAGCATGCGAATAATGTATGCGGTTGGCAGTAATATACGAGAATCTACAATACATAATTTTATGCCATCATCATGCGGTTGTTAAATATACTAAATTACTTTAAACCTAAAAATATTGATAAAATAATTAACTGTTATTAGGTTGTTATTATACATAAAATGGAATTGGATATCACGTCTGGTAGAACAATACGTTTAGTATTGGGCAAATATCATGTAATAACAAATTATCGTTATAAAAGAGAAGAACAACGGTTTAAAATCATATTATATTGTCATGTAGAAAATGGTGTTAAAAAGTATCCATACATGTTTGTCACTGAAAAGCAATTAATTAGAGATATTATAAATAAGTTTAGGGGAAAGAAACTGTTCAAGATATTTATAGAACCCCATGAATATAGAGAAAACCATAAAACAGAACATCGAGATAACTTACTTAAAATTAGGTTAAAGGCGTGGGGGAAGTCGTTAAAAGTTGGACGTTTTTATCCAACAAATATTAAAGGCAATAATATAGCACAACACGATGATACCATAGAACCCTCAACACATGATACTACTAAACTAAAGCGGGCCCTACGTAATAAGAAGATTTCCCATATATGCATAATTTGTAATGATTATAAGATATCTTAATAGTAATAAAAAATAAGTAATTTGTAGTTATTTTTTTATCGAAAAATGGAATTATAAATAAAATGAAAAATAACTTGATTGAAGAAAATTTAGTTATGAATAAAAAACCCATAAGATCTCTGCAACGTAGACGCTGCAATGACGATAGTAACAGGTTTACGTGTAAACAAGCAGTAGAATATGCAAAAGCTCTCTGTACTAAAGATATAAAAATAGTTAAATCAGTAAAACTATCTCCTTCTCATTATAAATCATGTAGTAACATCCTAGTAGTTCTGGAACCGGAATTTAAGGATAAGTTAATAACTCCGTTTATTACAGCGGATGGAGAAGCTAAAATATATCAAAATAGAAATGATAGCTATAATAAAGAAGATTCTTACTTTTTAAAATTCAGGCCTACTTTAATTAGTCCTATTTTGAATCAAATAATGGAACATATATATACTGGTCTCAATTATTTAGATCCTGATAATCCTATCGAAGAAAAAACATTTAAAGATGGGCACTTATATATTAATGGCAATAAAATGTTAGGAGGTGTTGTAGAATATATGCACGGTGGTAGAATAGTTGGAAGAAAACCATTATCAGAAGATATAGAAGCATTATCTAAAAAGGATCCGCAGTTGGCCAAGATAGTATTGGTAGCATCTGTATATTACGATAACGACACTATGTGTAAAATAAGTTTCAGTTTAAAGAAATTAATAATGGAAAGAATATGTAAGACTACTTTAATAGATGCCAATGGAGAAGTTATAAGTATCGTCACATCAGGAGATGATGATATAGTTGAATTCGAAGATACTGAGGTAGTCGAATATGATAATTCGTTTGTTGAAAAGCAACATGCTATTAGCAAAAAAATTACGCGTAAATTAAGCGAATGTGATGAAGAAAACACGGATCACGTGGATCAACCATTATTTAGCGTCCACTAAATGGAGAAGTTATTTACTGGGATATTTGGCGTTTTTTTAGAATCTACAGATTCTGATTTTGACGACTTCATTGAGACAGTAATGACGGTATTAACTGGAAAAGATGATGTAAGAAAGCAGCAGCGGAAAAGAGTTTCATTGTTTAGATTTTTAGTTATATTGATAATATGCATTACTGTCTTTGCATTTCTTTATTTAAAGTTAATGTGTTAAGATTAAATGGAGCAATATGACCAGCTTGTTCTTAATAGTATTAGTGCCAAAGCTTTAAAGTCATATTTAACTACGAAAATATCAGAGGCTATAGATGAATTAGCTGCAAAGAAAAATGCTCCTAAGAAGAAGACACAAACGAAGAAACCAGAAAATAGAATTCCTCTAGATCTTATTAATAAGAATTTTGTTGAGAAGTTTGGTTTATGTAGTTATAAAGATGGTGTACTTAATAGTCTAATATGTAGTCTATTAGAAAATAACTGTTTTGAAAATGGTAAACTCAGGCACGGACCTCATGAAGAATTAGTGCTTCTGGATATAGAAAAAGAAATATTATCAAAAATAGATATGCAGTCCAGTTTAAATATAGACGTGTTAGATGTTAAAGTATTAGCTAATAGATTAAAAATAAATGCCGATAGTTTTGAATTTAAAGGGCATGTCTATCACCTGGAACAGAATAAGACAGAAGAAATAATGAACCAACTGCTTAAAAATTCAGCTATTTGTATGGATATGAAGAATACTATAAAAGATACTTTTTATATAATATCAGATGATCTTCTAGAAGTATTTAAAAACAGATTATTTAAGTGTCCTCAAGTAAAAGATAATATAATATCGCGCACTAGATTATATGAATATTTATCAAAAGCTACTAAACCAGATGATTCGAAGATATATGTTATTTTAAAAGATGCTAAGATAGCTAAAATATTAAATATTGATACAATAACAGTTGATAATTTTATTTATACAAAGCATAGTTTATTAGTATCAGCAATTTCAAGCCAAATAGATAAATATTCTAAAAAGTTTAATGAGCAATTTTATACATCAATATCAGAATATATAAAAGATAATGAGAAAATAAATCTTTCAAAGGTCGTAGAATACCTTACTATATCTAATGTTAAGATAGATAATATTTAATATTTAAATGATAATAGTTTTACTTTTTTTCTTTATATTTTTAGTATGCAGCTTTTATACATACCAATATCTTAAACCATGGATATTCTATATTGAACACGAAAATACGTAAGTATAATGCTATCGAAATGGAAATATAAATTTGTATTTATATAACCAGTACCTGTAGCATTTACGATGAGTAGTGTATATCCTAAAAAAATTCAGAGGGCTATATCATCGCTAATAAAGAAAAAATTAAACTTCGACAGATTATCTTCTAAAAATGTATATACCCTTATAAAATATAATATATTTGCTAATCTACCTGTTAAATATTATGACTTTGCAGTAGGTATAGATATAAATAATATACTAGCATTTGAAGAAAATATTATAAAGATTTCGGATATAAACAAACTGTTAAACCTATTACATATCATACCTGATTGTTTATCCGATATAATAGCATACCATAAAGAATATTTGTTGCTAGATGGAATAATAGTAGATAAAATGATAAAATCTAACATGATCTCTACCTCAGACATATCTACTATATTAAGAAACGGTATCAAAACATCTGTAGATATCGCTATATTAAGGCGGACCTTAGTAATACCTGGTACCAGTTTTTCATTAGATGATATAGAAAAAGTCATGTTAAATTCCAATATCAATAACGTAAAAATACTTTATAATAATATAGATACATCTATATATAACGTAATGTTCATGGAAGAACACTATTCTATACCACCCATACATCCCTCTCTTCACCAATTGGCCGATATAGAAAAGATAATCATGCTTGTTAAGAAATATCCTAATGATGACATCATCGAGTATGTAGATTCTAATATCAAATCATCTAAGTTGTTTCTTCAAGCAATGCTTGAATTTGTAAAAAATAGACTACCTGCCATAACTCGCCCAATAAACAAATGGTTGGTTACACGAATACCCGTAGATCAGCTGAGAAATATATTTGGAGTATATTTCTATGTATTATTTGACTGGCTGGATATTCCGTTATACATAGATAAGTATATATTTACAAAATTATCAAAAGAAGAGATACAATTTATTTGTCGGTATATAGACATATATAGAAATAAATCGGAAATATTTGTACGCATGTTCCAATGGTATTTATACTACTGTGGTAGTATGCATCCTCAAAAAGTATTTGATACGCTAACTATAAAGAAGCAAAATAAATACTCTGCAACAACTAGCTCCTTGGAATCCATAAACGACAATACGAATATACCCTCATTGATTAATGAATTTAAGTATAATTATGGGCTAGGCAAACGTATTTTGTCTTCATCCGCATCTACAGATACAAAGTTATACGCATTACATGAATTAAAAAATTTAACGACATGTGCGAACAACAGTTGTTTTGATCTTGGAGTATTATATGCGATCATAATTAAATTATCCCATCGTGTAAGAGAAGGAGTATTATATAAAAACGATCTGTTTTATAATCTACAAACGGTAAGTACATTGCATTCTTATGATAAATATAACAACGGAACAATAGAATCATCGGATATATTATTATTACCATTAGCACGTTTAATGTGTTCTATGGCTAGTAAAGGGATAATTAATATGCATTTTTTGGAAACAGATCACCTATGGGGGCCTCTTATGTATTTACTAGAAAACACTCCTAAGATAGATTTTAATAGGTTCGTTTCAGCTGTTAAAAATATAAACGAGGAAAATATTTCTAGAAGAATAGTCAGTAATAAACTAGAATACTTAAACAATGTAGATATATACAAGTTATTCAATTATAACAAAATAAAATTATACGGTTCTGATTTTATACGAAGTGTTATACTCGTTAATACGGTTTTTGAATATATATTTACTATATTGGTTATCAGATATAAGAAATCTACATATAATTACCGTAAATTTTTAGAGTTATTAGCAAAACAATGCTTGGAAGGATTCGGTATTCCTTCTTATCTTTCAAGAAAGATATATGTAAGCGAGTCTACTATTTGTTTTGAAATGGACAGACTAATAAATAATAACCTAATACCCATTAGAACATATGGATTAGTCATAAAACTATTAATAACCATTTTTGGTAACATAAATGGAGTTGGTAAACGTTTTGCTAGAATCAGATTTCGAAAAAATAAAATTAAAATACGAAATACCTGGTAAATGTAAAAGAGACGGATGTGAGATTATGCATGCTATAGATTATTTTCTATCTATAATTGATAGGTATATAAAAGTAGAGGAATCAAGCTTTTATTTAGTGGTAAAAGATATAACGTTATTTACTTTTAAGTACGAAAAAGATAAATTAACATTAATAGAAAATAGCTTTTATACTTATGGGAAGGAGCAGGTTACTGTTTATAAACAACCAGATGATATAAATACTATATGCTTTACTATTACAGATGACATGAACATATCTATAAAACCACGTACCGGATATTGTATCAAAGTTAGATCTGATAATTCTAAGTATTACTAAGTTTTTTTACTTGTTTAATATCTATTTTCTTTGATGGATTATATGCTAAATTATTATATAGATTTATAAAGAAAAAATATATGTGATTTATGTCGTTACTAGACATTATATTATTATTGTTAATTGCTTCTAAGGCATGCTGTTTACATTCTATACAGGGCAATGCCTTACACACGTTATATAAGTGCCGCTTACATGTTTCAATATCATGTTTAAATTTTGTAATTATAATAAATATGACTAACCAAAAACTACTACCCCAATACTTGGGATCCATAACTGAAATTTAACTTATCTAAAAAATGGATATCAGATGCGTTAACTGGTTCGAGAACAAAGGTGATATAAAATACATATATTTAAAAGCTATAACTAAATCATCTACGGTAATATTTATTAGATTTGATTATAACTATCATTATGTATATGACACCGATACAGAATTAGATTTTACGCCTATAGATTCGTCTGAACTGGGACAATTCAATATTATTGATATTGACGAAATTGTTGATAAAGATATACGCGATGTTGTTGATAGAAAGACGTACACTAAACATTTACGGCTTGTAAAGGATAACAGAAAGAATAGACAAAAAGGATACTTGAGTGAATATTTAGATATTACGTGGTTTTATTTGTTAAATTCTATAAAACCAGATGGTTGTTATGAAATAAATATGGAAAAGCTTTCAGCAATAAGCAGAGATTGTTATCATTGCAAAGAACCTAATAAATTATTTACAAAAGAAATACCGTTATTTGATATAAAATATACATATTTATGTTTCGATATCGAATGCCAATTTGATAAGAAGTTTCCTTCTGTATTCGTTAATCCTATATCACATATTAGTTGTTTGATAATAGATACAAAACGCGAATATAAATTTAGCCTTATCAATACGGATCTGTTAGACGACAAATCACCTACTATTAATCACCATAATGATTTCTCTCCTGCTACCGGTTTAACATTTTGTACTGAGATTGTAATGTTAAATATAATGAAGAGAATATTAGAGCATAGGTTTGATTTTATAATAACTTTCAATGGTAATAATTTCGATATTAGATATATTACTGGAAGATTAGAAATATTAGAAAAAAAATTCATATATTTTAGCCTTCCTGATAAATCGGAAACTATAAAGTTGAAAATATTTGAAAGATTCCAATCCGGTGGTACTTTTACAAACAAGACGTATCATATCAACAATAATAATGGCGCGATTTTCTTTGACTTATATGCTTTTATACAAAAAACTGAGCGATTAGAGTCATATAAATTAGATAATATTTCTAAGAATATCTTTAATTGTATAGGTACCATTAAAGATATGTCTGGTAATATATTAACCATAGAGGCAAATACTATAGAAAACTCTAAAGATAAACTAGACATATTTATTACAGTATTATCTACAGGTAACTATATAACAATAGATAACTTAGAAATAACGGAGATATTGGACAAGAACATACAACCCGATAAATTTGTAATAAAAGTATATAGTAATAAACAATATGATATAAATACATGTCACTTAATAAGTTTCGGTAAGGACGATGTAGATTTAAAGCAGATGTATAACAATTATAACTTAGAAACGGCTATTAAAATGGAAAAATATTGTATTCACGATGCGTGTTTATGTAAATATATATGGGATTATTATAGAGTACCTAGCAAAATAAACGCAGCTTCCTCTACTTATTTGTTACCACAATGTCTGGCTCTAGAATATAGAGCTAGTACCCTTATAAAAGGTCCTTTGTTAAAGTTGTTACTAGATGAACGTATAGTATACCAACGTGTTAATTCGAAGGTTAAATACCCCTATATAGGCGGAAAAGTATTCATGCCTTCTCAGAAAACTTTTGAGAATAATGTAATGATATTCGACTATAATAGCTTATATCCAAATGTATGTGTTTATGCAAATCTTTCTCCAGAAACATTAGTATGTGTTGTTCTAAGTTCTAATAAACTTGAATCTGAGATAAACATTAAAACTATAAAGGCAAAATATCCATATCCTGATTATATATATGTTATATGCGAATCAAGATTAAAAGGATATTATAATGAAATAGTAGTTTACGATAGAAGGAAGGAAGGTATTATTCCTAAATTGCTCAATATATTCATGCTAAAAAGAAAAACGTATAAAAAATTGCTAAAAGACGCGACTACTACTATAGAGACAGCGTTATACGATTCTCTTCAATATATTTACAAGATAATAGCTAATTCAGTTTATGGACTAATGGGGTTTAACAATAGTATATTATATTCTTATTCATCTGCAAAAGCATGTACAACAATAGGTAGAAATATGATAATGTACCTAGATTCTGTAATGAACGGTGCAGTATGGGAAAATGATAAACTTGTATTAGCAGACTTTCCGAGAAATATATTTTCAGGAGAAGTGATATTCTCTAAAGAAATACCGGTAACGCAAGTAGATGGGACTTTTAAATTCAGAAGTGTATACGGTGACACAGATTCTATATTTTCAGAAATATCTAGTAAAGATGTAGAAAAGACACTTGCTATAGCAAGGATACTGGAACAAGTAATAAATACAAAGGTATTATATGGAAACTTTAGGATAGAATTCGAAGCTATATATACACAGCTAATATTACAATCAAAGAAAAAATATACTACTATAAAATATTCCGCCGCTTACAAACCCGGTGACAAACCTATACGGATAAATAAAGGAACTAGCGAAACCAGAAGAGATGTTGCCCTATTCCATAAACACATGATACAGAAATATAAAGATCTTTTAATGAAAGCACTTATGGAAAGTGATACAAAAAATGATATTACAAGAACAATACTACAACACTTAGAAACCGATATGGTTAAAGAATTCTCGTACAATACAGACTTTGAAAAATACCTATTAAGCAGGAAACATCACAATAATTATAAATGCATAACCCATTCTAATTTTGAATTAGTGAAAAAATATAACATTGAAAATACAGAAAAGATAGAGATAGGAGAACGATATTTCTACATATATATATGTGACGCGTCGTTACCATGGCAAAAAAAACTATGTAACATTCAGTCATACGAAACTATAGCTGATAGCAAATTCAGTCTACCGTATAATAAAAGAATATTTTATGAAGTATATTTTAAAAGAATAGCTGCAGAAGTAGTAAATTTACTTCCTGATAAAACTATTTGTACGTTATTCTTCACAAGACTATTCGCTACTAAACCAACGTTTGCGTTAGACTAATACTACATTATCTTTAGATAAACCTAGTTTATCCATAAGTAATTGTACCGCTGGTGTAATTTTAGTAGTTACTGACAAGCCCGGAAGATAAAATATTAAAAATGCAATTACTGGGTCTTGGTTTGTGTATGTAAGTATAGCCGATATATTTATGAGAAGTTCTATGGATATAAGATGTTTTTGTGATGATTTTCCCTGGGGTACCATAACATGATACATGTCTGTAGCATTGAGCGTTCCATCATAGAGACCTGGTTGGTCTAGTTTGTTGAAAATGGGAGGATAATCACCTCCGAGTATTAAATATTTCGCTAGTTCTATATGTTTATCATCATCTATATAAAAATAATTAAGAAGACTATGTAATTTTGGATTAAATATTGTAGTTTTAAAGAAGTACATTATATTATATATGGGTATACTAGTCAATAATAGAAAACTTATGAGCTGATCCGTTGGAAGAATAGCAAATTTCTTAAAATAATCATTAAAAGAAACGCTAGGAGCTCTCTCTACGTTTTGTATATTTATTTTTGTAACATATTGAGGTACTTGACCATTATATAGACCTAACATAAAATCAAATTTATTTAAAAGACCTACATCTATAGGATAGTAATTTCTAATATCCAATTTCTCGTATTGGCTATTCCATAGTAGTGTTTCAGGAATCCATCCATACGCATATTCGTGATATACAAAAGTATGTTTAAGTAAAGGAGGTATGTCCCTTCTATGAAAAGTCGATTGGGCGTCGGATCTCGATTGGGATTGGTTGTATAACGTTAAATGTGTAGTAGGGCCTTGACTAGTGGCCATTTATGATTTGTAATATATAATTTTTCTCATTTTTAGATAGATGTTTATCGTTAGATAAGTATTCATTTACATAATATATATTCTCCTGTAAAAAGTGCTTGAATAATATTATAATAGCTATATTGAAATTATTAATAATCACCCTTATTACTGATTTTAGTATAGACTTGTCATTACAAGTGGCGTAAACGATAAATGCTGTAAAGTTTTCTAAGCAACTAGATGTTGTAATTATTTTTAGCGTAATATCATCGTTATAGTCATTAACTATTAAACCTAGAGATGCTAAATGCGAATCTAAATAATACTTTAAAAGATTTATACTAAATAGTGTAAATACTGTTGCTGGATTTGAAATATCTATAGATGATAGTTTTACTAGTTGTCCTTTAAATATAATAGTAGGATCTTCTTCGTTCAAATATAGATACGTATTATACTCTTTTATAAAATGGTCATTATCTGTATTATATATCTGGCAAAGTTTTCTATTCTCCAATGCTAATAAATCTATGTCTTTATTCTGATATATGATTTGCGATATATACGAAGAATTTATTTTCATCTCATCAAATCGTTGTATAAGTGTCGGATCCTTTTTAAATATTGCTTCTATATCCTTATTTATCATGAATTTTTCTGGATCTATAAGAGCAACGACCGTAAATAGATTATCGTAGAATGTATTTCTATTGGTAAATGTTTTTGTATCTATGAAATTGCTACGATAAAAATTCACGAAATACGATTTCCATGTCTCATCTTTTTCATCTATGATAGACAGAATATCAGAAGGTACGTTATATATCAATTGTAACATAAAGTTTTTAATCTCAGAATCTGTATCTAGTATATATATAATTTTTAACATGTTCTTGTTAACTCTCGCTTGTTTAAGTTCTGAATAAATATAACTTAGTACTTTTTCGTATATAGTTCTGGCAGGGTCCGATGTATATATTTTTTCGTCATCATGTATTCTGTCTTTTAGAAATAACCAGTAACTAGTTGTTTTGCTTTTCGGAAACATAAATTCTTTAAACGCTTCTGTTATTGTACTGTTTATAACAGGCCCGGTATTTTGTAGTATAGTATATAAGTCTTGTTCGTCATTATCTGTAAATTCTATTCCCGTATCTAATTTTAAAGAATACATCCATATCAATAACCGAAGAACTTCTATCCTGTCTACCTTACGAAATATAGTTTCTTTAAATAGTTTAGAGAATATTATTTCCATATCCTTAATAGGCTCGTTAACATGAAATAATGGATTGATTTCAGTACTAAAATTAATACCTATTATATCGTTGAAATAAGGAGATAGTTTAACCACAAACATAAACCTATTATCATCTAATATCTTATTTGCCTTTTCTTTATATTTAGTTATATAATCTGAAAAAACTGTGTATCTTTTTACCAACTGCTTTAAATATAGTATGGTTACGTCGAATGAAGACTTTAAAACTATATCATATGTTTCACAATCCCTTATGAAATGCAAAAATATATAAAAATTAGTATTCGCAAAAATATCCCTGGTCAGTACACTCTTATTGTATTTTTTAACTATGTAATTAATGGCTAATATATGATTGAGAGAAAAATTAGATATTTTTTCCAGCAGTTCATTTCTGAAGAAATCAATATCATTTTCTATAGTATGTATTAGATATTTTCGCCGAATAAAATCCATGTAAAAAACATATACTATATATTATTTAATAACTTTAAATAGTTTTATATTACCCATAAATAATGACATAAACATAAAAATAAATATACATATACAAATAACATGGATATGATGAAAATTATAAAAAAGTATATTGAGTCGGAGGAAGACGCTGATAAATTATTAAGGTGGGCTATAAAAAACGCTAATATATATTATTTAAGAAACATCATTAATACAAAAATTAACATAGATGAAACAAAATTTAAAACGGTACACAATATCGGAATAGAATACTCTAAAGATAATAAGTATAAACTATCTTATAGGAACAAGCCATCCATAGCAACAAATATTAGGTATAAAGATTTATGCGATTTAATAAGATCTACTAACGGTGCAGATAAGGAAATCTTAAGATATGTGCTCTTTGGAATAAAATGTTTACATAATAATGCCGAATATGATATAGATAATCTTATGGATTATAATTACGACAAATACTTTAACATACTGGATGAAAAATGTAATATACAATGTATTAATTGCAAGTCTACTAATACAACACCTATGATATTACAGACAAGAGCATCTGATGAGGAACCTACAGTTAGAGTAGTTTGTAAGGATTGTGGAAAAAATTTTGCGCCTCCAAAATTTAAATATAAATAGTATTATGCCTGATAAATGTTAAGTATAAAAAATCTGATACGGATTTATGAATCTAGTAACAATAATGATAGTATGCAGGAAATAATGAATAAATTACCTATAAACGAATTAATAAAATTAGTTAAACTAGGATTTTACCCACAGAAACTTAATAAAAATATATATAGATACGTTTCTACATATTGTTATGATAAAATATTCTTGTTCAAACCCAAGTATATTAACTTCAATGATTTACTATACGTAATGTATAAACTTGACAACTTATCTATGTATAAACAACTAATAGAATACTACAAACATCCTATACTATGTACCAATAATAGTATCGTTACAAATAAGTGTAGAAATATATTACATTTACACTGTACAGAAAATAACGATAATTCGATTGAAGAAATTACAGAGCAGGAAATGATAAGAATGTCTAAATTTCCAGATATACAGAAATCGGTTTATAACAGCAAAGTGCTATCGATAAAAATATTAAAAGAAATGTACTATAATTATGGTATATTGCCTATTAATAGAGGCATATACTTTATGACTGAGGACAATTTGGAGTTTTTTTCTGATGTTCTATTACATGCTAATAGCAATAACGATATCTTATATCTAGTGCTTAACGTAAATGATTCAATATTAGATACTGATAAAGTTAAGGAAACTATAATAAAAAAAATACATAAAGGTAATAATTTAAAGGTATTAAAGTACTATGTAACAAAATATTCCGTAGATGATACTAAGTTAGGCATATATTATAATATATTTTTCTACGAAAGAGATATTGTTTCAGAATACGGATTAAATGATGTCATATTAAAAAATATATGTGATAATATGGAAAGATACACAAAGTCTGCAAGAATAATTGCAAATCTTCTAATAAACAATTCAAATTACGAACTGCTTTCTAGCATTATTCGTTATATACCTAAAGACATGATAGACGAAAATATGTACATGAATATGATACGATATTCTGATAATATAAAACCTAGAGTAAAGGATTTCTTACCAGAACTATTGTCAGAATGTCTATTAGTAATGTGTTATCTGCGTGGATATGAGGATGTAATAGATTTCTTAAAAAAACTAGATGTTAAAACCATGATTAGAAATAAAATAAATCCATTTACACAGTATTCATTTACAACTGATTGGTTTAATAAAGATTCTGAACTATTACGTCTTTATATAAGATTTTACTTTATGGATCCTATAATGCTTCGTAAGTTAATTTTTGAGTATCCGTTGATGCCGGATTCGTTAAATAATGTGATAATGTTTCTCAAAGAAGAATACGGATCTATAGATCACGGTTATGCTATTGACTATGATAATATATTTTATATCATACGGTTACCTAGAAGATTCGATATTTCTATTACTGAAGAAGATATAGATAGTTTTAATAACGTGATAGAGTTCAAATCCAATAATAGTTATGAATTTAAAATAACTTCACAAATACTAAAACATAACATATTAAAAACGATAAAAGTAGAAAATTTATGTTATTCGCATAGAGATGGCCGTCATAACCTTTGTTTTAACAATAATTATCATGTAGATGACGACGATGCAAGATTAATAAATCAAATATCAGATCTATGCGTGTTAGTTAGGCACGGTTTCTTATGTTTTATGCATGAGAATCTTGGAGAATGGTATCCTTCGATAAACGCATCTAACCTGTTAAGTTCATACCAATATACCGGTCCCAAATATATATTATCATGGGATATACAAGATATAGAATTAAAATCGTTTATGAGATATGACGATATAGACGTATTATTCTCAAAAAAATATAATATATATCCATTACTAGATAAAGAAACTATACTCTATTCATGCATATATTCATATTTATTTGTATATATAGTAATAGGATCTGTGTCTTATATCGAACAAGAAAATAACATATATTATTTTATTACAAATATTATTAATTCCTTTCTTACAGGTTTGGGAATAAACAACACAACAGTTCATATATCAAAACACGTGATTGAAGAAATTAAAAATATACGGGCTATAGATGAAAATAAACGTAGATTAATATCTACCAAACCCACACACTTAGTAGATCTATGTAAACGTATATGTGTTATAATTTCTAAACATGGAAAGAAAATCCCAAACATATTATATAATTAGACAATATCTTGGAAGGCCTCCTTCTACTACCGAATACCATATGCTGAAAAAACAAGTAGATAAAATATCTAAAGTTAATAGTTTTAACAAAGATACTTTCTTTTTTCTGTTAAAGAAAAATAAAATTAAATTCTTTAAAGAAATAGATTCAAATGATGATATATTACGTAAAAGAATAGATGATTATTTCACTAGGCAACAACGATGTACAAAAGTAGGAAGGCTAATGGCTATACTAGAATTACAAAAAATTCTTGTATTTACTTTTACAAAAACAATAGGAATATTAACTACTGGAGTACCAGAATACTATCCATCAACTATAAAATTAAATTATTCATCAATGGAAAAAATAGCAGATGATATACTGGACGCATATAACGTAGTACCTAGTAGTTCAGAAGTGAAGGGAAGGCATAACGTCTCTGATCTAGTATCTAATGTATATGGGATAATGGAAGAATACTTACGTAGGCATAGTAATAGTTGTGTGTGTTATGGATCGTATTCTTTACATCTTTTAAACAGCAGAATAGAATACGGAGATATAGATATTTTACAAACTAATGCTAGGATATTTTTAATAAACATGGCGTTTTTACTAATGTTCATTACAGGAAGGTGTGTTGTATTACTTAGAGTACCTTATCTAAGAAATTATGTAGTTATGAGAGACGAAAAGGAATATCATGTTATGGATAGTTTCAACATACGAGAATCGACGATGGATATTATACCAAAAATAATGATAGATAATATGTATATAGTGGATCCATGTATTCAGCTTTTGAATAATATAAAAATGTTTTCTCAAATAGATAGATTAGAGGAAATAAATGATAAATTTGAAAAACTTAGTATAAGACTAAGTACGTTATTAGAATACACTAGATATAGATATTCCGTACTATTAGATAGTGAAAGTATTTTAGAGGTGAAAGCTAGCATAAATGAGGATACTAGACAAATAATAGTTGATTTTAGGAAATATAAACTAAACTATACTAAGTGTTGTTATTTTTTAGATGAAGACGAACTAAGAAAATTTATTTGTAATACTCCTAAATTTGATGACTATATAGACTTAGAGGCAGTTACAAACTCGGAATACGCAGTATGTGATAAAACGTTATATACCTACTTTTCTAACACTGCTCTAATGAGATCCGATAATGAAATTCATCCAATAACTATAAATGCATTAACTAGTCATGTGTTATTATATCACGTAATAAGGAGAAAAAAATTTTATGACGATCTATTAGGCGATCTTATACGATCACTTACTGTAGTTGAAAAAGTTCCTGTATTCAAAGTAATACCTAGAGATAAGAAACGCGGAAATCATACAGTTATCGATATCGAAAAAAACGCCATATTTCATTGATTTAATGCTCTGGCTCCTTTATCCGCACTAGCAGAAAACAGATTGGCCAATGGTCCGGTGTTAATGAATCTTAATTGCGGCATATCTAATTGGGACTGTCGTTGTTGATTTTGAGTAGGCTGTGTGTAACATTTGTTAGGTTCAGGAGACCCGCCCATAGGACAAGGCGATTGTGTTTATCCACTTTTAGAACACAGCTAGTTTCTCTTTTCATACAATCAACATTACGTATGTTACATAACTTTATAGCCTTTAGAATTAAGTATTTGCCATCGTCCATGTTTAAAATAAACGGCGCGACATAGAATCTAGGATCGTGAAACGGCGTGCCTGCAGTATCTTCCATTTATAGTATATATATTTGCCGATAATATATTGCAAAAAATATATATCTTAGTTATAAAAATAAAATAATATATAAATGTTTAAAAATTATAAGTATAAGCCATTGAACAACGACAAATATAATAATGAAATACCTTTGCTTATCCCAGGTCTGGAAGACAATAACTTAATAGATTCCAACGACAAGGTATTTAATACAAATACATTTAAAGAGCAAGTTCTGAAAATAGTAAAGGAATATTACGGATGTATGTATAGTCAATTAAATATGCTATCATCATGTATCAAGTATGATGATGATATATTATATAGGATAATTAATAGTGATCCCGCCGTTAGGTATAAATTTTTTATTGATTATTATGATGACGTATTCGGATCATTTAATAGATCACATGAATTTATACATGATACTGTAGTTAAAATATACAATAACAATAATGAATCCATATATATAGTTGTTATTAATGGAGAAAAAATATTGGAAAAAAAGCTCAATACCGAATCAGCTGGATATATAGAATCGATCTACTATAATATTAAATTTGATAAAATAGTAAAATTAAAATTATATAATATCAATATGTATTTCATAGGAAAATTTATACTGCTCAAAGATCGAGTCTTTATGTTGTCTAGCAATTGTAAAATAGTTTCCAACGAAAAAGATTTTTTATTAGAAGTATATGGTTGATATACCAAAATTGATATAATAGTTGGTAGAGATATACCGTATATAAAGTCCGGAATAAATTATTTTTTTTCGGTACAATATTATAGAGGAAGTTTAATTGTAATTTATTAAATATGGATGTTTCGCGGTTAGAACAACTACTATCAATGAACCCATTCAGTGATATGAAAAATGTTGTTATAGATGAAAAAGAAAAGTGTATATTAGGTAACAGATGCTTTGTAAAAATATCAGAGGTACGGAGTATGCCCTTATATTGTATTAATACAGAACAATGCCTTATAATTAACAGCTTCAGATTTAGTTTAAAAGAATTATTGTATTCACCCTTTCATTATAAACAACTACAATATCAGTATCTTATGCCAGAGTTTATATTTAGGTGTATAAAAGAAGCTAATGAAAAAAATATGCAGTGTTATTACTGTTATACTAAGAAAAGGGAATACAATGGATTAAATTTAGATATATTTATACCAACGATTAAAAGCAATAGGTCCTATGTGGTCATAGGTTTACGTATTAAGGATTTTTGGAGACGGTCTTTTATATTGAGTAAATTTTAACAAATATTCATAAAACTGAAAAAAAATATTAGTTATATCATGATACAAAGTATTTATTGATAAATTATAGTTATAGATAAATATTTTATAGTACAATGGCTATACTTGGTAAAATAAGAAGGTTGCTAGGTTTAGGGCGCAGAAAAAATAAAAGAATGCCTAGTATGTATGTATCTTCTCTAGATTTGACAAAAGAGTGCATGGTAATATCTAACAGTGCTAATGAAAAGATCGCAAGTATCGATCTAAAAGATTGCGATACTATTATATGTTTCAATAATTATGATATTCCTTTAAGAAGGTTATCAAAGAGCTGCCCAGACATACATAGTAATAGGATAGTGGAAATGGGAAAATACATGGTAGAAATAAGAAACTTATATCACAGGAGATGATACATGCATAAATACTTTTTTTATTTTATGATATACTAAGAAATAACATAACATTATAATCTTATCGGGTTAAAATGGTAAAATGTAACGTTATTACATATTATAAATACATAACTGTTAGTAGCAATATACGTAATTATTGTATCACCATGGGAAATATATTTAGCCGATCAGAAAAGGTAGAATATCATGTAGTAGAGACCATACCGGAAGCGCTTTCCAATATTAACACAACCAACTTGTCGACGTATGATTGCTTTAAAAGATTAATAGATATAGCTAAACATGAGATATATATTGTATCATACTGTTGTAATTTAGGCAATAATCCAGAAGGAACAGATATCTTAAATAGATTGATAGATATGTCGTCAAAAATACCAGTATATATTATCGTAGATGAAAGCAGTCCGCATAAAGATTATGACAAAATCAAAGCATCGCATATAAAATATATAAAAATAGATATTGGAATACTGAACAAGGAATCAGTCGGTAATCTATTGGGCAATTTTTGGGTAGTCGATAAACTTCATTTTTATATAGGTAGTGCTTCATTAATGGGAAGTGCTCTTACTAATATAAAAAATACAGGTATATATTCAGAAAATAATCATCTAGCAAATGATTTATATCGTAGATGCATAGACTATAAAATTATAAGCAAAAAGAAGTGCCTTATATTAACGCGGCTAGGTACAAAATATCATTTTACTAGAAACTATAATGGAATATTTTTTTCAGATTCCCCAGAACGTCTTATAGGAAGAAACAGAACATTAGATTTAGACTGTGTCATGCATTATATAGATGCAGCTAAATCAACCATAGACTTGGAAGTAGTATCTTTATTACCTACAAAACGTATAAAAGATAATCTAATATATTGGCCTGTAATAAAAGACGGTCTTATACGGGCTGTGTTAGAGCGCGGTGTGAGGCTACGTGTTCTTCTGGGGTATTGGAGAAAAACTGATTCTTTTTCTAAAGCGTCTATAAAGAGCCTAAATGAATTAGGTATAGATAGTATAGATATTTCTATAAAAGTGTTTATATTTCCTCATAATTCCAGAATAGACGATATTAATAACACAAAATTAATGATAGTAGATGGAAGATATTCTCACTTGATGAGTGCTAACTTAGACGGTACTCATTTTGATCATCATGCTTTTGTTAGTTTTAATTGTATAGACCCTAATACAACTAGAAAAGTATCCGATATATTCGAACGAGATTGGGCATCTAGTTATGCAAAAGAAATAAATATGACAGACATATAGATTCAATAATACCACGTTTCGATAAATACAAGTTCTTCATGATGACGTTGGTAGACTATTTGTCTTGTACAGAACAGTCTATTGTACCGGTACTTAAACTTAAAGGTTTAGAAAATAATCACAATATAATGTACACAACAATAGATCACGAATCGGCTATTATAATATCAGATGATAACGTATTACTGGCGATAAGGTTAATAGTTTTTAACGATATCATATTTTTAAAATCTGAAGAACGCCATCGTTCTATAAAGACGGAAACTAATAGATTGGACATTGAAAATAGCAATTACTACATACCTGCATCACCTTCATTATTAAATATTCTGAGGAAGAGATCTAAGGAAATGGGATTCACGGATATTACAAGAACGCTTATGATGCTAGACGAAAAAAATGACAATTCATTATATAACGCAGATATTTTTGAAATTAACAAATGGTTATATGAAAATAACTTACTGGATTATAAGTTTGTATTGTTAGAAGATATTGGTAAGAAATGTAAAGTCTTTGATAAAAAGAATACAATAATAGATATTGTAAATATTGGAAATGAAAAATACTACGTATGGGTGAAGGAAGTTATAGAATATTATACACCTGATGAATTGGAATGGTTTCCCGATTTATCAGAAATTGTAAACACTGATAATTGGGTAAAATATACAGATAGTAGTAACCGCACGGTATGTGAATACATGGTAATATCTTTCGAATTTATAGTCGCTACAAGAAAGGATAAAGGTTATTACCAAACATGCTTTATACTTTTATACCCTGATAAAATCATAACAGGAAAAACAAATAATGAAACAATTGAGAAATTCTTATCATACCTGGAAAATTTAATATATGAAAATATTAATAAACAAATTATACTTGTAGGATTCCATAACGAATTCTTAGAAAACATTATAATAAAAAACTTACTAGGAAATTCTAGCGAATGGATGTTTTATGGTAGAAATATTTTACACATAGAAACTGGTAAAGAAATAAAACTTTTAGATATATCTGTATTTTTCCCCCCATCTACTAAAAGGAAATATGTGAAACACTGGACAGAAAAAGACATAAAATACAAAAACTTTTTAAAAGTAGGTGATATAGATAGAAACATTAGCAATTTGTCAACAAACATGCTCACCAGAATAACTTATCTCCATACTAGTATAAATAATCATCTATGTTATATTACGGATAGATTCGCGTTACCATTCTTTAACTTCGATTTTTCTGGAATATTAGATATTATTTTGTCAAGATTATACGCATCTAATACGAATATTTTCTATCCTGTACACGTTTCGGCTATATCTGTTATTATTGATTCTATATATGCAGATTACTATTTTATATCCGAAATAAACGATACTAGTAAAAAACTATCGTTCAAATCTATTTTTCCAGTAATAATTAACAGATATTATCCTGAAGGAAAACCCTATTATACCACGACGCCAAACAAGAGTAAACTTTCTATATGTTTGTGTAGAGTAGAAATATACAAAGATATACCCAATCCGATATTATATTCCAAGGCTAATAGATCGCATAAAAAATTTATAGGAATGTTTACTTCTGTAGATATAGATACTGCCGTCGAATTAGGAGGTTACAAAATTAAGATACTAGGATGTATAGAATGGCCTGATAAATCTGAGATGCTAGTAAATATTCCATTATTGTATAAATTGGAAGATTACAATGATTGGATCATTTCTTATATTTTAAAAGGCAATATTACAGAAGACTGTATATATGAAAGTAAAAAAAATAACCTACCTATTATTTCTTTCATAGTCAGTTACTGTAGGTCGCATATACATAAATTGCTAAGTTGTGGAGTATATAAATTAAGCGGCATAGTTAAATATAAATATAATCAAATTATATATAAAGATACATAAATTGAAAAATAAAAAAAAGGGGGTATTCAAATACAATGGATAGCCCTAATAGAAAAAGGAATCTGTTAGAAATAGTAGATGATATCTCTACTAGTAAGCTACTTAAATTAGATACTGAGAGCATAAATATTAAGAATGATAATAATGAAGAATCTGATAAAACAAAAAATTGTAATGATATAGATATATGCGATACTCCGTATTATAAAATAACTAAAGAGGATAATGGTAGTGTTACTTTTAATATATCATATGGATATACAATGGCTAGGATAAATAACAGTACAGGATTGTATGAAAATATTATCTCTCGGATTCCTAAGGGTCCATCGTCGTTCATACCTGGGTGCTATAAATTTCCGTCAGATAATATTTCATTAGATTTCCTACTAGATAGTAATAAGTACTTTGAAGTTTCAGATACCAAGGTGGTACATCTTTCACACGGAGACGAGATTATAAACCTTAATATATACGACAAGGACTGCTCTGGCTTTACAGTTATTATATGTCTGCAAAATACTGGAAGATCCATAATAATGTTAAACCATACTATAAATCAACACATAATGCAGACCAATTATTGCCTAATAATTAGATCGTTTTATACGTTTAGTATACTTCCACAAATAATGGGGGAATCCACCTATTTAATAGTACGCCTATCCACTACTGACAAATTTAATATTACTTGGGAAGATATATTAAAGGCGCATAAAGAAAAGGATAATATTGCGTATATTGATAATAGTATAGATGATCATTACTTATCTAACGTCAGGACTAGAGAAAGAAAAATATATAACGCTGTAGAAGCATTAGTCTTTAATAGAATACTACTAGAAGAGTTAGGTGCTCGCCTTACTGTCATTAAACAATTAAATAACAATATAGAAACTATGCTCCATTATAATAACAATATGTTACTGAGTGATATGGTAAAAAAATCTACAGAACCAATAATTAAAGATATAGAAAACATGGAAATAACATCTTATAACTTTATAGAAGATATTAAGAAAGCTTATAAGTCAAGGAATAAGATAAGAGATAAGCTCTTGAAATCAGCATTATCATCGGATGATATCAATGAAATATTATCGAGTATACCTTCTTACAACGAGAGTAGATTTGAACAATTTTCTATAAATCAGCATACTATATACAAACACTACAAGAAAGTATTAGAAGCAAATACTAAGAATATGGATATCGGTTATTATAATTTAGAAAATAATTACATATTTAGTTTATATAAGTTATACGGACAGAACGATTTAATGATTACTCATATACTATCCTTTATAAATAGGGTCAAAATCGTGATAGAAAATATTAAAAGAACATTGGATATATTAGATGAAAATAATATTAAAAAGGTAGAGAAAATAATAACAGACCGTATAGAAAAAAACCAACATCATACTGATAATAACATACTAAAAAAAGATACGTAAGTTACACTAGAATAATTAGTATAGACTATATGTATATCATTATAGCTCGTGTACTAAGCTAGGCAAATGGATCTTACTGAATTAAATACAAATGATTTATTAGACAGATCTATAAATAGTAAGAAGACTACAATATTAGGTGATACGATACAGTTCCAGTATATATACGAGCATATAAATAAAGATCAGACGTGGTTACCTAACATCAAGATTATAAAATACTTCAAACATAAAATATCTAAGGATACACTAAATAGAATTATTAAAAACGATTATGTTAACCCTTCTTATTTTCAATTAAGAGATGACAAGTTTTGTCCAATTAATCTTGATTTTTATCATATATCTACTGGTGGCTATGGAATGGTTTTCAAAATAAATAAGTATGTCGTGAAATTTGTTTTTGAAAATAATAAAAAATATGATCCTATGGAAATAACTTCAGAGTTTACAGTTCCTAGGTTTTTATATAATAATTTAAAAGGCGATGAACGTAAATTTATAGTATGTGCCATTGCTATGGGTATTAATTTTAAAATAAATTTTCTGAGAACTATTTACTTTAATACTATTAGTATGATGTCTGCTTTGTTCAACATCATGGAAGGTGAACCTATAGATGATAAGTATTCTTATAGAAAAGTATTACGCTATTTTTCTAAATACAAAAAATCTAAAGAATTTGCAAAGCTTATGTCAGAGTTTTATCCCTTTGTTGTCAATACGAACATTAATATGGTAAACAACTTTAATTATCTCATAAACTTTTTCGAAAGCGGTAGGCGATCCAACGGAAATTTTGATAGGGGAAATATAATAATATTTCCCCTAGCAAAGTTCTCTGCAGAAAAAATAACATCTGAAAATTGTAGATATTATGGGTTTTACGACATAGTGGAATACATAAAATTCATGTTTTTACAAATAGCTCTTTTGTACATAAAGATATATGAATTACCTTGTAGCAATTTCGTGCATCTAGATTTGAAACCTGATAATGTATTGATATTCGATTCTAATGAACATATAAATATATATCTAGGTAATATTCATTATATTTTCAAAGAACCAATACGATGTACGTTAAATGATTTCGATTTTTCTCAGATATCTGAAATATTACCAAATAAAAAAACGATAGCAGCTATTAGTATAGAACAGAATTGGTATTATGATTTCCATTTTTTTTCACATATATTATTTAAGATATATCCAGAGATATCAAATGATAAGGAATTTTCATTAATGTTAAGAGAGTTTATATCGTGTGATAAATCAATATGCGAATCTTTTAGATTACAAGTGAAAAAACTGCCATCTATTTCTTTATTAATCAACGCAATATCTAAGGATATATTTTCTAAGTGGATATATGGAAAATCAACAGATAATAAGTAACCTATATTACTTATTTTCAGAAAACTATTTAGAAAAACTAAGTCATTATCCAGATACTAGTAATACTAGATGCGGTATACATATAGGGCGTATAAGCGGAGACCTAAGAAATTGTAGAATAAATGTAATAAATGCATGTAATGCAGATGGGGAAAAAAGTTTTCAATTATTGCTAGAATCTATGATTGAAACAGTGGATCGTCTACCTGTGAAAGAAAAGAAAAATATTCTGGACAAACTAGGGATAAACATAGACGCTTATACAAGCGGTAGGAAAACAGATTTACAGTTACATTGCGAGACATATGCCAGTCTTACACAGTATATAGACATACAGAATATCACTATAGGAAGTTGTTATTCTCCTAACAATAAATACGTTGATATAAAAGTTATAAATACCGGTAATGCACTATCTAATTGCGGGGTTGAGATAATACTAGATAAGCTACTAAGAACTAATTTTGGTATACCTATCGATAATAAATTGTCTATGGATATATTTTCTATTAAATGGCTGGTTTTATATATTATATTGTGTCTTTCTATACTTTTTATCCTTGGATATATATACAGAACCGTTAGACTCAAATACGTATATGGTGTATATATTTAAATATAATAATAAATAAAAAATAGAAAATTAAGTCCAAAGATATAGTATCCAATCTAGTAGCAAGAGTGCACAATGGCGGATAGAAATACAAAGGTTAATAGAGATACGATGAATAAGAAACGTATTAGAAAAGTTAGGGTACATAAACCAGATCCTACAACAGAGGAAATAGATACATTTGGCGAAGATATTAATAGTAAACTAGTAACTCCAAATGTAAATATAGATAGGAGTGACGATATCCAAAGTATTCATATAGATAATTTTAAATAACAGTATATTATTATAGATGTAATAGATTGTATAGTTAATATGTCCGGAACCATTTCAATATAGATAAGACCTTTTAGTTGTTGTATCAATTACTCTTATTTAAACGTAAATTTTATTAACCGTAATTAATATAAAACTAATAAGAAGGAATATACTGTGAATAACTTATGTTTAGTTAATTAACATATTCATAATAAAGTAACTTGTATATTACATCTACAAAAAATATATTTTAGATAAAATGCAGTTATTATTTTGTTTTTATATAGTTATATCTATATTAAATGAATAGTAGTGCAATGACAAGATTAAAAATATTAATAGGTGTCACTGGCAGTGTTGCTACTATTAAATTACCGGAGTTGCTAGATAAATTATTAGGACTAGGTAATATTGAAATACGTATAGTAGCCACGAAAAACGCTACTCATTTCTATGATCAAAAAATATAATAATGCCTATTTACACCGATTCAGACGAATGGTTTACATGGAAAGAATTATTCGATCCTGTCTTGCATATAGAACTTAGGAGGTGGGCTGATATATTTATTATCGCGCCACTAACGGCTAATACTCTAGCGAAGATAGCTAATGGTATATGCGACAACTTACTAACTTCTATAGTTAGGGCATGGGATATATCAAAGCCCCTTATTTTTTGTCCTGCCATGAATACTCTAATGTGGGAACATCCTATTACTGAATCACAAATAGATACTCTTAAACATATGGGTTATATAGAAATAGAGTGTATAGAAAAAAAACTAGCATGTGGTGATAATGGAAAAGGAGCAATGGCGGAGATTGATGATATAGTCCGTGTTATTAGAGATATAGCAATAGCATGATACTACTATTTCTATCAATCTTCTTTCTTCTTTATCATGCATTGACACCCAACTCCTATATCCGCAACGATGTTACTTACTCGTCTATTCTCACTAATTACAACATTAGCCTTAGTACGTACAGTGGCACAATAAGAAACAAAAGAATCATTAATACCTTTACACGGACCATGTGATTCGCAACTTAGTTCCTGAATCAATTTACTTTCCTTTACTATATCTGACACAACCGTAGGCAGTAATGTTACAGTACCGGTACCGTCAGTAATAGTTAAGTTGGATATCGAGACCCATTTATACGTCATATTACATACTGGTTCATAATCTGAATATATAACTGGTTTCCCAGAATCCCCACCAGCAACAATATCCGGTATATATATTGAATACGCGTATATACATAGTAAATAAATACCATATTTAATACGCGTATGATACATACTTAGTATAATAAATATATGATTTATTTTTAAATATTGTTTAAGAATATGGCAAAAATCATGAAAAATAAACCGTAGTGTTATATACAAATAATGGGTATAAAAAATTTAAAGGCTGTATTGTTACTCAAACACAGGCTAAGGATATTAGATGCTGCACAAAAATCAAAAGAATTGTATGTGGATTTTCTGGGTTTGTTCATGGCTGTCGCGTATTCTGTTACTTCAACAGAAACATTACGTAGTATATTGAATGATAAATTTAAATTCATGAAATCGATATCCGAGAAAGTTGTTTTATTTGTAGATAGGGGCAGTATAGTACTTAAATCTTCTTTAAGAGAAAAACGTAAACAACTATTGTATAATCAATATCAGCGTAAAAAAAATGAAATAGCTCATCTTGAACACCTTATGAACAGCCTATCCACAAAGGATGAATTATACGAAGAACAACGAGAAAGCATAACATCAAAGATAGAGAAAAATAATTACTATATGTTCTTATATGATAAGAAAAATGTGGAATCTATTATGGATGAAGTACTCTCATCACTTAAAGATATAGATATACATTATTGTGATCACATAGATGCAGAATTTATGATGTGTTATAAAGCGAGAGAATATTACAACACCAACGGTATATGGCCTGCCATATTGAGCAGTGATCAAGATACTATATGTTTATTGTGTATCGATACGGAAAACAAAATATTATATGATTCAAAAATGTCTTATATGTTATCGCCTAATAAATATACAGCTTATCTAGCGAAACTTATGATATTAGTGAATGGTTGTGATTTCTTTAGTGGTCTTACTGGTGCTTCTATAAATAAGGATAATTATTCCAAATATGCGATGTTTACAGAGTTTAATAGGGATAATGTCTTATGTAGTTTAGCTTATAAGAATTATTCACTGGTGAAAATAGATAACATAAATGAAGTATCTGAACATATAAACAAAATATTTGATTTTATAGAATTGTATACTTCTCTTGATGAAACAGCATATAATATTGATATATTACCATGTATAAATATAAAAGAGTTTTTAAGTGTGTTGGTATATAACAAATGGAATGATATTACAAAGAAATATGCTTTTACGTCTAATATATTACGTAATATATATAATGTTTATACATCTAGTAATAAATATGTAGAAAATACTTCTGATAATAACAATGATATATTATGCTTAATACAACATTATGAATATAGAAAAATAACTAAAAAGGTAGTAACTAGTTTTATATCACGTTTAAATATAGATATAAAAGATCACATATGCTTATTAGGGATTTCACCATCTGTAAATCTTTATATAGGGTTCGAAAAAAAATTCTACTTCAACAATCTGTCTATTATTGAAAATCCATCTAAAATGTTAAATATAGATATATAGGTTATTGGAAAAAATGGTATTCCAGTTAGTATGTTCAACATGTGGTTACGATCTTAGCGAAGCTAGGTATAGATTACTCGTACAACAACTTAAACTCGAAAAAGTAATAAATGCGTTTTCCCGCAAGTGCTGTAAATTAAAATTGGCTACTCAAATAGAACCATATCGTAATTTGACTGTACAACCATCTCTAGATATAAACTGATATGGATATATCGCTGTTCGATGGGGTGGCCCCCGGTGCTTTAGTACTAAGCACATCTAATAATTCTATAATCAACTTCTTTAATCCGTCTGAAGAAAAACATTCATCTTTATATATAGGTCCTGGTATAATAGATCTTATAATAGAGAATTATATTGATTTTCCTACGCATATTTTTGATAACTACACCAAGTACATGATAGAAGTTAACACGTCAGGGATGGAAATTATTCCATTGAATACATTCATATCTAATAAAAAATACATTAAAGTATATTATTTTATGGAAGGTATATTTCCCGATTATAAGGTGATGAAAGAAGCATTGATACAATCGTTCACTAACTCACGTAAAGAATACGGATTGAGTAAAAATAAGACATATTGCTTTAAAATGATAGCTGACTGCTATAGGGACATAGGGATTATGGTAAAATCGTACAAGATATTGGGTCGTCATTTGTATTTGAGCCAATCATTTAGCAGTGATAATAGATGGTTTAAAATCATAGATACGATAAGTGGAGAAAACTTACTTACCAGGAACTGTTATTATTTTAAAAGGAGAGGTAATAGTAAGAGTAGTACCTCCTGATTTCTTAGAACTTTTTAATCCTTTTTCTTTTACACAATTAGCGAGTACGCGAATAGTATATAGATAATCAAGTATAGCAAATTTTTTTAGATCATTACTAGTAAGACGTATACGATCTTCCGAGAGTGGGCTAACTACAGCACCGTCCAATTCATGCCCTTTTGAGTAGTTATATGCCATGTCTAGTATTTTACTATTATTTGCTATATAAGTAGATAGTTTCTCCGTAGACATTTTGTCTGTAATATCTTGTATTTTTAATCCCGCTATGTATTCCGCATAACTATCTAAGAACATCCCATCCTCTGCCATACGTTTATACATCTCGTCTAACTTGGGAGACTTTAGTGGCAAATCTATTATCACTTTTAGCTCGTCTGATAAGGTCATTACTTTACCTCCCGCTGTTGTTTCTATTTCATATCCCGATATTATAGGAAATATTTTATACTGTGCAAAATTTAGAATAGCGTATTTCATGTCTAATAGATCAGATACTTCCTTAATAGGTGTTTTCTTAGAATCGAATAAGAAAGTTTCTATTTCGTAAATGATCTTGGCGGCATGTATTAATTGGTTACTTAAAATTTGTGTCAATAACGCGGATGCCGCTGATATAATTAACGGAGTATACACTATAAATACAGAACTGTTATGTGTTAAACGAGTTATAATATTCCTAAGAAGATTAAACTCTGTCTCATCATGTATATGCCTAGCATATGTAGAGGTTCTATCTAATAAGTTCTTTACAGATTTAATGGTAGGTAGGGATAGTTCGTTTTCATATTTTTGATGTATACTAGTCATGATAGCATCTCTGTGTGATGGATTATACATGTATTTTGCTTTTCCTGCAATTATGAGTATATCCTTTTCGTTTATTAAGTCGGTCAACAATGTCTCTACTAAGCATTTTGAAACTAAATTAAATAGCCTAGACTGCTTGGTTCCTCCATTTACCATGCTATAAGTTAGTGTTGGTCTACATGTAATAACATTTAATAAATACATATTTTATACATGCCATTATAATATATAGTATATACGTATGTTCTTTAACAAGTCCGTTAATAAACTGTAAGCGGTATACCATAAAGTATATAATAGTAACTTAAAATAATACATAAAAAATAAATGAGTTTACGTATTAAAATAGATAAACTCAGGCAACTAGTTACTTACTTTTCCGAGTTTAGCGAGGAAGTATCTATAAATATAGATGTAAAAAGTAATAAATTATATATATTTGCGAGTTTGTCTGGGTCTATAAACATATGGACAATAGTACCTCTAAACTCAAGTGTTTTTTATGACGGTAAAGAAAATTGTGTATTTAACCTTCCTGTTCTTAGAATAAAGAATTGTTTATGTAGTTTTCATAATGATGCCGTAGTAAGTATAACACCCGATTATAAAAATGATTCTATAATATTATTCAATGATTATACGGTAAGCATCGATTGTGATAATAAAAAAATACCGCACAATACAGGGACACGTATATCTTTATCTATAGAACATAAAAAATCTTATATATTTAACTTCCATAAGTATGAGGAAAAATGCTGTGGGAGAACAGTTTTCCACCTAGATATGTTACTAGGATTCATAAAATGTATAAGCCAGCACCAGCATTTGCATCTCTGCTTTGAAGATAAGAAATTAGTACTTAGAACACCGGGAACAAGAGATACTTTTATCAGAAGCTATTCAATGACAGAATGGTCGCCTGCTCTCCAGAACTATAGCTTTAAAATTGCTATATTTTCTTTAAACAAACTTAGAGGTTTCAAAAAAAGAGTCATAGTGTTTGAATCTAAAATAGTAATGGATTCTGATGGTAATATACTAGGATTATTGTTTAGAGATAAAATAGGAACATATAACGTTAATATCTTTATGGCATTTCAGGATTAATCAAATAATAAATGGGTAGTGGATTAATTCTCCCCGAGAAGCCGCGGCCAATCGGTATAGATACGGCAGAAACATTATCCAGTATTCCCAAATTGCTTCATGCTATACCAGGAAGCAAACTAGGAGAAAGCTTACGCATAGGCTATGCATCAGGGAAAGAAGATGAGATAAGAAAAACATTTCCAGAATTTGATATAGCGCATGTAGTTCATGGATTGTACGAGATAAGAAGAAGGACGTATCTAGGTGATACTGTTAAGTGTTGTACCAGTCCACAACTTGCCTACTACTGGGAAAACAATGACAAGACTTCTCCAGTATATACTACAGGATCGAGTTTAAAAACATGCGATCCCTTAACTAAAAACTTTTCATCATCTACAGTATGTGATAATATAATGACGAATCTATGTAGTAATTTTAATAGCAAAATAGATAGAAAAATATGTAACGAATGGTTGGGTTCTGCGTTAACCAGACCAGATCCTAAGATGGTAGAAAATATTAATAATCATTATATTAATATTTGTTCTAAAGGAGCTGATAATTATGTATGCGAGGATTGGATACATCATTTAAGAGTCGTCGGAGGAAAAGAAAACGATGATTTAATAGACAACATACTAATGCAGCAACGCGTGGAATTTAAAGAAAGATATATGAAGTGTAGTTTTCCGAATCAAGATACCATATTATTGTCTAATAGAATAATAGAACCTAGAGAATGTTGGGATAAAGAATGTATATCATCTAATATACATTTCGTTCTAAGCAAAAACTATCACAATCTATCTTTATGCCACATATATAGATGTAATGTTAGTATAAATAATCTTATATTAGATAGTAGTTCATCTATAAGAATATCATGCCATGATGAAACGCTGTTAATAAAGGTGCTGATAATATAGGAAAGAATATAACTGATATACTAAACGGATCATTAGATGTAAAACCCGGTTTCTTTTTTGTATTATTTATACTATTGGCGCTGATATTAATTGTTTTATTTTAAATGGGGGCAGCTGCTAGTGTACAAACTACAGTTACTACTATCAATAAAAAAATATCTGAGAAATTAGAACAAACAGCATCAGCTACAGCCACAGCTAATTGTGATATTAATATCGGAAATATAGTTTTTAAGAAAAATAGAGGATGTAATGTGCTTGTCAAGAACATGTGTTCTGCTAATTCATCTGCGCAGTTAGATGCTATAGTTTCTGCTGTAAAGGAAGTATTTAATGACTTAAACGAAACACAGAAATCATACGCGCCCAGTTTACTAACAGCGGCTCTTAATATACAGACTAACGTTAGTACTGTAGTAGAGGATTTTGAAACATATATTAGACAAAAATGTACGTCTTCTTCGGTTATTAACAATAATATCAATATACAAAGCTTGCAAGTTGATGACTGTTCCGCACCTCCAGGTCAAATTATGACTTTTGAGTTTATCAATACCGGAACAAGTACTGGTAATTGTGCCATGAAATCTGTATTAGACGTTCTTACAAAAAGTAGTGATAGAGTATCTGGTAATCAGGAATCTAGTAATGATTTTGTTAAATATCTTTATATAATAGGCGGGGTTATATGTTTTTTGTTATTATTGTATTATATTAAAAAATTGTTTTTTATGTCTGTACAGGACAAAGTAAAAATTATACTTGCGAAAAAACCCGATGTTCATTGGACGACATTCCTAGATACGTATTTCAGAACATCCCCTGTTCTTGTTTAATATTTAATTCAACCTATAATCCATAAATTATATAAAAGAAATGAATAGTATTATTATATCACGTTTACAAACTATAGAAGACAATACACATAGAAACCTGGGAATAATTGATCTAATAATAACCAGAAGCTTTATTACTAATTGGTTATTGATAAATATACTGGTAAATGTAATATTTGATACCGTTATAACAACATGTGTAGTAGTATTATCTATATGTAACTATATTAATCGTAATAAAAAACTAATAATATTTATAAATATGTCGTATATTATTTGTAGGTTTATATCGCTAAGTATTCCTATGTTATACTGATTTATAGATTAATATTAGTAAGCATCGCTTTGGTTATCAATTCATTAGCCATAAAAATATCTGCGGTTGAGAAGTCATCTATTTCAAATACATTACCGCCATCTAGAGAATATATAACTCGTACAATATTATTTAGGGACACCTCTGATAATGTTATACCTATTATCAAGCTATCGTTATACATTACATATACTAATGACCCTGGTTCTACTAATCTATTAATCTGTGGTGTTGTTATATAATTTTTTTTAACTTTAAAGATATCTAGATACTGTCTTGAAATATTTTCAAAATGATTCCTGATAAACCATTCGAAGAAATATTTAGTTGGTACAAGGTTTCTTTGTACCATTAGACATTCGTGTGCAATTATATAATCTAAATAACATGACTGTGGCAGCTCTGCTTTATATAAATGTGTATTCATAGATAATACTACAAGATATTCCGTATTAAAGATAATAACAAGATGGTTTATAGATAACGATATAGTACTTCTAGGTATAGATACTAAATCAAATTTAAAATTATCGGAAAATATATTTGTTTTGTATAGAGAATATAACACCGTTACTACTTGTAATAAAATGTCTTTTGATAAACATATTTTATTCATATCCAGGTCATTTCTTTTCATATCTTTAAAGTATTCGAAAAAAATAGTTCTTCCGTATGTATGATCTTTAACACCGTATACCAACGGAAACCCTAGTGCTTTTCCTGATTTTACTAAAGCCGATAGCGTTACCCAACAATTAGCTTCGTCGATACATACTTGTTTGCGCAGATTAAGATAATCTCCTACATAACAGGAGAGATCGTATCTTCTTTTTTCTTGATAATAATTACATAATCTTTGTTCTGTAAATGGTATTTGTCTGTTAGACTCTGTAGTAGTATTATTTTTGCTCATTTAATCTTTAAAAAAAATATATCTAAATGAACAACTTTCCGCTAGAAAATTTATTTGGAGAAAAGGCACTATGTGTTCCCATGAACAGAGAACACATTTTTCAGATAATAGCATGTGGTGCGAAGTTGAAATTTCCAAAATCTCTACTGTCTATGTACAAAATAATACCTAGAATGATGACAAAGTATCCAATGAAATTGGTATCTAATGAATCCATAACAGGGGTGGTGATTACAACTACGTATAATTTAAAAAAGAATCTTTCTATTCCTGCAGAAAATAAATTAACAAAACAGGATATAGAAACATACTATCTTAATAAAAATATAGAAGTACTTAACTTGATGATAGGCAATACATCTGTAAAAGACCTCTCTTGTGAAAAACCTAAACCTAGGGCTTCAAAAAATAAGCGCAAAGAACCTACAATATTCCTAGGAATAGCATCACCGCTTATATTAGTAATGACATCTAAGAAACCTGTAAATGTTTATGTAATTGATAAAAAGTCGGAACCAACAGCTGATTATGTTAACATAACACCAGGTACTGCGATATTAGAGACATACGGAAATACTCAATTACTAGATATTCACAGTCCTGGATCTGTTCTAAACATTTCTGCTATTTATGGACTAGATGCTAATATGGAATTGAAGAAGTTAAACACTGTTAATGAGATAGAAAACTATCAAACCACTACGATAGGAAAAGCCGTCGATCTAAAAAAGTTTATAGAGTTATTTGCTAATATAAAAAAATATTTATCGTTATCAAATTTTACTATGTAAATGGATAAAAATATTACATTGAGCCCTGTATTTATAGAACCTAGTTTTAAACATTCTTTCTTAAAATCATCTAATAAATATTTTTATATTCTGATTTTTGAGATTATAGTAACTTTAATTATTATTAATTTCTTCTTTAAGGAAGAGATATTAAACGCTTTTATACCTGTACCTGTACCAAAAAATGCTATTACTAACTTACTGAACAAAACTACGTTGAGTTGTGAAGAGAATGGTACTATGATGATACATAGAGAATCTGGAAAATATCCGGCGTTAAATCTAGATGGTTCTCCTATCATTATCGATGACTGTAGTTTAGTTTTATCTTCATTAAATGGAAGATCAACATCTCCTTACGCTATTTTTAACAGATGATAGTGGTTTTTATAATTATTTATCCGAGAAATCAGACGATGATGCAATGAACGATATCAATATAGTTAAGTATTATATGGATTTCTTGTTGAGTATTCTCATTAGGTCTAAAGAAAAACTGGAAAATATAGGCTGCTCCTACGAACCTATGAGTGAATCGTTTAAAACTCTAATAAAGGTGAAAGATGATGGAACATTGGTACAATCATTTACAAAACCGTTGTTAAATCCAAATTCTAAAGGGGTGTATTTAGACAGAGGATATTTATCTGATTTTGCCATTAGTATAATAAGATTATCTAAGAATAATCCTTTTAAACTACCAAAGATAACAAAATATATAAATCCAAGCAGTAATATATATATAAAGAACTTGACATCTATACTGAAGTCGATTTAGATAATCGTGAATTATAATAAAATAAATATGAATATATTAGATGCTGAAAGACCTTTTATGTTTTATAATGAATTAACGTGTAAACAAGACTATAATAAAAACATAGAATCTTCTTGTAAAAATAAATTCCCATGTCAAGGACAGCTTAAGCTCCTAATAGGAGAAATATATTTCCTAAACAGATTAATAAAGGAAGATATTTTATGTTCTAATACTGTAATTATTTACATAGGATCCGCCCCGGGAAACCATATAAAGTTTCTTCATAACTATCTTAACTCTATTAATATATATCCTAAATGGATACTTATAGATGGCAGAGATCACGAGGCCTCATTAGAAGGATTAAAAGATGTAACTATAGTACAGCGATTTGTAGATGAACCGTATTTGTTTAAATTACGTAATATAACAAAGAAGGACAAAGTAGTATTAATATCAGATATTAGATCTTTACGGGGCAAAGAACCAACAACTGAAGACTTGTTACATGACTATGCTTTACAAAATATGATGATTAGCATATTAGCACCAGTTGCTTCTAGTTTAAAATGGCGATGCCCGTTTCCGGAACAGTGGTTAGACGACTTCTATATACCATACGGTGAAGAATTTTTACAACCATTTGCACCTACCTTTTCTGCAGAAATGCGTATATTGGGTATCTATGTAAAAGCGCCAATACGTTTGTTGCGTATAAATAAAGATATAGCGCTTGAATATGAAAAAAAAATGTTTTATTTAAATAATATTATTAGAAGGAGTATCGTATTAGATTTTGACTATCCGATTCAAGATTATGACTTTTTCCATATGTTTCACATACTAAAAGATATAGTTATACCAGAGTCTCTACAATTTTTAACAGATAAACAAAAGGTTATTTTCTTACAGGATTCGATATTCAAATCTCTCAATATACGAAAATGATGAATCAATATAATGTAAAATACCTATCTAAAATACTATGTATGAAAGCAGAAATATTATATAAACCATTTTCTACTATTAGTAAAAATATTATCAAACAATATAATATAGACGTGCGATATAATGATATACGTAGTATAGTAACCGTAACACATAAAATAGATAATAATGTAACTGTATTTCAAGTCTTTAATGAGTCAACTATTACGTATGTTCCTGTAGAGTATGATTATGGCGAGCCCATTATTATTACATCCAATACACAACCAGGACATAACAGAATACCTATTCATATATTATACATAGACGTAGTAGCATCTGATATGTTCCCAACATTTTCTAGATTAGATAAAGAAACTACTAAAATAGTAACAAGTATATTACAATCCGATAATAAAAAAGAACAATCTATAAAATTACCAAAAGTATCGGATACTGAATTATCGGCAAAGATACTGTATCACAAGGAATATCCTCTAAAATTTATACGGTATTACAAACATAATATGGTGACGGGTATAGAGATAATAGACAGGGCAGTTATATCACTTAATTGAATAGAATCAACAACGCCAATAAGAATAAACACAATATAAGATATTTTGGGTTTATAACAGGAATATGGATGTTTTGTTTAAGAGGTCTTATCGTGTATCTACTAGAAATCGCATGACTTGATAAACAATCATTATTTACTTTTAATATACCGCCAAATAAGTTTACTTCGCCTAGCGATACCACGCAATCCATTACATTACACCTTTTTATATTATCCTTTAATGCGGTCGGTAATTTAGCTGTTGCTCTCTTGCATGGCTCATACCAACAATAATACGGGAGCAATAGTTCTCTGCCTATTAGTTCTATAGTCGGTTCCGGATACATACATAGGCAATCTTTATCTTTCGGGTTATCCTTGCAGTATTTAAAAATTTGCTCGTCAATGAGAACAGAATCCATATTAAAATTTAAAACCTAAAAATAATAGTTATAACAAAAAATGTCCGTGATATCAAAGGTGAGTTATAGCTTGTATTCTCAAAATGAAATAAATGCAACGGATATTTGTATAAATCATGTAAAAAATGAAGATGATATAGGGACTGTAAAGGATAGCCGTCTAGGTGCTACTGATGGTGTATTATGCAAAACGTGTAATAAAACAGAATTAGAATGTTTTGGACACTGGGGAAAAGTCCGTATATATGAAAATTTTATTATAAAACCAGAATATATCAACGAGGTGTTAAGAATCCTGAATCATATTTGTCTAAGTTGTGGACTCCTTAGATCTAGAGAACCCTATACAATACATGATTTATCTACTTTAACTAATTATGAATTAAAGAAGTTGAAGGATAAAATATCATCCAAGAAAAAATCATGCTGGAACAACAGGTGCATGCAACCTTATCAAAAAATAAATTTTTCAAAGAAAAAGGTATGTCTGGTAAATAAAACAGATGAATTCTGTGTACCTAATGCATTAGTATATGAGAAAATAACATCTATACATCATAGGTTTTGGCAGATTTTAGATATACATCAAAATCCGGCAAATTTATTCTACAAAGGATATTTTTTGATACCTCCGTTGATAATAAGACCCGCTATTAGTTTCTGGATAGACAGTATGCCTAAAGAAACCAACGAATTAACGTATTTACTCGGCGTAATAGTCAAGCATTGCAATGTTAATGCAGACGAACCAACTATACAAAAAGCTATCATAGAATACGATAACGTAAAGTTAATATCTACAAACAATACATCTAGTATTAATCTCTCATATATAACGTCTGGAAAGACTAATATGCTAAGAAGTTATGTCGTTGCAAGAAGGAAGGATCAAACTGCGCGGTCAGTACTAGGTCCTGATTCTTCATTAGACATAAATGAAGTAGGTGTTCCTGATTATGTTAGGAACACTCTTACCGAGAAAATATTCGTTAATGCATTTAGTATAGAGAAGATAAAACAACTTTTTCAAAACAACGAAGTTAAATACTATTTTAATAAAAGAATACACCAACTTACAAAAATTAAACAAAATAAGTTTATAAAAAATAAAATACACTTACTTCCTGGTGACTGGGTAGAAACAAGTATACAGGAATTTACTAATATAATGTTTGGAAGGCAGCCTTCATTACATCGATATAACGTTATATCATCGTCGGTTAGAAAGACGATTGCCGATACCATAAAAATACCTCCAGGAATAGCAAACTCGCAAAATGCTGATTTTGACGGAGATGAAGAATGGACGATAATAGAACAGAATCCTAAAAGCATAGTAGAACAAAGTATATTAATGTATCCTAGTACCTTGTTGAAACATGACATACACGGAATGCCCGTTTATGGTTCTATACAAGATGAAATATTAGCGGCGTATGATCTTTTCAGGGAAACCGCTCTTACACAAAATAAAGTATTAAATATACTTGGAAAATATGGAATAGATTTTATCCTAAATTATGAGAAAAAGGAACTATATACAGGTAAAGATGTATTTAAGTTTTTAATAAACGAACCAGGGATAAACTATCCAGGTGTATTAAGAAATGGTGAATTGATAGTGGATAATATCGATAGTAATTTTGTAGTGGCGATGAAACATATGTCAATTTCTGGGATGATAACAGATTATAAGTCTAGTATAGAAGGCATAGAATTCATTAATAAAGCTTCATACGTTTTTAAAAGGTATCTAAAAATAAATAGTTTTAGTATAACATTTAGAAACTTATGTCCTGATTTTAATTTTACAAAGAAACTAAGAGATGCTAACATGGAAAGGATTAACATGATAAAAGCAGCCTATAGCCAATACCTATATGATGTTGCTAACGGTAGTATTATACCCCTATCCAGATCAGATGAAATGGATGCTGTAGATTCAATACTTTCATCATTAACAAACTTCAATATCAAAGAGATAGAATCATACATGAAAGATGTAATATCTAAAGACCCCGATAACAATTTGATAAAAATGTCGTGCGCTGGATACAAAGTAAACCCTACGGAACTAATGTACATACTAGGAACGTATGGACAACAACGTATAGATGGAGAACCTATAGAAACAAAAATCCTAGGTAGAGTATTGCCATATTTTCTACCAGATTCGCACGATCCAGAAGGAAAAGGATATATACTTAATTCTCTAATACAAGGACTTACCGGTTCACAGTATTACTATGCGATGCTTATAGCCAGATCCCAATCCACTGATATCGTCTGCGAAACCTCTAGAACAGGTACTTTAGCCAGGAAAATAATAAAAAAGATGGAGGATATGATAGTAGACAGTTACGGACAGATAGTTTATGGCAATACTTTAGTGAAATATGCTGCTAATTATACGAAGATACAGGGGTCTGTTTGTAAGTCTGTAGAGCTTATTTATCCAGATGAACGCATGACATGGTTCTTTGAAATTAGCGCGTTATGGGATCGATTAAAAAATGGTTTTATATATAATCAGGGACAAAGACTTGCAAAATACATATTAGCTCCCTTTAATTTTAAAGTATTTATAAAACCAGATGAAAAGAATGGAATGAAACCTAAGGATCTATATAACCTTATCCAGGTTGTTATTAAGGATATTAGAGAAAATTATTTCTTCGAAGTATCGAATATAGATTTTATAGAATATGTTTTCCTAACACACTTAAACCCATCTAGGGTAAAAGTATCGGAAAGTACGGCTAATCTAATATTTCAAAAGTTGTACGAGAAACTCAATTACACTCTAGGCGGGGGGCTGCCCATAGGTATTATATCGGCACAAGTACTTAGTGAAAAGTTTACTCAACAAGCACTGTCTAGTTTTCATACCACAGAGAAAAGCGGTGGAATAAAACGCAAACTTGGTTTTAATGAATTTAACCAATTGACAAATCTAAGCAAGAATAAAACAGAAATCATTACTTTAATATCCGAAGATATAACAAAACTACAAACTATTAAGATGAATTTCGAATTTCTGTATCTAGGAGAATTATTTCCTGATATTAAAATTACCGAGGATAAAAACTATTACCGTATAGATATAGAAATTAATAGGCTATATATCAAGAGAAATCAATTAACTGAACTTATAGTAGAATATATGTTAGAAAAGTTTGTATCGTATAGTGTGTTGATAAAAAATTGGGGCATGGAAACTAACATCGTAAATAACTATATAATTAGATTTACATTATATGTTATTTTTAACGAACCTGTAGAACTTAATAAAAACAAGTTTATGATAATGTTACCAGGCGCTGCTAATAAAGGCAAGATAAGTAAATACAAGATACCAATTTCTGAATTTAATTCTTATACAGATTATAATAGTAGTAAAAAACTCTATAGATTAACCGTGGAGTTAATGGGATTGAAGGAACTAGGAACATTCGACTTAACAGACGTTAATGTAATACCCGGCGTATGGAACACGTATGAAATATTCGGTATAGAAGCTGCTAAAAGTTACTTATGCGAAGCTTTGTTGAATACATACGGCGAAGGCCTGGATTATTTATATCAGCCTTGTGATTTACTAGCGAGTTTGATATGTCTCAATTATGAACCCGAATCCATAAATAAATTTAAATTTGGACCAGTAAGTGCGTTAAAACGTGCCACTTTTGGCGATAATAAAGCTATTATTAATGCAGCTTTATATAAAAAAACCGAACCTGTTATCGATAATAGCAGTTGCCACTTTTTTAGTAAGGTTCCAAATATAGGCACTGGCTACTATAAGTATTTTATTGATTTAGATAAATTTCTAAGTATTAAAAAGAATATATCTAAACGACTAATAGATAAGAAAGTTGATAGTATTATTACTAATATTACCGACTTCTAATATCCGTATCATAAATATTTATCTAATATTTGTTTTAGGAAAGATTTATTTTCTATAAAAGCTCCTCTTATCGATTTTAATTCATGATATATATATAAAAAATATATTATGAATGGTATATTTTTATCCCTTATTTCTAATAGGTAACTCATAACCATAGAAGAACTTCTATTAATACCTGCCATACAATGTATTAATACTGGAATCTTTTGTTCGTCACATTTTCTTAATATATCAGTAACAATATCTATATGTTTTGATATTTCTACAGTATCATTATCCTCTAGTGGGAAATGAAGTACCGTAACATCGTGCCTAATGAGCCGGTATTTTAGCATAGACATATTTATAATATACCTGAATATGGTTCTTCTAGGTAGATCTATAACATTTTTATAATTGCCTAAGTATACGTAGTCTGTTATTTTAGTGATTTCACACGGTAAAAACTTTACAGACGTATCAGTAGACCTAGTAATTATATGCTTATATAGTTGTTTTTCGTCCATTTATAAGATACAAATGGGAAATGAAATAGAGTTATCAGTAAATGGTATAGAACTAAACTATGCTAGAAACGAGATAACAAAAAACATTCGTTACTCTAAAATATCTACCTTTATATTTTTCTTCTTATTATTGATTATTAGTACTATATTGTTCTTTTTCCAAATATCTAATAATAGTATATTCGAAACATTAAGTAAATATTCTCGTATTAAAAAGAACCTAAGTTCTTGGAAACCTCTGGTAATTCAAAAATCCAAAATCAATAGTGAATTGGGGAAACACGCTGCTCTTAATAGACCTGAACTTTTCAGGTTTAGATGTATAGATTTTGGAAACTACTTCCTACCAGTTAGACTTAACAACAATAATTTTTTGCCAGAAGCTATACGTAGAGGAGAAGGAGACGGATGGATGGTAAAGAAAGCAGGAAAACATGATCCAGCAGCAGAGCAATATTGTGAGTTCATATCTAATAGATACAAAGATACTATAACATGCGGTAATCAGATGTTTAACATGATAGGATATAGTGGATATTTTGAACCAGGTCATTGGTGTCAATCATTCTTAGAAATCGTATGACGCATATCTTCTATACTTATATAATTCAGTATTTTATATTTTATTTCTCTAGGTAATATATTCCAGTGATAATGGGATTCAAGTGATTCATCCACTATATTTGTAAAATCAGAAATACTTTTTCGCTCGTTACGAGCATCCTCTAATATAGGGCGTATGTCTGGTCCATATATTGGAAATTTATTACATATATCATCAATATCTACAATATATTTAGATAATATTCTCGTACTCACGCGATTAGTAGTATATATGTCAAATAATGTATAAGTTCCTATTTTGATATCATTCATATATTCTGTTTCATCAATACATGCATTCTTAAAATCATTTATAGACATATATTTGTAAATAGAATTATCATAATTATCATATATCCTGCTAAATCCTATATGTCTAATAGATATATCATTTTCTGATTTTCTTATATTCTTTATGTATGAGATATATTTCTTGAATAATACTAAGTAAAAAATAAGCATAACTAAAAACCTATTATTATCAGTAACTAAATCGCATATGGGTATATCACTGTTCTCTAACGGTTTTATTATGTGGTGCTCAAAACTACGTACGATGTGTTCGTTAGATAACGCATATCTGAATATCTTGTTATCATTACATTTTCTTATATCATCTACGCATCTCCTACATACAATTTCTTTAGTATGTCTAATCAATAACCTAGAAACCTCATATATATTAATTCCATATCCTAAACTACATCGATGATCGCTATTTGAGTTATCGCATGTTTTAGCACCGTTTTTTAATAAATATGTACAGCAATGTACTCGCATAGAGTTTATGGAAATATGTAAAGGAGTGAATCCAGAATAATTTCTAACACTAACATTAGCATTGTTCTTTATTAGCAATCCTATTATATATATATTTCCTCTATAACAAGCTATATGAAGAGGATTATTACCATCTAGTCTATTTTGAATATTTGGATTAGCGCCGTTCTCTATTAATATATTTACCATATCTATCTTGTTCTCATTAATAACTTTATAGAGAACTGTCTCTCCTATAGTGTTACTAACATCCGGATTCGCGCCATACTTTAACAATAACATCATTATATCTGCCCTGTTGAGACTACTAGAAATGTATAAAGGAAAATTATTACCAGAACCTATATTAGGATTAGCGCCGTATTCTAATAATGACTTGACTACCAGTATATTATTGTTATATACAGCCTTACAAAGGACTGTATAATTAAGCCCGTATCTTTCTATTATATTCGGGTTAGCACCGCTATCTAGAAGCAATTTAATTATTTTAATATTATTGTTACCAACAGCACAATATAATGGAGTTTGAGAATACGTAGTTCTAGCATTAACATCCGCGCCGTGATGTATAAGTAGTTTTGTTATCTTAAATCTACCTTTATTAACAGCATTATACAACGCTGTATTACCGTAATCATCTACTGAATCTAATGGATAGTCATAAAGTATCAGCACATTAACTATATCTATTAGATTATAATAAACAGCGATATGCAGGTATGGTTTTAATGATATATTTGCACCATTTTCTAATAATATCTTTACAACATTTAATTTCCCTAGAGAAATAGCTATATCCAATGGATAACCATACTTTGTACTATTTACATCAACTATGGCACCGTGGTATATAAGGAGTTTTACTATTTTTGTACCGTATCTAACAGCAAAATGTAACGCAGTGGACCCCGTATCATCTGGAATATTAGGATCTATATTTATAGACAGTAGCTTTCTAGCTATTTTAAAGTTATTATTTTTTACAGCACATATGAGAGGCGTTTCCTCGTATTTTTCCAAAATATTAATACCTTTTATATTCATTAACAACATAGCTACTCTGTTACTTCTAGATCTAATGGCGTTATTCAAGGGCGTATTATTGTTATTATCTTTAACATTAACGTCAGCACCATGATACAAAAGATATCGTATAGTGTTTATAGATTTTACTGACAGATGTATAGGAGCGATACCATATCTATCAACAATATTTATACTAGCACCATTATCTACTAGTAATCTTGTAATCTCTACCATTCTACTGTCTTTAGATACTACGGAGAAATGTAATGCTGTTCTCATATTGTGATCGCGCTCGTCAGGCCGTGCGCCATATTGTAATAATAGCTTAACTATTTTAATATTGGATGTTTTACATGCGTCGTGTAGTAATGTAGTTCTTGCGTCATATCTTATATTAGGGTCTATACCATTTTCTAATACTTTTAATACGTCTGCATATTTGTTATTTATAATACTATCATATAACAAAGAAATATCACTATTTTTTCTATTCATAATAGCGGCGTGTATAAGTTTTACTACATGCTTACATTTAATGTCAATTTTAAAACATGTCAAAAATTATAACATAATTATTGTTAAATTTTCTTAATTTAATGAATAAGAAAAGAATATACCAGATAATAACCATACAAACTTATTGTTTACATCGAATATCGCGAGTCCTATAATTACCACTATAGCTACCAGTAATAACATAGTAACGTCGTACTTCCCGAATACGGAGAATAATGGAGTGTACATCTTATTGTAGAAGGACGGATAATTGTTCATTATCCAATTATCTATCCTAGACTTTACAGAGGATTTATTTTTAGTACTGTTTCTATATGCATTTTTTAACTTGTAGTCATATCTTATAAACGAATCATTATCCATAACATATCTGTTTATATCTAGTGTCTTTTCTAACTTTATAATTTCTAAAGTCATATCCAACGACGGTTTGTTGTTACTGAAGTAATTATATAAGTTTTTTATAGCATCCTGTCGAATTATATATGCAGTAAGTGATATATCTAGACCTCCCTTGTAAATATCAAGACCAGGAAGAATCTCTATCCTTTTAAACTTTCTATCTTTCATAATTTTATTATGTGTTATTAGCTGTAACATATCTATATTATTTTCTTTAAGCACCGCTATAATATTATCTATATTTGTAAGAAAGGTTTCGTTGTTTACCGTATTTACGTCTTCCATTATAATAACATATTCTGGCATACTATCAGAATTCTGTATAATAAATCTCCAAAGGCTCATATGATTTGCTATAGACATCTTTGTTTCTTCGGTACATGTTAGTCTACAAAGATCTGAATAGAATACATCTCTAGCGGCTATTTCTTCTGTATAATCATCGTCCTGATACCCCACCTTTGGTTCTCTATCATCTTTTATAACAGGATATTCGTCTCGTATCATCCCATCATATGCTTTTGGATCAATCCCGTTTACCGGAGAATAAGGATATTCATGTTCATCCGTAATACCTTTATGATAAGTCCACTCAGATAATGGTAAGACTTTAAAAGGAACTACTGAATTAGGTGATCTACCTATAGTATTTATCACAAATATGTTTTGAATGTTTTTGCTGTAACTTAACATGTCTCGACTCGCCATTTAATTATTAAAATTAATCATGTATAGTTCCTTAATCTTTTCACTATTTTCTACTATCCAGTCACTCACATTTACATAAGTTGATAAAAACATATAAAAACTAAATTCTACGTCTTGTCGAATTAAACTGTTACTAAAATAGGTAAACACATCACTATCCGGTAACAGTGTTTGCCTCAACAAGTTATACCCTTTTATTTTGTGGTTTACGTGTTCTATACTTATAAGTTCGTAATGAAATGGAAATGGATCGCCAAACTTGAACACATAAAAGACTACACTGGCTGAATAATATTTCAAGATATTGTGCACGAATAAGTTAGATAAAGGAATAATTATTTTTTTCTTTTCTACTTCCAGTTTTACATGCGTGGTAAAGAATGCTGTATTACACGCATTTGTATCGTTGACCCTTATAAGTACTTTAGTAGTACTGGCTAATATTTTTTCAAAATCTTGTTTATCTTTTTCCGTCCACTCCCGTATTACCCTCGGATGCTTTATTATTGTGGATCCTGCATTTATCGCATTATTTTTATAATATGTTACGAATAAGTTAGAAGATTGTATAGTACTAGGAAAGAACAGAATTTCATCGTCTCTAGGTATTTCTTTATAAATACTTATATCATAGTTAGGTGTTTTTCTATTTTTCTTAATAGCAATTAATCTTTCCATTTCTAGCTTAATCCTGTTATAGTGCACAATAAGTTCCTCAGTAGCTATCTCCATATAGGTATTTGTGAATAATAATATTGTATTAAATTGACTAGAATTTGCTATTCTAGTTTTTCTAAGAAAATCAAATATAATTACCGATATAACGTATATCATATTACTATAATCAACGTCTTCCTTTTTGTTAGACATATATGACATTATAAAATCTGCACCGCTATTAAGAACGATAACAAGCGCTACTATAAAATGTATATTAAGTATTTTTGCATCATAGAATAATTCCATGGATGACATTTGTATGTCAAATAGATTAGCTGATAGCCTCAAGAAGAATATTCCGTTCTTTATTTCTTTAACGAATCTCTTTTCGTATTCATGTCGTTTAGTATTAATGTCTATGAGAAAATTAAGTATTAGTCTATTAATATTGTACTTCATATTCCACATTTGTGATTTCATTATTGTATCAAACGACATAATTGTATTAAATATAAATCTTTGGCTATGGGAGAAATAATTATATGGCTCTGCCATAAATATAGATTTATTATAAGTAACTGTTACTAGCGAGATCTTAGTAATATCAGCAGCATCCAAGTTAAGTTCTGAGATGTTTATTCCACACAAGTTACAATAAGCTAACCCATCTTCATATACTATATACTTGGATATAAACCTATTGATATTCTCGTAATAACCAACGCTTAGTTTTTTTGCTTCTATAATAGCTATTTCATGTTCACATGGTACAAAATCTATAATATTATCGCGTTCCCAGAATTTTAATTCGTTTATATATATAGTATCCAGAGCTTGTGCTCTGTCGATAAACTCTATTTGCTTTATCCTTAAAAGATCTATGTATAGATCACACAACCCGTAATTAGACAAAAAGAAGTAGCTGTATAGTCTAGGTTTGTCGAGTTTTGGTATAAGTATTTTTCCCCATTCATAAAAATATTTACTGTTACTATCAAAATTATTTTTATATATTTTGTTTGTTTCCTCCAAATATACATATTTTACATCTAAATAATCTTTTATCACTATAGGTATTACCAAATCATCTATAGTATAATTGAAAACATACCTTACGTTAAATTTTCTCTTTGATATTTTTATTCCTATATTTCTACAAAGATAAGCAAAGTCTAAATATTTTTTAGAAAATCTAAGCTGGTCTAAATTCTTAGATACATATGATAGTAGTTCTTTCATATTAAATGGTATTTCGTTAATGATTTGTTCATACTGACCATTACTATTTTCGATATACGAGGATATATTAGTGGCTGTTCTATAATTAATATTTAAATCATTATTACCTTCGTCATTTACTAATATATTAACATGTTTCTGCTTTATTATAAAGTCTAGATTAGAGAAAAACATGTCATACATATTATAGTTCATGTCTCCTGTCATTCTATCACCAATTCCTATACTAGACTGCTCATCGTGTATATTCTTTTCAAAATTATACCCTATATATGAAAAAATTGCAACTAAGGATTTATCATCTACATCTATATTTTGTTCAATAGTAATATATAATAATTTTATATCTTCGTCAGTAATCATGTTAACATTATATAAATTACATATGAACAAATCTTTATTCTTGTGTATAAAGTCTTGATATGATTTGTCTTTGGTAGTATTATCTTTTATATATAGCTTTATTTTGGGCACTATTTCTAATAATATAGATTCCTTACTTTCCATTTAATGTACAAAACTAATTTATAATAAATAACTACAAATATTGCATATTTTCCTTTAACGCGTTACCAAAGAAATTTGGTAACTTGTGTTATAAACCTAACGTACATAATTAAAATTGAAAAAAAATATATCATTATAAAACATAATCGAATTAGATAATTTTTTCAAAGCGCACGTATAAGTAAGACATATAAATATGTCTTGGTCTAATTCTGATGAGAAGCCTAATTTTAGAACTATAGATGATTTACGTGCTAAAGTAAAGGCCGAGAATAATCAACAAGATAATTCCGCGTCAGATACGGAATCTGAATCAATACCTATTACTACAAAGAAATCTGTTAAGAAACAACCTAAAAAATCTAAGAAAAATGAATGTGGTAATACTATTAATAACGATAGTTATGTCAAGGAATTAGATGTGTATGATTTGGACGTGGTTAGTGACGGTGGTAAATCATCAGACGACTTGCCAGACTCTACAGAACTGCCTGATATAAGATTAGTTATAAATGAAATAAATAAAAATTTAAAAACTACGATAACAAAAATTACATGTTTGACAACTGTGGTAAAGGATTTAAGTCTTACCGATATTCCAAAACATATAGGAAAGGCAGTTAAGGAAGTAGAAAAATTAAGGGAGGCTTTATATAGTCTTAATATAAACATACCAATTACCAAACAACAAAGGAAAAAAGCTAAGTAAATGACATCAAAAAGATATTTTTATTATAATGATGGTAGACTATACTATGATTCTGAGTATAAAAAGTTAGTACCTAAGTCAAACATAGCATATCAAATAATAAAAATGTATAAAATACCGTCTCACCTCAAAGATATTATTATTTATGAACAAACGTATGAACAAGCACTAAACAGCCTAATACTAGTAGGCGTTGATTCTAAAGGAAGGAAACAATATTTCTATGGAAAAAACCATGTGATGATGAGAAATAAAAATAGAGACCTAGTATTTGTAAAAGTTCACAGGATGATAAAACATATATATGATTTTATAGACGATAACATTGATTCTTCAACAAATACACTAGGATTTCAATTAGCCGTTTTCATGTTAATGGAAACCAGTTTCTATATACGCATTGGAAAAATAAGGTATTATAAACAGAACGATACAGTAGGATTATTAACACTACAGAACAAGCATCTTACAATTACTAATGATAATATAGTTATAAAATTTAGTGGTAAAGATAAAGTGGTACATGAATTTATTGTCAAGAAGGATAGTAGATTATATACACCACTTAAAAGAATCTATAATACTAATAATCCCAATAGTCCACTATTTTCAATATTGAACGAAAAAAAGGTATATAATTTTATAAATAGATTTTCTATAAAAATTAAAGACTTGCGGACTTATGGGGTGAATATAACATTTTTATATAATATATGGAATAATGTTCTTTCTATGCTTGCATTGCCGAGTATTAAGAAGTTGATATCTATATCTATAAAGCAGACGGCAGATACTATAGGCCATACGCCTAATATTTCTAAACAAGCATATATGGCTATAACAGTACTGGAGTTAATGAAAGAAGATAATATCATAGATACAATAAAACAAAAAACGTTTGAGGAATTTGTATCCTATGTAATAGAGTATGTAAATAAAAAAAGCCATAATTAAATGGATTCAAAATTCAGGATTCTTTTAAATACCTTTTTTAAGGGCGAATTGGATACTAAAGATGTATACGCGTTAATTAAATACATTTTCGGAAAAGAACCTATGGAAACTACTTTTTCTATAGATAATAACAATTGTATATTTATCGATTTCTTATATGATGATGGTGTATTAGCATCGGAGTATATAGAATTAAACTTATATAGGCTAACAGACTATAAATCTAATGTTGGTATAATAGCTAAAGAATTAACAGATATCATGTTTATAAACGATGACATTAAAGAATATATATTGCAATCTAAAAAACTAAAAAAGTTTATAAGATTGTATAAAAATAGTAATACCATGCATAAAGCTGTAGTAATGAAAAATCAACAAAAACGATTAATGTCTATAGGTATAGACGAAACTGGTTACGATTTTATAAAAGATACCATCTTTCCAACACATCGTAAGTAAACTTTATTGCCATATACGGGTCTATTGTCCTCTTAGACATATTTTTATTGAACTTTGTAGACGATGTTAAATCACGGTCAGCGTAATACTGTTCTTTAGCACGTGTTAATTTAGTATCAATATCTGCTAATTCATTCTCAGCAGCCATTTTTCTTTTAGTTATATTATGTAATATTAAAGAATCATCGTTTTGTTTCAAAACCGGTGTAGCTTTGTTGCTTATCATAAATAGAAAAAAAACAATAACTATAATATAGATTACAAGTATAGTTATCATTTAATAAATGGATAAATATATATCTAGAAAACCACTTAGTTTTTACTTTGAAGAATTGGTAAATATGTTTATGGAATCTGTTAATAATGCGGAAATAGATGATTCTAAACACCACGAAATAGAACTTATATTGTTTAAACCTCCTATAATAACATTAACAAACTTATATTATATAGCTTCTAGCATGGAATCATATATTGAATTTACCATGCTGCCTATAAACAAACCTAACACAAAGTTTAGAAATAGAATGTCTTTATCTAAGATCCATGGATTGGATGTGAAGAATAATCAATTAGTAGAAAACATAGACAATATCATTTGGGAACAAAAAACATTAATAAAAAAAAAGGACATCGCTGATAACTCGTCTTGCGTTATTCGGTATTCTATAGAAGAGAAAACTTTGTTTGTAGATTATAAGAAATATAATTCTTCCATTAAGTTAGAGTTAGTAAACTTAATACGAACTAGATTACGTAATATAGTTATAGACTTTAAAATGAAATATTTTTTAGGTTCAGGTGCACAATCTGCCAGTTCCAGCTCTCTATTATGCGCGTTAAACCATCCGAAGAATAAACCTAGCCTTATATTAGAATTTGAGATAATGATACAAGATAAAACAGTAACTAGAAATATGCTATTGGATGAACTATGCATGGTAGCAAATGCGTTATTTTTGAGCGAGCCTAGGCACGTACGTCTTTGTCCATATTTACAACCTAAACTTAAGACATATTTACTTAAGAAGCAGGAACTCATTAATATAGATACTGATAATTTATATATTACAGGAAAAACAGACGGTATATTTTCCTATGTATACATATATCATAGAAGTATATTTTGTTATTTTAACCATCTTGGGTATATTAAGGATTACGATATATCTGTAGATGTCGAAGAACCCATATATTTATACGCAGAAATGCGAAAAGAAAATAATATTATATATTTCACTGTTATAAAGGTTCTTCTCCCGGAACTAGACGATAGATTAGCAGAGTTAGAATTTGTAAATTCTAATCTTTGTAATTTACATGAAAGACTCGTGTTCTCTACTAAACAATTTGAAGGACCTTTTGAGTCCACTTCTGGATTAGTAGATGGCATAGAAGAAATGCTAAAAAAAGAACGTGAAGGAGTAATATTATTTTATTCCAAAGGAAATGATTCTATGCTAGACTATAAAATAAAAAAAGATAATACTATAGACCAATGCGTTAACATTATTTATAGATACATGTCCAGCGAGCCTATCGTTTATAACGATAAAGGTTCTTTCATAGAATATAAGAAATATAGTAACGATAAAGGATTTCCTAAGGAATTCGGTACAGGAAAATTAGTAATAGGCAACGGTGTGGATTATATAAATAATATTTATTGCTTAGAATTTACTAATATAAACCCCGCTACCGGTATAGATAAGATAATTTTGCCTATAAAATTTATTTCTGAATTTTCACACAACGATGAATTAATACAACCTAGAATAGATAAAACCATGAAATATTTATACGAACACTCATATTACGGTAACCAGTTATCTGTAATTATGGAACACATAAGCGACCAGAAACTAAAACTAGGCGATATTTTTGAAGAAGAAAAACTAGCAGAAGTAGCACATTTACAACTAAAAGATTCAATGAGGTTAAACCCAGAAGGACAGTATTTCCTAACTAACAGAGTGAGAGGAGCATTAGGTGTTTTATCTAACTATGTAAAGACTCTAATGATATCTATGTATTGTTCTAAGGCATATCTAGATGATCACAATAAAAGGAAAGTATTAGCTATAGATTTCGGAAACGGCGCTGATCTAGAAAAATATTTTTACGGAGAAATTGCGTTAATGGTTGCCACTGATCCGGACGATAATGCTATAGAAACTGGTAAAAAAAGATATAATAAGTTAAACTCTGGAGATAAATCAAAATATTATAAGTTTGACTACATAAAGGAAACTATAAGATCTGGATCCTATGTATCTAGCATACGGCAAGTATTCTATTTTGGTAGGTTTAGTTTAGTAGACTGGCAATTCGCTATACATTATTCCTTTAATCCAAAACATTATAATACCATAATGAGTAACTTACGAGAACTTACTGCGTCTGGTTGTAAAATACTGATATCAACTATGGACGGTGATTACATAGATACTCTAAAAGAAAAAAAGAAATTTGTGATACACAAGCTATTACCTGAATCTGAAAATTATCTATCTATAGAAAAAATAGATGATGATCAAATATTAGTATATAACCCATCTAGTATGACTAAACCCATGGCTGAATATATAGTAAGAAAGAATACGCTAATAAGGGTATTTAGAGAATATGGTTTTCAGTTACTTGACGTGTGTAATTTTAAGACAATAATTAATAGGAATATAGATTTCGTAGAAGGTGTATCTAGGTTAGAAAACCGCGGATCTACTAAAAACTTTTTTGAGCTTAATAGAAAAGCATTATCGGAATGTGCCGGAACTGACGTGTTAGAACTATTGGGTTATTATGTTGTTTACGTGTTTTCAAAGGTATAATGATTTCTTGGCTATATTTTGCCATACATGATCAATGCCAGACAATTATAGAGGTTCCTTTCGATATATTTTATAAACGGGTATAGTAATAGTAATTTGGTAGTGGTTTATTTGCCTTGAAACTATTGAATAGTTCTAACAATACCATTTTAGGATGGCATTGGTTGGATGCCTGTAATGATGTATTTTCTACATGTACAGCAATCTCTTCGTTAAAAGAGTTTAGTATATCCTTACTAGGAAACAATATATCTAGATATTTTTTATTGTTTTTATAAACATACTTGACTTGTTGGTAAATATTTCCACTATCAAATCTTGCTATTTTTTCGAAATTGTATATAGCGTGTAATTTTCCATCATTTGAATACGATACTACTATATAATTTTTATTCAATATGTTGTCTATGTCCCACTGAAATACGATATTATTGTTTAAAACATCATATACATGAATCAAATTTATTTCCATTATTATATAAATAATTTAATTGAATAAAAATCTATACAATTCAATTATATACATGCTTTTAAATCCCGTAAATAATGGCTAAAAAAATAGACGATATAGTTTATCATAAAGATTTGGGAATATTACAAAAAGAGTCTATAAAGTCATCGAGATTATATACCGAATTTGAACTATCTAAATATGTTACTATAAAATATAACTTACGTTTTATGATAAATAAGGTATATAATATAATAGCCAGAACATGTAAAGTTACAGTGGATGATAACGAGGAACGCGCGTCGTTCATAGTGCTATTTTCATTACTAGGCGATGATGCGCCTGTGAAATATATAGAGATGTATTTTGATAAAATGTACCATGGTATGAAGAGAAAAAATGTTATTATAATGGAATCAACGAATGGTAATTTAATATACGATGGAATGGTTATAGACAAAATAAATAAATTTATTGGAGTTAAAGTATTTACTAATAATATTATAACTAAAAGAGAATCTATAAGTATTATAGGTAGAAGGATGGATACATTAAAAAATATATGTTTAGAGAAGATATGTGAGCTAGTACCTCCTAATAACTACGATAGTTTGCCCGTACCTGCGAGGTTAGTAAGATGCATAAAAGAATTTAAAGATATATGGTAAATATCATAATTTGCTTCGATGTTCGATTATTTTATTTTTTCGATCCTAATATTATTGAAATATTATATATAACTAGATAAATGGAAACTAAAAGGATATCACTAGAGGGGAATATAGCCGCGGGGAAATCGACTCTTTTAGATATATTGAGTTTATACGGTAGATATACAGTAAAAGAACCTATAGATCAATGGCGTGATCCAAAAAATAATTTATTAGAAAAACTGTATGCCGATCCAGAAAAATGGAGCTATACATTTCAACAACACGCTTTTTGGAGTCGCGTAAAAATGTATTTAAGTACATGCGCTATTCATAACAGCGTGTTATTTTTTGAAAGATCTGTATTTAGTGATAGAAACGTATTTGCCTCTGCTTTGCACGATGTTGGATATATAAACGACATGGATTGGGACCTATACAATGATTATAGTAATATAATAATTGAAAATATTAAAACATTACAACTAGACGGGATATTATATCTTCGTACTCCTATAGATACGTGCATGAATCGTTTGACAAATAGAGCTAGACACGAAGAACAAAATATAACAACGGAATATCTATCTCTTCTACATTCAAAACACGAAAATTGGTTAAATGGATCTGACAATAACAAAACATTACCAATATTGATAATAGATGGAGGAATAGATATAATAAATGATTCTAAGGCGCGCAACCATATGATTGAGGAGATTTCTAAATTTGTTGATGCTATCTAGTTATTTTTAAGCACAATACCGTATTATAATCTATACATATGAATGTAAGTTGAAAAATAAACATACGTTAAATTTAATCGTTAGTAACAAGTTTGTTTAATTACTAGGAATAGTATTATTCTTTTACATAATGGGTAACATATATAGGGATGAATATATAACCACTATATTAAAAAATATAAATAGATTAGATAATATATATATCTATAATATGAATAAGTTACGGAAATATAAGGATAGAAATAAAGAGAACATGGATAGAATAACAATACTTACGGCTAGATTGATAACAGCTATGGAACAGAATCAAGACTTAGTATCTAAACTACGATATCTAGATACTGCAAATAAAAAAATTATGCAAGAAATATATAACATACAAAAACAAAGTTTAATAGTTGCTAGAGATAATTATATGCTTAAACACGATATCATCAAATTAGATGAACTAAATAAAATTTTGAGCAAAATTAGTTATATGACTAAACAATACGTGGACTCAACAAACGTGCTATTATATCGTCTAGGCAGGTTAACAAAAAGCAAATTGTTATACGGCAATAAAAACTATAAAGAATATAAGTCGTCTGGTTCTTCTGATTACATAATTATACTACAAGAAAAAATGATTTATCGTCTTTTAGAATTTTGGGCACGACGTCTAATGAACAGTTATATAAAGATTTGTGCTCGTATAAAGACGACTATCATTTGTTTTTCAACTGTTACAAATATAATAATGATTATATCAATACAGTAAAAGAAAACTTAAATGCCAATGCTTGTATTGACTTGAAAGGTAATTGTTTTAAGATAATAGGAAATACTTATACAGTATCTGATCTTAGAAGAGATTTGGAAATATTATGTTTTTAGATATTTAATACCATCAATGTGTATGGCTTTTTTTAGAATATAAATATGGCTGATATTACGCAGTCAAAAGAGGACAAATATAGATCTTCTGAATCTGATACACAATGTGATATCCAACAGCCACAACAATGTATATCCCAACAAGCTATCTGTCAGACGGCTCAGGATATATCCCAACAAAAAACACCACCAGCATTACCAAAGAAAGAGTCTAGATGCTGTCAGAAATCCAGTAATAGTTTATAATCAATATATCATGCGCATCATTCTGCGGAAATAAACTGTGAAATGTATGTAATATATTATATTATATGAAGCTAGTTAATGATATATAATAGTTAGTAAATTGCTCCATAGATATTTAGGTAATAATATATAAAAAATAGATATTGTACTATGATATGTTATAAATAATGACTAATATCATTACGTGTTATGAAGATGATAGCTATAGTTACATAACATACGGATACATAATATTGATAATAATGAAAGATAATAACTACGTAAATGCTACCAGGATATGCAATCACAAACACAAAAGATTTGAAGACTGGTTAAAGTTAAAAGAATCTAAGAGATTAATATGTGAGGTAGCACGCGTTAACAAAAAATGGAAATCTATAAAATCTGATAAATTAATTATCGAGGTTAATAATAAAGGTAATAAAAAATACAAGTACGATATATCAGGCAATTACGTTCATCAAGATCTTTTATATAACATAACTAATTGGATATCTCCTTCATATGCCGTTGTTATAAATAAACTAATAAACTGTTACATGTACAACGATTATGAGATTAGGATAAAAGATTTGGAAGATGATATTATAGAAATTGTCAAATCAATAGATATAATAACCAATGACTATTATAAAGAAATAACTGATATAGTAGCGATAATTAACGAATTCGTCAAAAAACAAGTTACTATATTATCGTGTAGTAGCGAACAACCAGTAAAAAAGTACGACGATGGTTTAAAATATTTAAAACATGAAATAGAAGAAATCAAATCTATAATAAATTATATATACAATACTTTAAAGATAATAAGCGCGGCAATAGCACCATTTAAACAACCTAATAATATCTGTACTTACAATATAGAAGAAGATATCGATAGAGGCATATTTTTTATTTAAACTAGATTAACGAATGTGTGCTAAAATATCTTTCATCATAAATAAATGAAAGATATACGCACATCTGTTATCACCACTCCTGTAAAAGATAGCCAAGCACAACTAGCTACCACAGAAAAAGAAATTAGGAGTTACGATGAAATAATCATATCTAATGATACGACTATATCTAAGATAAAAACTTGTATAGACGAACGATCCGACGGGTATTGTAAGGATAGTATAAAATATATCATTAATAATATTATGGAAGACGATACTCACTGTTTACACGATGATATAGATAATCTTCTTGTTTGGAGAAATGATATTTTAGCACTTGTGACGAAACTAGAAATAGACGACCAACTAAGAACTTTATTGCAGACGTTAGTTAGAGAACTTACATTCAAAAAAATAAAGTGTACTATGTACAGTCATGCAATGGTTTGTCTATGTAATGAGAACACGGTATTAACATCAAAAATACAAGAATATTTTATTCAATCTATTTTAGCAGATTCAACTGTTAAGAAGTTGAAAAGATCACCAGTTACTGATTTGAAGATATTAGAAAATATAATAAACAAAAATGAAAAATAACCTTAGTAGTAGTATTTAACTTTTACATATCTATAATATGGATAACCTATCTGTATTATATATAGATGATAATTTTGTTAGATTAGTGTATGATGTAACTGATATAACAATAATAGTTAAAAACTATTATGTTAATATTTCTCGTTTATCATTCGACAAGGAATTCTTCAAAAAGTGTTTAGAATTTGATTATACAAAAAATATCTTGTTAACCTTAGAAAAAGCCAATAATGACTTGGGACCAAAGTACCAAGAAGAACAATATGGTGCCTGTGAATCATCACTTATCATATGCATAAACAGTAACAATAATCTGATAAACGGATACTATGTTCACAAGGACTTAATACCTTATTTACCCTGGATAACTCCTATAGTTTCCATACAGATATCACAAATTATAGATACGTATATAAGTAAGAAATTAGAGTGCACAATACAAGCAAATGAATCACTTAATAAAAAGTTAATAAATCTATTAACATCTAGAGGCGAGGCATATAAAAAAGAACTAGATAATATGCGTCTTAGGCATATGGAAAATATATCTATTTTAAAGAGTGCTCTAGATTCTATAAAAGGCATTAATACTAAAGTTAATAAATATATGTGTGATATGGAAAATATGATAAAAAATAATAATTGCGAAACAACTAAAATAATAATTTTACAGAATAGGGATAGTAATAATGTTTTTAAAATGTTTGTGGGGGAACACAGTACTGTTATTCGGCGAATACATAAATTTAAGAATATATTTAGGCCATTTTTTAAATCCATAGATGCTCGTGTTATAGCAGGTGTCAACACATTATTAGAACGGTTAGAAAGAAATAATCATATTTCTTTACAACGTACAGAATTCAGATTACTAGATGTTACTGATTATAGCGCTAGCGATTTATCAAGAGATCTATATCGTATAAAAGATGATAATGATACAGATATAAATTATATAAATACAGCAATATAATTTGTTTTTATAAAAGAGCTCGTAAGTTAATGCTTGAGGATAATGGTCGTCGCTTTTATGTATGTTATTGATCTGTTTATTTTAACCATAGTACTCGTGATTAGCGTCATTTTATTACGTGAACTACGTCGGGTGTATGATAGAGTATTACAAGTGTCTTAATATATGCGTAAAATATTGTCTCACGCAAATTTATAAAATACGTTGGTATTATATCTATTAAACAGATATATAAGAATATTACTTATAAAGAATATCTTTAAACTATCTATAATAATACAATTAAAGATAAAATCATCCATTAATATAATATTTATAACAGCAGCTAATATAAAACAAAACACAAGCTGTTTTAATAACCATCCATACATATTGTTGGAGTGTTTATCCGTATAATATTCCACATTATTACGTATTACTTCTTTATCTTGTCTAGCAGATGATATGTCTATAACGGAGCCTCCCTGACACATTTAAGTTAATAAATAAAATATTTTATTGTTATGACGTATATACACTATACCTGTACGTCGTTAAAACATTTATAATTAATTGAAAAATTAACTTAATTGATAATGTGATACGTATAAATAAACATACAAGATGTATAAAATGAAGGATTGTGAATCTAACACTGCATGTAGTATATTTGATATACTAGATGACGAAGGGAAAAATTATATGATAGAAGACATATGTATTTCAATAGCAGAAGACGATGATGCGAGCGATAAAACATTACTCGAATTTTTAAGATCTACTAGAAGAATTACTGAGAACACATACAAAAAAATAATGTCTAGTATACATACTATACGTTGTTATATATCTACACCGCATTCTGAAATACAAGATGTTCCTTATATGCTGAAACATTATAATGAAGTAGAAAGTATAGTAAACAACAGATTTTTAAACATCGATAAGATAGACTCGTTTATTGAAAGAGAAAAGGTCATAGATTCTATAGTAGAAGAATTTGTAAACACAGGAAATTATCTATCTTATCTTACTTTAAAAGATATAAAGTTTAATTACGGAATGGATAGAGGAAGATTAGGTAATAAAATATCTTTCATCTTAGAGGATGCCTTATTAGCTAGATACAGACGTGTCAATAGCGTATAGATTTTTATATTATGTTAATAAAATATAAAAATAACTTAGTTATATTATTGTTCGGTAACTTGTTTTGTATTTTCGCGTATAATAATGGGTATCACATGTATGGAGAACAATCGCATAGCGCTACATGTATTCTCGGAATCACATTTTGCCAAATTTAAGGAAAAATTATTTGGTTATTTATCTGTTAAATCCATGAGTGATATAAAGAGCCTAAGTACAGCTTCTAAGATATTTGATATAGCAGAAGGTAATGAAGTAATAAGGGAGTCTGATAGAAAATCTAATCAATTAGTGCTTTTAGATGTTTTCGATACAGATACATTAGAATATCTTAAATCACTGATATATGATGGAATTAAAGATGTTGTGGATGATATTATTATAAACAACGCTGCAACTATTGTTATATATGAAAAAGGAGATTACTTTTTAAAACATAGAGACTTTTCAAATTTATTTTCCCATGGTTTAGAATGTGCTCATTTATTGTTGTATCTGGAAGTAGCGGAAAAAGGAGGCGAAACCGTTGTTTATTTAGATAATAATTCCTTGTTTAAAACAAAGGCAGATATAATTCTAGATAAATCTATATTTCATGAGGGTGCGGTTGTGGAATCTGGAAGAAAATGTATTGCGCTATTTGATATTTTACTAGATCTTAAGAAATCATCCTATCCAAATAAGATAGCGTCTATAGAATATTCCGATAATATTATAGAATTATATGATAAAGAGGATAATAGAACGTTGTGCTATTGTGATATAGAAATAGAAAGACTAGTAGGTAATAAAGATACTTTTAGAGTAGGTGTTATATTAGATAGATCTGGTAGGTGTATAAAAACGCATCTTAATGGAATTATTAAACACGCTGAAGAATATACATCTTTAGAAGCCATGTTACTACTACACATGATTGAATTAGATGATTTATGGACGTGGCACAGAAAAAATATTATATGGTCTAGTATTGATAAATCACAAAAATGTTTTATACCAGAGGATATAGCACTATTTAATGAGTTAAAATCTATATCATCATCTGAGCATGCCAAGAATAAGCCGCTAAAAGGATTTTGTAACGATGGTGAAGAATATATACATTGTTCGATATCACAATATTATTTTAATCTTCCTTAAAACCGTGTGATAGGATTTATAATTATGTGTAACAAAATATATACTTGATATATTTGATTTTTTCTTTACTCTTTTATGTTTAAATCATAAAAATAATATCTTAAATAATAATTTTATTATAACAAATATAAATACAGTAATAAAATTAAATAATAATGAAAATAAAATAAAAACATTATTATAGGATAATATGGATACTAAAACACTATATAATCTAATGTTAACTGGTACTGACGATGAAATATTCAGCGCAATACACGAATACGAAATATCCACAAATATCACAAATATATTTGACCACAGAATAACATTATTATACCAAGCGGTTGAGACAAGAAGAAAACATGTAGTTGAATCGTTGTTAAATCGGTATGACTATGATGACAGTATGTATGATACGTACAATATATTACACATATTATGTAATAAAGTAGATGTTTCTAGAATATTACGCTTATTGGATGTTAATGACGAGACTATTAACTTATTCAATAAATATACTAGTATAGTTAATAAAATGAGTCTGATAGAGTCCACATCTATAGAATTGTTAAAAAGGATTTTGCTAAAAGATGTAAGTACTATCACCGATGAGGAAATTATTGAGATGGGAAAACGTGCTAAAGAAGAAGATTTGTCCATACAAAAACTTTTAATAGAAAGATTCGCTGTAAACAAATGGCGTTCTACACATAATAAACACAGTTATATTAGGAAGGCTATCAGACATGGAAAAAAAGTTAAAGCGTACCGTAACGTACAATATAAACAGAAAACAACTCAAGAAACATCATATGGTATTTATGATAACGATAATGCATTAGTAGGGCATATACAACGCAGTTCCCCGCTAATATTTTATAATATAGTCAATACTAAGGATAAATACGGTTTAACACCATTGCACTATTGTGCAAAATATGGTAAGCTGGAGATGACCACGATGTTATTGGGATATGGTGGAGATCCTAGAATAATGGCAGATTGTGGTATTAGTACATTTAGATATTCTGTATTATCTAAAAACATAGATTTAGTTAAAGAACTTATTAAGTATTATAGGTTCAATGATTATGTTGACGGGTATATTACCATTATAGACGCCGTATGCTATAAAAATATACCTATGATAACATATCTATTAGACATGGGGTTATCTACAAATATAAAAGACAAGCAACATAAAACGCCTTTGCATTACGCTATAGATATGCTAAAGTTAGAGGATGTCATACAAATACATAATGATAATAGCGGTTTAGAAGTACTAGAGATAATAAGATTATTGATTACCAGAGGTGCTGACGTAAACACTAAAGACATGTTCCATAGAAGTCCTCTTCATTATGCTACTAAAGTACCATATTTTATGGATATCATAAGTTTATTGGTGAATAATGGTGCTGATGTTAATTCTAGAGACAGGTACAAAAAAACACCGTTGCATAATGTAACAATAATACCCCGTAAAGGAGATATAATCACGATATTGGATAAGTATGGTATTAATCACAATTTTATCAATAAAATATATGATATAATATCTAAAGTAGTAAAACTTTTGATAGAAAGGGGTGCTGATGTTAACGCCAAGGATAGATATAATAAAACCCCTCTCCATAATTCTACCAGGACTACAATTATAACAGATGTTATAAAAGCATTATTAGAAGGCGGTGCTAAGATTAATCAATCTGATAAATATGATAAGACTCCTATGTATAATATCGCATCTTCCCCATCTGGTTCTAAAATTATAAAATCTTTAATAGATGAATTGCGTCTTGATATAAACGAACGCGATGAAGAAGGAAAGTCTCCGCTATATCGTGCGTCTAAGTTTGTGGATTGTATAAGAGCTGTAAGAATATTTCTGGAATACGGAGCAGATGTGAATGATAATTTCTGTGGTATAACCCCGCTGCATAATGCATGTTCATACAAAGAAGGGATAGCCGTTGCAAAATTATTATTAGATAATTGTGCTAATATAAACGCTAAGGATTCTACAGGAAGAACTCCTCTACATACCGCCTGTTCATTACCTGCAGACACTGGCATAAATATAGTAAAACTTTTAATATCCTATGGTGCTAATGTACACGACAAGTCAGCGGATGGCAGCAATTGTCTACATCATGCATACAATTCACCAGAAACTGTTAAATTATTGCTAGATCATTGTGTTAACATTAATATGATTAATGGCTATAACAAAACTCCTATAGAAACAGCGGTAGAAAATATTAAATCCTATAATTCTTATGAAAGAGAAACTGTGTTAGCGGCAAAGAATATGGTTATTAGCCTTATTATGAAGGCGTTTAAATATCCCGAAATCATACACGAACCCGGATTTGTAAAAAACATGAGAGTCATTAACGACACCGGGGAATTATATAATGTAAAAATCTCATGCGAATCGGAATTAGAAAAGATAAAATCTACGGTATTGGACGATAATTATAATCTAGACATATTTATACTCACGCATGATATAGATCTTCTTGCAAGACTCATCAAAGATAAAAAATTAAAAGATCTAGACTTAAATATGTTCCCTATTTACAATACATTTATCAAAAATATAATTAATGTTGTTGCTAATACATACTTTTATACTGAAGAATATATTCAAGAAAACTAATACATACTTTTATACTGAAGAATATATTCAAGAAAACTAATACATACTTTTATACTGAAGAATATATTCAAGAAAGTTTAATAAATAAAACATATATTAATTTTTGTACCTAACAATAATATTTTTAATACCTTTTATAAAAATTTTCTTTGTTACACGTAGTAGCATAGATAATATTTTTAAAATTTATACTTCTAATGAACAAGTAGAATAACCATAATCTACAAATACATATTCATGCCCATAGTCATATATTGATTTGTTAATTTTCTTCTTTTTCATATAATCCAAGAAATTTTCCCATACTAATTGGTTGCTATTATTTTTTGTATAATTTTTAACTGTTTGTGGTTTAAGATTATCAGTTACTGATGTAAGGTTAAAAATTTTATCTAGAAAGAATGAATAATTAATTGTTTTTGATGGCGTATTTTCTTGACAGAAAAATACTAAATGCTTAAATATTTCTATAACTTCGTTTATTTTCTGAGTATCAAGATTTAATTTTTCTTCTTTTATGTGATTTATAATTTCAAATACCAGCTTATAATCTTTTTTGTTTATTTTTTCGTTGGCTTTAAGAAAAGAAGAAACAAAATTAGCATCTATATCTCTAGATGATATATTGTTCCTAGACATAACAGAACGTAATTCCACTATGACATCAGAAGAACACTGATTAGACAATAGTCTTCGTAATACATTTCTTAAATGTATTAATTTGTTAGATACGTGGAAATTTGATTTTTTAGATACTTTATTAGAAATTTGGAATACTGACTGACAAAATATACAGAATTCGTGATTAGTCTCTGTGACCAGACCATTGTGTTTACAGTTGTTACAATATTTTAGATTATTCATATTATTTGTTTAGTGCACGTAGTATTTAGTTATTAGATTTTATTTCTACTGATCTTAGAGTGCGTTTAAAATATACTTGGCGCATAATCAACAAGTACTTATAAAATTATTTATATACTTAAAAATATAAAACAGTTTCCTTTTTATACGATAAAATAAATCTAATAAAAAATAATAATTTATAATAGTTTCAATACCTTCTACACGTATTGAAGATATCCACATTATGCAAATAGTTTATTTGGTTAATTAAATGGATAAAGAAAGAATGTATGTATATCACATATGTACTGAAACAGACGAGAAAATATTATCGATGATAGGTGGGAAACTACTAATATAGAAGTCACTTGTATTATGCAGTTGCTGCTAGAAGGAGGTTAACCTTAATAAGATAGTAACAGATGAGAAAGATTAGTACCTCCATATTATCACAGGTTTATAGTTAATTCTATAGAGAGATCCGCTATTTACGGTGTTATATATGTCTACTGTTATCGGTTTTCAGAGAGTGTTATAAAGGTAATACCGATATATCAGAAAACAAGTTAATAGAATTGGATAAGTTTGTCAAAGATGAAGAGTTAAATATAGTCGATGTGTTACTAGAACATGGTACAAATATAAACGTCGTGAACTCGTCCGGATATTCAGCTCTTCACAAGACAGTAGAAGTAAAAAAAAATATAGAGAAGAACTAGAAAAAATAAATTCACGTATATCTAGGATGTTCTTAGTATTTTTTCTTAAAAATACAAAAACGTTAGAATTATTAGACATGTACTTACATCTTTGTTCGTATACGGGAAATTGATTGAAAAGTCTATAAACAATGCTAAGAAACAATTAATTCTTATAGAGAATAGCATAGAAGAATTAAATATATTACTATCCAATAGTTACTGGATTTGTTTATCTTCAGAAATATATAGTACCATTTACTGGGATGACTTATTAGTATTAGTACAAAAAACAGAAATATATCATAATTACTTAAACGGTTCCAATCTTTTACGTATTTCCGGATCTAGTATATGAGTTAATAGTTTCTTATTTTTACTAAAGGATAAAAAGGTTCTCAATTTATTCTTCTTTGTTTCGTTCCCGTTAATGGCTAATTCTATTAATTGCCTATCTGTTTTTAAAATCTCCACTAAATTAGTACTACAGTTACTACATCTAACAGGAGGGTTGATAATATACTTATATTCCATTTAAAATCTATAAAAACTATATAAACAATTCTGTAATGTTCTTTGTAGCTAAATAAGGTAGATAGTCTTGTGCATATACGAGAATACAACAATTTCTAGATATGAGGTTCATAGCTTCCTCGTGAGATATTAAATCATCTTCAAACATCACACAATGATTCATTAATTGTTGTTGCTTTAAATCACATAGTTTTTTAGTAGATTCTTCTTTCATCCATTCATAGAATAACCCATCGTCTTGTCCGTGCTCTTTGGCGTATTGGTTTCTCATCACTCTCATCATCCTAGAATCTCTAGATTGTTTACTATATATCGATAATGGGTCATATATCCAGGGACCCATTTCTGTAAATATAATGGTATAATATCCCTTGAGGAATATGTCTCCTCCATCACATGCACCACTCATCGTAGACAATAAATCATGTGTTTTATAGCAAACAGCCGATTTTAAATGATATGTAATACCGTTAATAACTAATTCGGAAGATACATCCATGGGCCTATCATTAATCACGGATCTAAATCCAGTATAACATTCTCCTGATATGACATTTTTATTCTGTCGTCTTTCTATATAATATATTAAACTCCCATTAACTATCACAGGTGAATTTATAGCCCTATCGTGTGCTATTGTATTTAAAACAGGCAATGCGTCTATAGTTCTACATGACATAGTTCCCTGGTACCTCATATTTTGTGGCATGAACATTACTCTACCTGTGTTATTGTCAAAACTAAGAGAATAAACTGAACTAGAGTTAATAGAAATAGGATTATTCATTGTTGTTATTATCTTTGATGGACTGACCACGATATAGGAAACGGGTTTTAATACTACATCTAAAGATTGATATGGGTTAGTCACGGATACTAGGGCTGGTCTAAATCCAACTATTGATAATATAGATGCTAATATTTGTTCTTCGTCTGCCATCATTTGTGAGCTGTTTATATGTATAATTTTCATGAGATAATTATCTACTAGGTCATTATCTTTACAATAGAATAACCCCAGTCGTAGGTTTAATATGGTTTTACGTATCATTGTATGAATATTCGCTCTATGTATTTCGCTGGAAATAGAGTCCGAAATGCCTGTAAAAATAATCGGAGATTCTTCAGTTAGTCTATTAATAAGCAACATATAGTTTTCTGGTTTTACCTTTTTAGAACTATATAACTGTCTAATAAGACTATAGCTATCTCCAAATACCATGGCATTTTCCAAGGCAGGTAATTTTACACCGAATAATGCCATAAATATAGGATGAATGTATCCTATCGAATCCTGATCTTTGAATTTAAACAAAATATCTGATGATGTTGACATGTCGACGAAATTAGTTGATTGAAATCTAGTAGTATCTATAAGTATCTGGTATCTTGAAGAACAATATGTGTTTTCTAGTAGTTTTAATTGTTCTCCTATTTTATTATCCGCATGAGAATATATTATCATTAATGGATGATTAGTTTTTACCGAAACACTGGTACTCGATAAAGAACCTTTAACGTGAGCTAATAATTCAAAAAGTTCATTTCTTTCCGAACGTATTATATTCAAATCCTTCATTATTCTTATCAGATCCTGCATGGTAAAGTTCCTAATATCGCATTTATTATCAATAAGATATTTTACTATCATATCTCCATCTTTTCTTAATTTTAACTGCCAGTCGTTAATAGATGTTATTTCATCAATATTAATCCTAGTACTATTTTGTTTGTTATCATTGCTTCCCTTGCATACGTCAGTCTTTGGTCTATAACGAGGACGAATAGGTTTTTGTTGTTTAGCTCCAGCTGATATAATATCGTCTTCCTTGATAATATTCAACACATCACATACGCTGCAAAGATTAGACTTAATAGGGACATGTAGATGAGAACCTGTAACATCTAGGTAGTTGTAGTAAGTTGGTTCTAATAAAAGTTTAGGCATTACTTCATAATCATCTTTTACTATAGAATTAGAGCCCATTTATATTTGATAGTTTTTTACTTATAACATACCAAAAATAAACACCAAAAGTATGTCAGGTAATGTATAATAATAAACAATATGAATAATAAAATTAGGGTATAATAACATCTTTTAATTCTCTTAGTTCGTGAGGAAAATCGATGTTGTTTTCTTTTAATGCGTATTTTACCCATAGAATCACCTCATCAAAAAACATTTCTCTCGCTATTCTATCAATAGGATTAACAGACTCTGTTATACTTGGTAGTTTATCGCTATACTTAGAATGAATATCTTTTATCCATTGAGGACTATCATCCGGTATTTGTCTAGAAATGCCGATAGGTAACATTGTATTAGGTTTCGTAGCTAACTCATTGGATTGTTGGTTTTTAGGATCAAGAGACGGTGCCTGCTGAGTTTCTTGAATGTCTTGTATTGGCTGTTGTGTATTATCACGTCTTTGGGTTATGTTATTGACAAACTCGTCAAATATGCCATTGCTTTCATTCTTTAATAACGATATTAATTTATTCTGTGACGGTCTTGATCTACTATCGCCTACAGAGTATTCCTCCTCTACTATAGTTTCTGAACTTTCTATAGGAGCAGATTCGTTATTATCTAAAAAGATATCTGACTTTTCTTCAGATGGCAATTTAATATTTTTGATAAATTCGCTATAGAAGCTGTCTGCCATTTAGTAACCTAAAATTGAATTGTAATTATTTATAATAAATGAACACTTCAATGGATATCAACGATATGACTTTATCGGATGATAATGATTATAGTAGCTACGAAGAAGATGGTGATATTATGTCTGATATTGACGAACTTAGCGACGAAGATTGCTGTACTACAAAGGATTCAGATGTTAAAATAGAATCGTTTAAGTTTGAGGACGTGTCCATGTTGTCGCCACAGCCTAAACAACTAAGCGAAAGGATAAAAACGATAAAACAAAGATATACTAGACGAATAAGCATTTTTGAAATAACCGGAATATTATGCGAAAGCTTTAATCTATTACAGCGTGGCAGAATACCGTTGCTGAATAACCTATCTGATGACACGTTTAAAGACTCTCTTATAAAAGCTATGTTTGATGAGATAGAACAAGGAAATTGTCCAATAGTTATAAAAAAAATGGTGAATTACTCTCTTTGAATGATTTTGATAAAAAAGGAGTAGAATATCATTTGAATTATATCAAGTCAATATGGAAAACCCAACATAAACTATAATTTGCTAATATAGTTATCCTGAAGAAAATTAAATATATATTCTATATCTAGATCATTATCGTTATATCTAATATTATATTTTTGGGAAATTGCTTGAACAATTAGAATAATGTTAGTTTTGTGGCAAGCATATTCTTCTACAAAAATATTTTTATACATTTCTCTATTACTGGATATTTCACCTATAAGGCCTTGAATGTTATTAACTTTTCTCTTTTTTAGATCTTCTACAGATACTTTTCTTTTTATAGATTCTAACAAAATATTTAGCAATATATGTAGATGTTCATTAGAACGTATTTCTTTATAGATTATGTTCACAAGTTTTGCAAAAATCTGCACAAACTGATTAGATTTTATGCCATTTGTTTGGAATATCATAATATTGCATAGTAATTTCTTAAAAAAATACGTGTATTTATTATTCAGTTGTTCTATACCATCTATAGTAATATTATTGAAACATTTAATTCCATAAACTATGTTTTCTTTAGAAAAAGAAAATATGTCTTTGTATTCTTCAAGTTTAACTTTATCAGATACTATATCTGTAAATAACGCTATTATTTTTATTATATAATTACCATCCGCTAATATTTTGTTAACTGTTTTAGTTATAAAACTACTATTATCGGTAAGTATTTTATATGCTTGTTGTTCAGTAGTGGTGTTCTTTATAAGAGATACTATCTCTAGGAGTTTCTTAAAGTCTTGTACTATTTCGTTAGTGTCTTTTTTAATATTAGAATACATATTATTTATGGACGATATAGTTTTAATACTGATTAACATATCCTTAAACAATGTTACAAATTTTTCTTTTTCGTCACACTCTGTTATCTTATTATATACTGATTTAACAACAGCGTCAGAACGTAAAAACCAAAAAGATAGGATTTTATAATTAACGTAACGCATAATATGTACGGTTGATTCCTGTGTCATTTCTGCGTTTATGATACATATTTTTTTCTCTATCATTGGTAGAATAGTTAATAAAGACTCTAAATCTGCTTCTATATCCTCTTCTCCAACTATTGTCTTTGTACTATTTTCTAGATAGATTTTACTGATAGCATAAAACTCTTTATACAATTTCTTAAATTTATCCATGATTTGATTTATATTCTATAATATTTTTCTAATATTGATTTAATCCGTGTGTTGTTCCAATCTTTATTAATACCAAGTTTAAGCATTACATTAATTACCCATGACTTAATAAACATATCTTTATTTTCCGTTACTATAAACTTAAATATAGGACTGAAATATTTAGCTATTGGGTTATTGTGTATGGATATATTATCCATAAATACTGTACACTTGGTAGACAATGGTTCCGTGAATAATTCACCATCCACGTAGAAACCATCAGTGGTTAACCGCAGACCGTTTTCTTCTTTTATATCTACTGTTTTTACCTTGTAAGGAAACATCTCTCTTAACTTATTTACTTTTAGATCTTCAAAATATATATTATCCTTATCTTCATTCTTTCTAGCGATGACTATTTCATGAACTATTTCTTGTACTAAAATATATATACGATCTCCTATAGCTGAATATTTCATGGGGAAGTATACTATATCATTAGCAATAAGTGTAACATTTTCCGTATTTACAAATTGTATTATATCATTTTTTGTTCTAATGCGTCTTAGGGTATAGTGAACACAACTATATAAACAACTGCGTATAACATGGTACCCGTCCGTACTTTTTAATCTTTTATTGTCCGTTTCTAAATCTATAATCATGTCTTTGTTAAAAAATTCATTGAATATGGGCGGTAAAAACGATATTTTTGTATCAGTAACTACTTTTCCGTAATTAAGAATATATGGATTAATAGCATTGTTGTCAGACTTCTTATTATGCACACATGCCATAAAAGTATCCGTATGGCTTTGGTTTTTTAAAAAGCAACACGGTATACATATTTTTTGTAACTTATAGAAAATAGCCAAAAATCCAACATTATTATATTTACCGTTTTTATCATTGCATGTAAACATTACATCATTATTATTGATAAATACTTCCCTTGAATCCGATTTATAAAAATTATCACTAATCTTCACCATATCAGCGTCTAAAGATGATATTATTACAGGTTTTCTGTTTTTATCTTTAGTATTTTGGCATATGCGCGACCAGTATATAGTTTCTATTTTTGTAAAGTCCATTGATTGTTTTGCTGTATTGAATAATCTGTTTATAAATATTACAAGAAATGTAAAATATTTCTCTATGTTAGGAATATGGTTCTTAACCTTTATAGATATGTGATTTTTTGCTAGAATTATAGATATTTTTTTATCTACGGAAAGAAGTATATTATTAGTAGCGGTTTCTATAAAAATAAAACTTGTTTCAATGTCTAGTTTTACCTTAGATGTTATAGGCGTGGACAGATTTACTTTATATGTAATATCGCTCTTAATTCTTTCCATCTGTACGTTATTATTGGGTATCATTTCAGTAAATAGTTTTACGTTATTGACTGTAATAGTGTTCCCATCGCTAGAAATTGCTAAGGATCCATCATCGTCCCATATGGATAAATTAATAGGTTCTTCATTAAGTACAAAATGGTTACCTGATAGATTGATAAAATATTCATCTGATTTAATAAACAGTATCTTCTTATCCTCGTTAGCTAATACGATATTTCTTAACCCAGTTATTTTTAAGTTAGTTCTAAAAACATTATTAAATTTTGATTCTACTGTAAAATCAAGATCCAGTTCATCAAACATTTCTATTAATTTGGTTTCGAATTTAAGGATATTCGGATCTACCTCTTCGTAAGAACCTAATTCTTTTACCATTGTATCGCTGGCTTTAGCAACCCATATAACTAAGAAGTTGCATGCATCTATGTAAACGTTATATAAAAAACTCTCAGACTTAAGTACTGTTTTCCTTTGTGTCATGGTAAACGGGTTAAAGGTAGTATTATCTACATAACTATATTCTATATTATTTTTGTGTGAATATATAATGATATCCTCATCGATATCCAATAAATTACATATGTAACCTTTTAACTGAGATATTTTAAGTGTGAGTATTATATGTCTTTTTAAAACGCGTATACGATCAATCGGTATCTGCAAGTGGTTCTTTATAAAATAGAACATTGGAGAACGTTCATCTATGCTATTATATAAAGTAAGATACAATATATCTACTATTTCTTGGTCTTTGTTGACTAGAATAACTAGTTGGGGACTTACTGTATACATTTATAGACAGTAACTATAGACTAAACATAAAAAATAATTAGTATATAAAATTTAACCAGTACAATGTATCAAGTAATTCCGGATTTAGATACAAATATGAATCTAGAACTTGGTGATTTTAAGTTATCATCTACAAAAGTAAAACCAAGAGAAGATATACAATATATCTCGAATAACAAAAGGTTATACGTAAGTAGAACAAAGAATGACGAGAGAATTCTATCTTTGGGATTCTTTTTGCCAAGGCTCACGTTTCTTAATTATAAAGAAAGGAACTATATGTTTAAGAAACTAGATAATATTAACGAAGTACAGCTTACTAAGAAGAATAATGTAATATCAGCTCCTTATATCATACTGATTAATTTGTCAGCTAACGGATTTAAGTTTACTGAGAGCCTTCTCGAATACTATTTTCCAGAAGTATATAAAGAAAATAGTAAAAAGTTTAAGTTTAACACACAAATACAATTAATACAAGAAAAATTAGGGTATGAACACTCTAGCTATCATACTATAGAATTTGAAGATTATTATGCAACTATCTGTTTAATACTACAAAGTAAGGAGAATATGGTAAAAGATGATCCAGAATTATTTGATATTAGGAAAATGTCTCCCATATTAAAAGCATTATCTGAGATCACTTATAAATTATACGTATTATATATAAAATCTAATTTCGTTCAATGGAGTATAAGTCCTGCTGCTGTTGTAACACAATTAGTGAATACAGTATTAATAACAATATTCAATCTTTTAACTAAGTTAATTACAGAAAATAAAAAATTCGATTGTGTGTTAGCACATAACGACAAAATACCAATTGATTTGATGATAGATTATTATGACGAGTTTTCGGAGATTATATCTAACTTGACAACTCTAGACAAGTATAAAATCAACAAGCATGTACAGGAATCATTGTTGAGTTTCTGCAGCATTTCCTCTAGCGATATATAAAAGACCAATACCTATAAGTAAATATATGATCATTGTTATAATAATTCTTAGAGCTACAGATGCTAGTGTATTGCAACGTATTCTAGTTTCACAAAAATACATTATAAAATGTCTTATTAGTTCTATTACATTGCCCGCCACTTGTACAAAAGCTAATGTACTTATTGAATTTAATATAGATATGTAACACGACATTTATTCGTCATCAAAAACCAACCGCATCACTATCGTCTGGATTCATTATTTTTTTCATGTTTTGGAAATATGTCTTAGTCATCTCGTTATAATAATTAGTTAGAGTCCTGATCTTTGGCTTTGCTATATCATATGCTCGTTGTATATCTTCTTGTGTTATAGGAGTATCATCTACGGTCCTTCCGGTCCTATGAATTATGCTTAATACAGATTTTATCTGGTCTATAGCTATAAGATCTCTATATAATGATTTTGACAAGTCTATAAAGTCTCTATATTTTTCTAATATAGATATTTTTACGTCATCTGATATTTTACCCTTGAAATATCTTTCTATAAAATATATATGCATAGCAAGTTCTTTAAACATCAACGTTCCGTGACATGTCATCTTTTTAACACCATCCATTTGTTTTTCTGAAATTGGTATTAATGAATTCAATATATTAGTTGCTATACATGTAGAATCTTTAACAGTACTATCTTTTAGCGCGTCTGTGATTAAATCTATTACTTCATTTGTCTCGTTTTCATTCGGTACAGATTCATCTAGGCCATCTAGTAAGCCACTAACAGATACCTTAGCACCAGCGGCTGATTCTGCCATAAATTCTCCGTCAGCTTTTGATAACAGCAACTTATCTAACATGTTTAATGGCATGATATGCGCAATAGTTTTTCCATCTATACTATCTTCTTGTTGTAGTAATTGTACCAAATTATTTTTAAAATGTATATTTTCTGGTAAAAATACGTCAGTATCTAATATCTCATTAAGAGTAGTTGCTGATAATATACCTTTAATATTTATTCTATCTAAGATATTAACGGGGCTTATAAACTGGACTAGCGTAGGTTCTTCATCTTTACTTTCTTCTTTATAACCACCATAAAAATATTTATTCATTCGCCTATAACTGTCTCTATTACTACTGCTGTTTACGCCTATCATAAAGCTGACTAAGTCATACGCTGAAGAAAGTAATTTCTCCGCTTCAGATGGAGAACAGGAAGCTTTTTGTAACATAGATATCAGATACCTTTTTGTTACTCTGGGTGTTATAGTATACGAAGTATAATTATGACTGGATACTATATTCCTGTTTACTCGTATGTTGAAACCCATTGCCCTAAAAAGTAAGAAAACAAATGTTCTATGACTCTCAGGCGTAATATAATAAGGAGGCCCATTATCATCCATTTTGATACCTGTATAAGCCATCAATGTTTCCTTAATAGCTACATGCGGTTCTTTGTTTTCCATAAGTCTTAACAGCTGAAAGAATAACATAAATGAAGAATCGGACAATCCTATATGTTTTACATCATTAGTATCGTATCTTGGAAAATCTCTAATAGTTATCTTGTTGATATTATCTAATATCTCTTCTATTAGAGCAGGTATGGTCTTATTCTTTATAATTCTCGGAAGAAAACATACTCTTAGAGGGGTCTCCCCCACTCTAAGCACGTCAGTTAACATAGAACAAAATGTTATATTATTTTTGTTATATAGAGCAAATAAGTAGCAGCTGCTTCCTAGAAACATCATATCAACAAATTTTAAATTTTTATATTCATCGTAAGAAATACCATCCCAGAAAAGAGATGCATTTTTTGGAATATTTTGTGGCCTGGTCATATTTTTAGCAATTATATTTAACAAATTTATAATATAGTTAAAGTTAACTGATGCCAGATTTAACAGGCGCATGTTTAGTTGTTGCGCAGTATACGTTATATAATTATTGTAGTTTATTGGTCTGAAGCTGAATTGATTACTAAATTGGAGATTAAATAATTTATTATCATCTATATACTTTATTTCTTTTTGGTAATATGCCGATATTACAAAAGAAGCTAACATTTGCATTGATATGACAACCTGTACACCCGCTATGTATATATCTCCAAGTGCATACCTAGTAAAGTGCTGTAAATACATCACAAGATATTTAAAACGCATGTTAGCTAGATCTATAACCGTATTACTATTCGGATTATAGGTTACATTATTAGCATTTGCGTGATAATCTATCCTATAAACCGTATCAAACATATTTCTTGAAATGGGTGATAACAGCGAGCGTATATTTAGCAAGTTTACTAAATCTTTTTTATGCATTACTCCGTTTATCAACAATGCTTTATAGCTAGAATATCTTCCTCCTATTGTGTGTGGATACGTAAGACTATGTATGTATGAGTTAGAGAAACTGATATTAGGTAAGTTAATAGGTGAAAGTATATCGGGAGACCCGGGATACTTTACATATCCACCAAAATACCTAGCATGACCTTCAAAACTAGTAGTTCTTATCTTGACGACTAGTTTGGTAAAATATGGAAGATCATTAAAAGATAGAGTACATGGGATAGGATTACTTAAATCGTCAGACTTGCGAATCCATGCAGATTTGATATTACCACCATCCAATATCACAGGAAAATAATTGGCTAGTTCGTTTGTTCTAGAAAATAAGTAATTTATTCCTATAGTATCTAATTGATGTATCCCGTCTTCTTTTGTCACTATAGCTTTTAAAGCAGGCATGTGTATAGTATCTAATCCGTGAACGTATCCATGTATGAATCTAGGATCTACTTTATAATCAAGACATAATGACGGTAGCACAGTAGATAACAACTTATATAGATAATCAGGGGATTCTAATTGATCTAAAGTTACAATGTTATTGATTAACATCATTTATTATATAATAATAAATGACTGGATTACTAGTAACAGACATAGCAAACGAATACAGTTTAACAACTTTATCAGAAGATAGATACCCACGTAACAAAGAATTTGAAATCACTAATGGACAAATTACAGCACTCAAGAATATAAATATCTTACTGAAGGCTAGGATTAACAATATAGATGGGGATCTGGTACGTGATAGTAACGATGAAGATGATGGTAGTATATGTACATTATCTGAGATAGATACTGTTATAAATTATGACAATAACACTAATAGACATGTTTCTATTGAAAATGATATCGGTAATAAGTTTAGTGACGAACAAAGAGATGTCAATATACAAAGTAGTATTATACCAACACCGTCTCTATCTGCAACATACGATGATACTAAACGCGTACATCTTTTAGAACAAGAAGTTGTGGAGCTGCGAAAAAAAAAGTTGAAAAGCAAAAATTTACTTGATTTCACCAATTCATTGTTTAACAAGAATCCGCTTAACACGGGAATGCTAAATAAAAGAGCTATAATTCTTAATTATGCCTCTGTGAATAACACGCCTTTAGATATGGAAGATCTTGAGGCATGTGAAGACGAAGAAATCGATAATATGTATTTCACTATTAAACAATACCATGAAGTACATAAGAAAAAACTAATAGTCACAAATCTAGTATCTATTCTAATATCCATATTGGAACAAGTGTTGACGAGACTTGGTTTTGATGAAATAAAAGGTTTAAGTAAAGAAATTAGTTCAGAATTAATAGATCTTGAAATAGGAGAAGATTGTGAACAGCTGGCCACGAAAATGGGAATAGCTAATAATCCGGTTCTCAACATTTCATTGTTTATACTAAAAATCTTTATAAAAAGAATAAACATATTATAATTATTCTTATTCTTATTCTATGGCATTATCTGGTGATTCTGTTGCATCATGCATTTTTTTCGTGATGATGTCTTGCGTGTCCTAGTTTTTCTACCAGCGTTAACGACATCCAGTTCTAATCCCAGTAGGTCCTCCTTTATTTCACCCACATGGCCTTTGACTTCCAATTTTCCATCTTCATTAACTACTCCATATACTATCTTGCCCGTGTTAGTAACAGCTTGTATCTGTTGTTCGTTAGAAGCCATCCCATTACGCCTTCTAGGAGTACACGGTTTTCTTATAGCGGTTGTACATCGTGACCTAACTCGCGGAGCACCTGCACACGTATCAGAAGTAGATGTTACATTATGCAAATTGGAATTTTTAGTTGTTAAAGTATCTGCTAATTGATTAGTTTGGGAAGTATTTCCTGTTATTGAACTGATATGAGAAAGAAGGGTTTTCAACTGTGGATCGATCTTATGAAGAGCATCCAAGTATTCACTAAAGCTGCTCTGTTGTTGCAATTCCCTTTTTCCCGCCATTTAAAATATAGAAAATGAGTACTGTAGTACTAGTTTTCTTACTAGTTTTGGGATATTTTATAATGTTTTTTTTCATATCATCGTCTAGTATAATATATTTTGATAATAAAATACGTAATAACAACTATAATAAAAAAATATCTGAAATTGATTTATTAAATTCCGTACCAAAAAATATGGATAACAGTTATATTACTGTTAGAGATCGTATACAATCAGAAACACGTATATTGACAGACGTACAAAGAGATATTGAAAGGAAAAAGGCAGAATTACTAAAATATCAAATTTAAACACTCGATAGAAGTCTATGAAGTGCTTTTACTTGATCTGGTGATAATGTTTGGTTAAATAAGGGATCATTATTAATGCTTTCTAGTATTTTTTCATATTGTGTTGGTTTTGACATTCCGCTATATCTTCTATATACAGTATATACCAACAAGCAAAAAGCTATAATCGCAACTAAGAAAATAAAAAAGGTTTCCAGTGCCATTTAATGATACTTAACTTTAGTAGTAATTAGAAATATCTATACAGCATTATATTATTGGAGTTCTAATCCCGACGAAGGTGTGTATTTATTATCTTCAACTACTGTTGTACGACAATACTTCGTATATCCCGAGAATAAAACTGTTCCCAGTAGTAATATTATTCCTGATACGAATGATATTATGCTTATGGCTATCCAGGTAGCGTTAGCGGGTCTACCTGATTTATTTAATTCTACATATGCGCAGATGCATGCTATCACTAGTAATACTATACCAAATACTACCATGTATTGAGGTCTGGTTTTGAAAAATCCAACCGGATCCATTTAGATAGCGGAAAATCTATAATACTGAATATAAAAAGTGGAATAGAAACCACATAAAAACAGCAGCATGTACGGAAAAAATAATATTAAACTTTGTAGTAGTGGTCATGCTAATGTTCATTACAAGTGATAAAATGAATATAGTCAATATAATAATAGGTTCGTAGTCGGTAATCATTTATCATTAATAAGATTAAGCATTAAACAAGAGATAAAAATTACCATCCCAATTATATTTCTTTAAAAACGTGAATATTTTTATTATATCATAGTTGCGAGGATTAATGACATATATAGTATTGAAAGATTTAAAGTATTTATGTATATCTCCTAATAAACATAATTGTACTTGCTCTTTTTTACTAGGGATTGTGGAATACCTAGATACCACACATATGCTTTTTTTGTCTTTTGTTATGAATAAAAAAGGAACCGATGTATTATATTCTGTGAACAATACTAATGAATTATTTTCTATATACATTTATAATTTTAGAATTTATAATTTTAGAATTATATATCTTTAGGAAATAAAATACAATGAATATACAGATTATAACAACACATATAGGAACAATAGAGAAAAAGGACGGAAGTAAAGTATCAGTATCGTCGTAATCATTGCCTAATGTTCTATTTTCTTCCAATGATCCGCCGCAATTAGCTAGTAATTCTACAATTGAATTATTAAGACTCAACTTTTCCACGTTGATATTACATCCTATATACTTGCATTTGGTACGTTGTACATCTTGGTCGAATAGTAAGAATTTTCTATCTCTGGATTTATCAGTGCATTCGTGCAGCCAACATACTTTGGGTCCTAGCGCTAATTCCAAACTAAATAGTTTATCACTATTAGGCGTAGTAACACACCAACATTTAGGATTATTACGGTGTTTGGAACAATATGATAATATAGCGGCATCTGAATATCCAAAATTTTCAGGTCTCGTATAGTCCACAAAATCGGAACAATAGTTTTCATCTAAATGATTACTACATATTCTCATATACGTATCAAATGCTATATCTCTTTTTGAATTCAACCATTCTCTACAAGGTATCGAACCAGGCGCTTCCAAACATATGGATGACATTACGGTATCGCAGTGATCTGTAGTATAATTATTCTTGAATATTTCAGGGCAGTCTCTAGATGACTCTTTATTGCAACATCTTTTAATGTCATTATCGGTGTATAGAAAATCATTATTAATAAACCTACATCTTATTCCATTAGAAACATAACTTTCAGTACCATACGGTATTTTAGCAATGTCTAGTATAGAACCCGGTCTAAACGTTAATGATCTACATGGTTCCCCCGCGGTTATCACAAATTTCTTCCTAGCTTCAGGAGACAAAAATGATGCACATTGTGTTACTGATGTGTCTTTTGTTAAACAAAAAGGAGGTGCGATTTCAGCGACTGTTGTATCATCATGTATTTTTTCTGCTTCAAAGAATCGTATCAGTTCATCCCCATACCCGCCACTATATGTTACTTTTAAGTATTTAGTTTCCGGTTGATCTGTGTTTATTACTGTTATAGAACTAACACGTTGCCCCATTTATCTTTACCAAATCAATAGTTGGAATGTCTTTGAAATGGGTTCATCTTTTCTAAATAAGAAGGAGTCATTGACTTACTACACGATTGTCTATTTAATCGCATTTGCCTGTCTACTCCATATACTTTAATTGTATAGAAACCTAGAATCACTAACAAAATAATATCGATAACCGTTCTAAATCCATTAGGAATTCTTGAAGAACTTGTTAAATAAATAGTTATTATAGATGCAAGCATTAACAAAGCTGAAATACCAACATATCCCCCATCAGGATTTTTTATATACATAGCAACACAGTATGCTATTATTAAAGACGGGACTGGAACAAAAAATGCAGAAATAACAACAAAAACTAACGATATTATAGATTCAGTATTGATAGCTAATACCACCATAATAAGTGCTATAAGTGACTTTACATCATCGTTGTTAAATATATTAGAAAATAGTTTTTCCATTCCATCAAATTTAGCTTTCGGTAGAAAGGATAATTGTTGTTCTTCCGTAAATAAATCCTTTTCCTTAATACCGGCACCTGCATCAAATACATCATAGACATTGTAGTAATTTAAATAACTGTTATTCATTTATATATAGATAAAAAATGGCGGTTATAACGGTTATAGATGATAAACTATATTCGTCCCTAAGGAAGCTAGTGGGATATTCTACAATATACTTGTTTACAGAAGACGGCAACTTTGTTGAAGTTGTAAAGAACTCAGAGTTTAAATTTCTTATACCTGTAGGGTATTTTTCCAATACCAACGTACCACTTGATGGTTTATCGTTTTCATACGGTAAAAACGCGATGAAAGATAAACACAAACTAGTATTACCTGATTTATACCCGATACAGAGTAGAGTTATTGAGGAAATAATTCTACAATTCTCTAGGAAATATAAAGAAAGAAGACCTCTTTATATGACACTGCATTTAGCATGTGGTTTCGGAAAAACTATAACCGCTAGTTATTTAGTAGGATATCATAAAAAAAATACTTTAATTAGTGTGCCTAATAAACTGATACTAAAACAATGGGAATCTGCTATAAAGGCGCTAGGTGTAAGTTATTATATTTCTTACGATGGAGTGTCCAAATTATTAAAAGTTCTTAATACTAATAGCTTTAGTATTCTAGTTGTAGTTGATAAGCACTTAAATAACACAGAATTCTGTAAATATGTATATAAGAATTGCGATGTATTTATATTAGATGAAGCACATATTTATAATTTAATGAACGAGACCGGCATGACTAGTTTCTTATGCTATTATCCTCCGAAGATATGTTACTTTTTGACCGCTACACCCAGGAAACAAAATTCTATATATTGTAATTCACTGATTAACTTTATAAAATTTTCTTCTTTACAGAAATTACTTTATATAGTAAGAGAGTATTATCCAGAATATTCGAATTCTAATATATCAAAATACGTAGCACAGTTACAAACACCAGCTAATAAATACCATCTTTACACTGAGAAATTATTAGCAGAAGATATTAATAGGAATAAAACTATTGTAAACAAAGTATTAGAATTAATGCGATCTAATAAAGACAACAAAATATTAGTCATTACGAAGTTACGCAATCATATGTTTAGTTTATATACTGATTTAAAACATATTTTGGGAAACAATGTATTTATAGGCGATGCACAGAAAAAATCAACTTCATGTACTATAAAGGATTTAAGAGAATCTAACTCGTTTGTGCTAATATCGACGTTACATTATGCAGGAACTGGTTTAGACATTCCTAATCTTGATACATTATTTATATGTAACGCTGTAATGAATAGCATGCAAACAGAACAAGTAATGGGGCGTATCTGTAGAGATAACGGTTCTGGAGTTAGTAGATCAATATTTCTTTTCATAAATACTTCAATAAAAGATATAAAATCATTGGTAGGCGTTTTTACTCAACGATTTGCACAAATAGCGATAAAATTAGGATTTAGGGAGGTCGTTCAAACTACATAGTGAAGAACCACATGCGCTACATTTTAAATTACTAGTAGATGAAAACATTTTACCCTTCTGTAGATATTCGGATAAATTATACTTGTTAATACCAGAAAACATCACTAGCTTCGACTGACAAATAGAACAAGTTGTGCAGGCATCATCCTCTATAGCTATCTGTTCTTTTTTTGGTACGGTCTTTGACTTTCTCTTCTTCGTTTTGGCGCCTCCAGTTTTATCAGCCATTTAAGAACTATAAAAATATTTCAGCATATGCCCTTTGGCATATATTACGTTCCTTTATGAAATTAGAAGCATCATCGCATGTCATTGCGATTAGGTTATTCATAGTATTTATATCATCGCATGATGCAGGAATTTTGCTAGTCTTATTTACTAAATAATTGGCTTTTACACCAAATGGTGTAAAGCTATAATTAATCAATCTGTTACCTACACACCTAAATTTATTACCGTATATTTGTCTATATCTTATAAACGCATCGTGTTCTAATCTCAGCTTTTCTACTATTTTAGGAACTGTTATATTAAAAATGAGAATAAAATAGCATAGAATCAAGAATAAGATAAACATGTCAAAGGCTAGTGATTTATCAAAGCTAAAAGAGTTATTATCTCTAAAGAAAAATATACGTTTATTGAGTAAATATAAAACTGCTAAATATAACGAATTATTAGACTGGGCTATACGTACCTACTGGTTCGTAGGCTCGGAAAGATTAGATAAATATGCCGTATCAACAGAAGAATTCTATAGAAGAGTTAAGAACAACGCATGTTTATTACAGGGTAAATACTATTTTATGCATAGACTTTTTGGAAATAGGTACGTATTTTTATACGATATGTTATATGACAAGAATACGGAATCTGAAGTACACATAGATGAAAGCCTTAGGAAAAATTTAAGCTTATTAGTTTCTAAGTATCAAAATATATTATTCATAATATTAGTAGAGTATAAAAATGTATTCGTAATAGAAGATATAGTATCTTATAACAATAATAATAGGTTATATGAAATGTTAAATTTTGCAAAATCTATAGGACTTAAAACAAATGAGTTTATAACACTTAGGATAGAAGAGAAAAGAGTTTTTACTAAAGAATATTACGATCTGATACAAGTTAATATAAAAACTGTAAATGGGTTTTACTTAAATGGAATATTATGTATTAGAGAAGATAGTCCGGTACGTGAAACCGCCATTATAAAACCAAGGGAATTTTGTTGTATCAACACTATCAAGTTGGAAAAAGTATCTTCTAATACATGGTTACCATATGCCACGACCTTCAATAGTGAAATTGTGAAGATATCGGGGTTCACTAGTTTAGTAAAATCACAGCTGCGTCCTGGTTCCTTTATATCCGTAATAAAATATAAGAATATATTCTTATTACCAGAAGATACAAAACCTGAATCTCCTGTGTCTGAAAACCAGTATATAAGGTACATAATGGAATATTTTAAAAACGAATATTTTACAATCGGTAACTACATGGTAAAAACAGGGACTACACAAATAGAACAAATAGATAATGAGGCCGGTATTATACTACCGTATAAAAATATAGGAGATCTGAACTCTGTGATTAAAGATGAAGAATTTGTTGAAAAGATAAGAACAAGATCATTATTTGATCTCACATGCGATTATTTTATCTACGACAGAGAGAAGATAATTAAATTGATAAATGAAATGGAATTTAAATTAGACGATAGTAATAAAATAGAAAGTTTTAGTATCGCATCCAAATCCTTGTTTCACAACGATCCGTCTCTAGAAGATATTTATATGAAGTTCCATCATTTTGTAATTATATTTAATTCTTTAGTTGCTGCGAAATCTGCAATAGAAAAGATCATACCATGATCATATGCGCTGTAGACATAGGAATTAAAAATCCCGCTTATTGTGTATTTAATTATGAAAATGGTATTTTAGAATTATTAGAAATTGAGAAATCTGATTGGTCTAATAATTGGGAAAAGGCCGTGTCTATGGATGTTAGTAAATTTACCCCGGATATAGTGTTACTGGAAAAACAGGGGTTTAAATCACCTAATTCTAAGTTCATCTATTTTATCAAAGGTTTATTCTATAACACTAATACAAAAGTAATCATTAGGAATCCTACTTTTAAAGGAGGGAGTTATGCAAAAAGAAAAAAACTGTCTATCGAGACATTTATAGAAAAAATACCAGAATACTCAGGTTCTAAAAGTGATATATTAAATAAATATAAGAAATTAGATGATATAGCTGATAGTTTTAATCTAGGTATATCATATATCGAAAAAGAACTAAAAAGTGTAAAATAAATAAAAATATGTGTAATCAGAATGTATGATTTATTCATATATTTACATAAAATAGAGAATAGATACATAAGGACTATTTTTAATTTCCATATTAGAAAATGTGATGAAATAACAAATATATATAACATTATAAAGGCTAAAATAGCTAGCGAGACTAATTTCAATAATGTCATAGATATTAGGTTTAATAACCATATAAAAAAACTAATATATTGTGATATTAATATCACAAAACATATAATTAATCAGTCTAGTTATGCCATAAAAACAAGGTCTAGCAAAAAAACAGATAAGATTATACAATATTTTGAGATCAACATGATCTCTGATACGCCTACTTCTAGAAAAACAAGAGATATATTTCTCAATGATAAATCATCCTTAGTGTCTTATATAAAAACAACAAACAAGAAATGTAAGATTGATTATGGTGAAATAAAGAGAACTATAAACTCTCATTATAAGTCTATGTATTATTCGGGGAGACGATCGGACGAATATATGTGTACAACTGTGTACAAAGACAAGAATAAACCATGGATTAAGTCTATATCGAAGAAACTAACACTCGATATAGATGAACAATCTATAATAACGAGAGGAAAAAGTTCTATACTCCAGACTATAGAAATCATATACACTAATCGTACGTGTATAAAAATATTTAAAGATTCTACTATACATGTTATACTATCTAAAGATAAATCAGAAACTACTTGTAAGGATACTATTAATAAGTTGTTTACAACATATACTATACTTTTTGATTTTATAGGTTATATAACCGGTAATGAAAATTTTAATAAGTATAAAGATATTGTATCTAATATTGTAAACGCTGAAAGCTTCGAAGAAAAAATACGGATGATAAAGGAATATTCTTACATATATGGAATATATAATTTTAAAATAGGCATGTTCAATATCACATATAAACTACCAATTAACGTTATTGTTTTCACGTCTTTAATGGATGCCAATAGTAAAATAAAGTTTTTTAAGGGAAAAAAGTTAAACATAGTAGCATTAAGTTCATTAAAAGATTGTATTAGGTACGTCGAGGAAGCCGATAACATACTAGATATGATGAAGAAAAAGTCAGAAGAGTTAGATAAGGTAGATATAGTTACCGCGTCCGTTGATAAACTGAAGAGTATAGTAGTGTGGATATAATAGCATTTTAAAATAGAAAAATTAATACATATCTAAAATGGATCAAAAACTAGGAAACAAATTCTTAGAACCTGATCCTAAACAGAATGTTTTTTATAGACCTTTACATTTTCAATATGTATCATACGATAACTTTATATCGTTCCGTCTTAAAGAGATTCTGTCTGTAAATAGAACGTTACTATCGTTTAAAAATGATACTGAAAAGATTGTACTTAGAATTAACAATATTAGAATAACACCACCTGATTATTCTCCTATTATCGCTAGCATCAAAGGCAAGAGCTATGACGCGTTGGTAACCTTTACCGTAGATATTAGTAAGGAGGTGATGACTAAAGATGGATTAACTGTTACTAAGATAAGTAGTTACGAGGGTAATGACTCACAGCTTATAAAGATACCCCTGTTAATAGCATACGGTAATAAAAATCCTTTAGATAATTCCAAGTTCGTTTCCCCTAACATAATAGGGGGAGTGTTTATAAACAAACAATCCATAGAAAAAGTGGGAATAAATATTGTGGAAAAAACTACTACATGGCCTAAATTTAAAATAGTAAAACCAAACGCTTACACTTTCTCATTTTCTTCTATATCACCTGTAAACATATTGCCTACTAAGTATCGTCATTATAAGATCAGTATGGATCTAGCTCAATTGGAAAATTGTTCTATATCATCTGCTAAAACATTTATTACTGTCAATATAATAATACTTATAAAATACTTGATTAACAAAGATCTCAACTACATAAAAAACAATTTATCTTATGATATGCCTATAGAAACTATATATCTCATTAACGCGATTATAGAAAGTTCAAGAATAATAATAGAAACCGAAGACTTTAATATTAACGAATATATAGATAATCTAATAGAAACTGAATTCCATAAACAACGTTCAATAGATAACATAGAAGATTTCAGATATGATATAATGTTTAATTTTTTACCGCATATGGTAAATAGCCCAGATCAATTAAAAGGATTTTATTTACTTGGGCTTCTAAGAAAGTTTATATATTGTATATATTATACGAGTAGATATCCTGACAGGGACTCAATGGTCTGTCATAGAGTATTAACATATGGTCGATATTTCGAAATATTAGCAAATGATGAATTAGAAAACTATATCAATAACATAAAAAATGATATTACTAATAACCATAAGAATAAAGGAGTTTGTAGTGTAAGTATTCACGTGTTGACCACTCCGGGCTTTAACCACGCATTTTCAGGATTATTAAGCGGTAAATTTAAAAAGACGGATGGTAGCTATAGAACACATCCACACTACTCGTGGATGCAAAATATTTCTATACCTAGAAGTGTGGGATATTACCCAGATCAGGTAAAAATATCGAAAATGTTTTCTGTTAGAAAATACCACCCTAGCCAATATGGATTCTTCTGTCCGTCTGACGTGCCAGAACGCGGTCCTCAAGTGGGTTTGGTATCCCAACTATCCGTCCTGACGTCAGTGTCTAGCATTAGAACAACCGAATATCTGGATCTGAAAAATGCTATAATTAAATATATATATTCTTATGATGCCAATGATATAAATTATTTCGAAACAGGTCATATAATCACTATTGAAAATAACTTAGTAGCTTCGATTAATCCTGCTCTAGTAGACAAATTTGTAAGTGACTTAAAATTTAGAAAAAGAGTAAATTATTTTGGTAATCTAGAAATAGGTATCTCTAATGTTAAAGACCATATGAACGAAATACGTATCAACATAGGTAGTGGGAGATTGATAAGACCGTTTCTTGTAGTATATAACGGAGAATTAGTAATGGACAGTGTATGTGATGAATTAGAACAGCGTTTACACACTATGACTTTCTCTGATATACAGAGGGAATATCCGCATGTAATAGAAATGCTAGATTTGGAACAATTTGTGTTTAGTAATGTATGTGAATCAGTAAGCAAATTTAGAGAATTAAACGATGACGACAAGAAATTATACGAATATTGTGATTTTCCAAACGAATTCCGAGATGGTTATGTAGCATCGACCTTAGTTGGAATAAATCATAATTCTGGTCCTAGGGCGATTTTAGGTTGTGCACAAGCTAAACAAGCGATATCGTGTTTGAGTTCTGATATCAGAAACAAAATAGATAACGGTATTCATCTAATTTTTCCGGAAAGACCTATAGTTCTAAGCAAAGCAACTGAAACTTCTAAAATAGCCATTAACTGCTTCGGGCAACACGTATTTGTAGCTCTGATGTCTTACAGAGGTATTAACCAAGAAGATGGTATAATTATAAAGAAAGAATTCATAGAACGCGGTGGCTTGGACATTGTAACGGCAAAAAAACACCAAGTAGAGATCCCTGTAGAAAACTTTAATAACAGAGAACGTATAAATTCTACAGCGTATAATAAGTTAGATATAAATGGTCTTGTAAGACTAAATGCATTTTTAGAACAGGGTGATGCAATTGCCAGAAATATATCGTCAAGAACATTGGATGACGAATTTGTAGAGGATAATCAGATTAGTTTTGATATTTCAGAGAAATATACAGACATGTATAAGTCTAGAGTGGAAAGGGTACAAGTTGATCTGACAGATAAAGTAAAAGTTAGAGTCCTAACTATGAAAGAAAGAAGACCTATACTGGGTGATAAGTTTACGAGCCGCACTAGTCAAAAAGGGACAATTGCATACATCGCTTCAGAATCTGAATTACCTTATGATAAAAACGGCATTACTCCAGATATAATTATAAATTCAACATCTATATATTCTAGGAAAACTATTTCAATGTTAGTAGAAATGATATTAACATCAGCATATTCTGTTAAGCCTTATAATAACAGCGGTAAAAATCGTCCTATTTGTTTTCCAAGTAGTAACGAAACTGAAATTGAGAACTATATCGAGTTTGCTAGAAAATGTTACCAACATACAATGCCTAATCTAAATGAAAATGATTTGGAAGACGAAGTATACTGTGAATCCATACTATACGATCCAGAAACAGACAAGCCGTACAATACTAAAATATTTATGGGGCCTCTTTATTATCTTCGTCTTAGACATCTTACGCAGGATAAAGCAACCGTAAGATGTCGTGGTAAAAAAACAAAACTTATCAGACAAGCAAATGAGGGTAGGAAGAGGGGAGGCGGAATTAAATTTGGTGAAATGGAACGTGATTGCTTGATTGCCCATGGTGCGGCCAATACAATAACTGAAATTTTAAAAGATTCGGAAGAAGATTATCAGGACGTATATGTTTGTGAAAATTGTGGTGATATAGCCACGAAAAAAAATAATAATATCTTCTGTATACGGTGTACTAAACTTAATCTATATACCGGTTTGACAAAAATTGATACCACCCATGTGTCTAAGGTATTTCTAACACAGATGAATGCTAGAGGAATAAAAATCAACCTAACCTTTAATGAGCAAAATCCATTATTTTATAAGCCTATGAACCAAATCGATTTATCGCCTGTAGTATTATTAAAACCATGATAGTTTTCCTTTATCTATCGGGGCAACATTATCGGTTTGTTTATCTAACTTCTTGGGCAATTCTATGGCATGCTTGCGTAGATCTTCATAGTCGTCTTCTAGCTTATCCATCTTATCTTTAATTTTTTTATAGCTATCCTTAAAGTTATCTCTTTCCAATCTATTAAGATTTTCTACAGCATCGTTATACATTTCTTGATTAGACCTTTGTCTACTTGGTCTTCTAGGTGGATAATCATCATATACTCTATCCTTATCAGGATGGGGCTTATATACATCTTTTTCAACTCCTAATTTACTATAACCTCTATCATAGTAATATTTATCTTCTCTTTCGTTAGGATATCTATCGTCATCATTAGCCACGTATCTATTTCTCCTCCTTATACCAGTAGGTGTATAATCATCGTTGTTGACAGCATACATCATTTCATCTCCAAAAGCATCAGAATCCTTTAAAGGCATTGATCTCTTGGGTGTAATAACATCTTCTTCATACCCATACCGTCTACTTCTAGGATTCTCGTCTTCATATACATCATATTTATAATTATCGCGTCTATGTTTATTATTATCATTTTCGTACCTTCTACGACTACAGATTCCTCTGTTTAACGCAGGGGCTTCGTCTTTAATAATATCATTAGATGTATCGCCGGTATCTAAATTCTTATTGTAGTCAGTACCGTTTTTTCTTCCTTTACAGTTTTTTCTAAGATCGCACTCTGTATTATCTATATAAAATTCGTGATAATCCCTGGGCCGGCGTTCTCTATCATTTGAATAGTCATATGAAGGACGTTTATCATCGTCCAAATACCATTTCCATTTACTACAATCATCGGGAAAGAACAACATGTGTCTGTTCTGGTAGAAGTCTTTATCTTTATCTTTGTAAATCCTTATGGCGCTACAGTCATAATCGCAGTTAGCACTAAAAGACATCTTGGAAGTGGGATACTCATCTGTTAGCCTTAGATATTCGTAAGTATCGCCAATATGACATTTAGTGTATAATTGAACGTATTCGTAATACCCCTGTTTTACATATATTTCATCTGTAAAACAATAACATAGTCCATCCATTATAAGTTCAGATATTGAATAATCGGTCTCGAAATAAATCCCACAAAGGCTCATATATAAACCCTTTTTCTTGGCTTTCTTAGACGCAAGTATATAATTAAAGAAGTCCTCATACGCACACATCTCTTTCATATGAATGCTATTACCTCTTTTATATTCTTCTGGACCATAAGATGGTTTATTAGAGATTGATTCAATCGCAGTTATTATATCATCTGCTGACATAAGATAAATATAATACATAGGAATACCTATAAACATGCACTTACATCCGAATCTAGCATGTACACCGCATATAATTCTTAGGTAATCACTGACTATATCAGAAATTTTCTTGGATGTTGTACGTTCTGAGTCATTATAATTAAATGTGATATTATTATTGCCCATATAAAGCAGATACATAACAGCATATACTATATATTTTCCCTTAGTTGATATATCGGGTATGCGATCGTTAGACATATCTATCTTATTATATAACTTCTTAATTCCCTGGTTGTTATGTTTTATAAATTCCCCTAAAAAATAATTATCTAATATTTTGGGATACAGAAGTTGAGATTGGACGCCGTTAATAAGGTCATCGTTACAACTATAATGAATAAAACATCGAAAGATATTGCGAATAATTTTTCTATCCTTTCTAGTTAAAAAACTCCTAGGCGTGAGATCATGATCCCATGTATTTATAATCAAACTTTCGAACTTGCTTATACATCTTGTAACGCCGCACTTATCTCTCCCCATTTATATGTTGAAATAAATATACAATACCATTAAAATTATTCCGGCAAGAGGGAACCATAGCCAGTTTGTATATCTATCTTTCTAGCCAGATTTACCATAGATAGTCGTAAGGTATCCGCGTGACGTTCTAATCTATTGATAGTTTCCGCTACAATATTACATGATTTTGCTATTTCTACGTGGTCAGATGTTACCTTATTTATTTTATCTTCTAATGCTTGTAATTGTTTAGTAACAGTTATCGAGTTAGGATCATCATCATATACAGGGGGAGATACAGGACGTGAGGGAAATGGATCGTGACGGTCTTCGCCATCGTCAGGTTCTTCATCCATTATGTTATCCGGTATTCTTTTTTCATCCTCTGGGATATTTACGGAACCAGCTATCGGTATTTTCCCCTTTACTGGAAGCAATTCTACTGTATAAAACATACTGCTATAAGATGGCATTATTATATCTGCTATGTCACTATCATCTTCTATATCACCTATTACTATAGCAAATATATCATGCATAATACCGATACGCGACTGTATAGTTATATGATCCGACATGGATGTTACATCATAATACACGTATTGTGCCGTGTCTGGCAAATACCGTAAATAAAATCTTGCAGATACATTGTTTTTAATAGATATCCAGTCATCGTGTCTATAGCACAAGCCTTTAAGTACGAATTCTGGCACTGTTCTATCGAACGACCATGTATGCTGTGCGCGAGTTATTATGAGTGTATTATTGGTACTATTTTTAGGATTGGCCCTTAAATATTCTAAGTAACTAGTATATAACGACATGTAATCTTTATAATATAATTCTCTTCCCCAGTTCAACAGTTCAGCAGCTGCATCATCTTCAGGCAGTAGATAAAAAGGAATTCCTACAAACATTGAATTACACTTATATTTTATGTGTATATTGGCTACTCTGTTGATAAAACGGTGCCGTATTCTTCGTATCGTTTCTTTTATTTTTCCAATATCGGCATTAAATAGGTCTAGTCGTTCTTTAGATGCCGTTATTAAGTACATAACAAGAAAAGCCATATATTTACCTATAGTGTTGACAGATGCCGGTGTATGTATTTGTTGTAATAATTCTGCAAACTCGCCATGATTATAATTCATAAGTCTCTTATATGATTTGCTATCTATAAGAGTTTTGTAACTCAATATATTTTGGTAAAATTCTAATACGTTTCTATGCGCGGAAAAACTATCTATATGGAAACGTATTAGATTTCTAATACAACAATTATAATACCTATTTATATAAGCATTATGCCTTAACTGTATATTCCATGATTCCTTTACAGCGCTTACAAAAGCAACTACTGGATTAGGTTTACCTTTAGCACGTAATTCCACGTCATCATCCTCCTCTTCTAGGGCACCAGGAACCGCATCCATTTATAGATTAGATTTTAATGTAATGCAAGCGTCTGATGATTGTTCAGATTCGCTACACGGGTTCCATATGGTACCTATTTCCCCCCTGGTATAATTATAATATATGCAGTCTTGTAAGTTATTAAATAGAATAGGATTTCCTAGGGAGGTCGATAAAAATCCAAATTTAGACGCGGACACGTATTGGTTTTTATATTCTATGCATCTCCATTTAGCTTTAGGATCGGTTTCTGAATCATTAGGATCAAATACTCTTTTATCAATATATAACCCTCCTGGAGATTTAGAATATTCTAAGCTACTATATGCGTCATTAAATTCTAGTATATTATGATAGTTATCGTATATAATATATAACTGGAATAAGAATATGCATATTACTACTGTTGCCACGATAACTATAAATACGAATAACGCATCCATGATTTATAAAATATTAATTGATACTATTATACATCATAGTAATAGTTTTATTTACTTCTTTACGAAAAAGTTTTATATTTATATCAGAGATATCAAACACATGGAAAGTACCAATTTGGCACTCGCAATTGAAGAAGTTTAGTATACACATTGTAGTAACATCATTGACATATGTTATTTTTTTTTCTTTATCATATACCGAATCGGATGGGATAGAATTTTCTTTTGTTATGGAACATTCCCTTATTTTAAAATCTGATAGCTTGTTGTCTATCATATCCTTCAAAAATTTTAATATATCAGCCATATATTCTCTTATACTGAACCACGGATAACGTTCCATGAAGAATATCAAATTACCTTCTGGTGCTATGACATTAAACGGCATATATGATTCCAGGGTAGTGGAATGAATCGTTTTTATATTTTTATATTCTCTGTTAAACAGTTCTATATCGATAAAATCTAATTTATCCACAAGTTCATCATCTATATTAGTACCACTACTAAATGCTATCAATTCTATAGTTTTTGTATTACCGCTTCTAAACTCCGAAAACGAATGAAGAAGAGTTTCTTCTAATTCTTTTATATAAGGTATCTTTATAATTTTATCTTTTTCAATGATATAATATTGAATATCCGCTAAAGATATATATGTATTATTTTCTTCTTGTGTCTTTTTGATATAAACACAAAAATTACACTGCATGGTAAGTATTTCATATATGTATTGGTAGAATATTTTATATGTAGGTATGGATTCTATTGCTGTAAGCCATTCTTCATTAATAGCAGTAGTAGTATTTGCCATAACAATCCCAAGATTTAACCTTGGAATTTTAATATATTCTTTACATATATGTTTTATAAAAGTTGCTATACTAGGGTCGGTAGCTATATTAATCTGAAACTCTCGTCGGTACATTAGTTCCATTAATATTGATCTTATTATTTTTTTAGATTTTTTATTTATCTCTAATATCTTCGATTCTATAATTTTGAGTAATTCTTTCATTAAATTGATGGTAGCTGCAAATTCTGGATCCTTTACTGTTGATAGCTTAGAAAGCATATGGTTTATGCTGACTTCGTCTATATCGTCCATCCTAATAATGAGTTTTAATCTTTAATAATATCACGATTTAATAACGATGATTTATATACCATTTTTAACACAGTTGATAAAATAGTAATGTATACAAGTTTAATATATACTGTTAATAAAGCAATAATTTCTCCGCACATTTAGCTATAATGGATATATTTGAAATACTATCTAATAACGAAAATATTTTTACAAAATTCCTATTTGATTTCTAGAAAATAAACATTTATTTATAACAATAAATTTGTATTCTATCCTCATACAACAATAGACGCAATAAATATAATATCTTGATTTTGTAATTTATGGAAAATTATCATAACATGATAAAAACTTAAAATAATAGAAACTAAATACCGGAAATCTTTTTTTTAGTTAAGTGAAGATATAAATGAACATAATAGATATTATGAAAAGTATTAAAGGTGGACATCCCATAACCCCCAATATAGTAACACGATTTTCTAATATTATAGATTTTAATAATGTACTACGAGATCCCCTATTCATAACATTATCACATACTGTGATTACGGATAGTAAAATTAAATATTCTGATAAAGATGTATATAATATGTTATATACTTTATATGGTTATATTCCCTCTGTAATTTCGAAGAATGAGTTCATATCTGTATTGGAGAGAATATATATTTATCCACCGGAGAATGTTATACGCAGGATGTTTGGAAATAATGACAATGTATACACTGGTATATTTATACGTAAGATGTTACGTGAGTTGGAATAACGAGTCTTTAGATATATATGATGAATGTTTTTCTATAAGAACACCACTATCCTCTTTGTGTTTTGAAGCTATAGTTGTGTTTCCATCGCCCGTGCTAAAGTTTTCATTTTTAGATTTGTTACCTTCTTTATCCAATATACTAGGAAGGTTATGTTTCAAGTATGAAAATTGATTAAGTAATATAGATACGTCTTGTTTCTTATCTATAACATATTTATCAGAAAAATCATAGCATATACGTATATCCTTATTCGCAAAGACAGAATTTTCTATTATAAATATTTTTCTCCCTTTAGATGCGGCACGCATTATCGATAATGCTCTTATCATTGGTTTGGTACTTAATAACGACATAGATCTTGTAATATTTTCTATATCTGCATCTGATACGTTACAACAACATAAATGTGTTATACTACATCTGCAATTACTAGGTACGTGTCTGTATGTTTGGCATAACATAATGATTGATATTTTTATATGCCTTCCTGTGTTTACCATCCATGATAGCATTTTAGATTTTAGTTGCATGTCTCCCAGGTCATCAAGAATTATGAGAAATTGATGGTTTGTTGTATCTTTAGCCTTTTTTATAGTTACTAGGTTATCTTTCATTCTGGCCAATGAATATTCTAGTTCATCCGGTGTATTTATCTTGAACACATGATCTGGCCAAACGTAATAATCATAAGATGGATTTAATATAGGTGTAAATAAATAAATATGGTTATACTTTACAACCAATGTCTTAAACAAAGATAGCAGAAATGTTGTTTTGCCAGATCCACTACCGCCTAATATAACCATTCTAAAGTAGTCAGTTAATAAACTACGTCTATTGAATCTTAATTCCTTTACGGTATCCATTTAAATCACTCGGTATTTATATATCCTCAAAATCTACTACATGGCTATTTTAACTAATTGTTTATATTAAAAATATAATACCTAAATAATCATTACTATAAGTATTAAATAGCCAAAATAAACAAAATTAATACATATACTAATATGAACAAACAAACAGTCATATGGTATGCCAATTTATGCAATTATTTAATTAATACATTTATGATATTAACGGGACTGGGCTTAATAGGGCTTTTAATAGCTAACGTAATAATATTTAACAAAATACCTGTTTGTGGAAATAGGAATGGTATGATAGGCTGGGTACTTATATCCCATAACTGTTACACGGTAGTAGATAATATAACATTTTATGATTTGGTTATTTATTGTGATAAGCATCAGTCGGTCATTCCAAACTCGTTAGATGAACACGAAGTCCTCATAGTAACGTCTGTTTTAGGTATACAAGAATATTGGATGCCGTTTACTAAGAAAAGAAATGGATGGTTTCATGGAAAAATTCCAGTGTCCGTAAAGGGAGATCCTGATAAGCGTATAAAACTGGGGAAACCGATGATTGCTGATAAGGAAGAACAGTGCGCTATATATAACGATGGCATAATAGAAGAAATATGTACAAAAAAACATAAGGGAATATGTTTTTCTATATTATAAAGAGTAAATCACTCAAAACTAAAGTCATGGGGCAGTATATTAATATTGTTACCTTATTAATCATAAACTTCTTAAGTATCTTAGCTAACACAGATATGGTATTGGATATTGGATCTTCCCCGGTTATTAACTGCGAGATACCTGGTAACTACAGTGTAGATACGGTTACTTTGGTTTTTGTAAAAACTAATAAATTGCTTGCTAAGATGGTACCTAGTTATCATACTAACACAAAACAATGCTATTCTGATATACGCGTGTATAATTTCCAGTTATATAACATCTCTATAGAAGATGAAGGAAGATATAGATGTAGATTTTCTCTATTATCTAGCGTTATGTACGAAACACGATTTACTTTATATGTGATGCCAGAGATGAATTCATACAGCAGATTTATGGATGATAAGATAATATATGTATGTAATAGGTCTATTTCTCTATACGATAATAGAGTTAAACTAGACATGGTAATAGGAGGAGTTTACATAAGAGGGAATAGCTTAAAGACTATCAAAACTAAAAATGCTTTTTATACATATACTGTAGGTAACAAGAATTATACCGATTGGGCAAAAACGGTAACATGTATAATGTCATTAAATGGAATAAAAAGAGAAAATGTGCTTAATATAATTAGTGTAGAAGATATCAACAAACCAGATACATATAATGTATACAATGACCTTATATATAGTATATAAATACATCTAGTTGTTATATATTTTATATCTTGGCAATAGTATAACATATGGCTTATAAAACAATTTTTATCTTATATATTTTTTGTTACATAGATAAAAACGATTCTATATTGGCTAATGTAGGCGAAGAGGTAACTTTAAATTGCAGTATATACGATGCCTTAGAGATCAAGGTCGATACTATAATTTGGTTTAAATATAGCGAACCTATTTCCAAATATATTAGTATTTCTGACGCTAATTCCACTATATACGGAGAATATGTTAGTAATAAAATACAAGTATATAATAGTAAAGATTTAAAAACTACGGCTATTAGCATATCTGGTATTGATGTTAGTGACACAGGGTATTATGGGTGTAAATTCTATATAGGTGATTGTATTAAAGAATATAGTGATAATATAGAACTTATAGACACTGTTTATTTTGTTTGGACAAGTTCAGCGTATACAACTAGAGTCCAGTGTTATATTATTAGTTCTACAACTACTAGTGGGCATTGGGTAATAAATGGCGTTAGAACTGACGGATCGGCGGTTGCGACTTTACTGGCAGATAGTTCTCATCTAATAGGAAGTAACGTCATAGAACTTATAATATATAATTCTTTTGATGATACAATAGATGCACCTATATGTTCTGTAGATTTTGAAGGAATGATCAAAGAATATTCTATAAACATAAGAAGTACGATGCCAAATGTATTATATAATGAATATAATGATATTGCGACAACACTGTACGGATTAGGTGATGCTAGTTAAAAGTGAAATAATAAAACAGTTTGTATAATGACACCAATTGGCTATTATGTACGCGCCTATAAACGCATCTCAAATATCATGCCTTTTAGAGGATTTATTACCTGACCGATATGACGAAGATAAATGTATCCCGAATAAACATATTGTAAAAATACAAGAATTTATAGAATTAGCTATTTGTAGAAATTATGCTGTCATTGACATTTCAGATATCACTGTGTTATGTATGGATACCAGCAACGCTACCAATAAGTATTTATTAACCACTGATACCAGTAGTCATGATATATGCGAGAATACCGGTCTAATTATAAAGCGATTTGAGGGATTTTTCGTAGTATGTCTGGATGGGTATTGTAAGATAACTGTGAATTTAGGAGACAGGCAAATCTCTGACACTATTAAGGAATCTTGTGGATTTATCATGGATGTAGGTCTAGATCATTTAATGGTGGCCGATAACGCTGTGTTAGTTGTAGCCAAATACACATTAGATGCATCGATGTTTTATTATCAAAACATTATCATGTTTCCAGAAGAAAACTTATTGGCTGAATTCAAAGGCTCTAACTTTATTTTATATGACATATCGGTTAACGGTATAAAGCTAAAACTTTTAGTTACTAATAAAAATACATATAATTTTATTACTGGAGAGAAATGCGAAATTTTGAAATACAAGTATATATTTGATCGCTATAATCTTCCCATGCCTGTTATACCACTTTCCCATTATGAATTTACTTCGTCAGATATGTTCGCTATAAGGAATCTTGACATAGATTCTGTGATTGCACGTGTAAGACCATGTATCGACGGGTACCATAATAATATATGGTTAAGAGTCGTTGCTAGGGTATTATATGGTGTTATAATTACGTAAACATAAAACGTGAAAAATTAATTAATTATATAAATTGAGTTTTTATAGCAGTATAAGACTGTGAAGCGTATTTCCAAATTTTCTACAGATATATATACATTATGAATCTAATTCAAAAGATTAAAAATACAGGTGTTAAATGTATAGAAATATCTAAATTATCTGATTCTATACTTAAATACGTAGGTAGCTACTTTAATGTATATGAGAGTAAATATGTAGACTCGTATGTCAGTGTGAAGATATTTACCAGTACCTCTAAGAAATTAACTAAAATATTTCTGAGAGAAATATATATGTTACGAAACTATGTATCTGAAAACTGTCTACAATTCTACGGATATATATTAGATACATCACAATCTTTTCCTATATATGGTATTGTAGCCGAAAGTAATTTCGTGTCTCTTAGAGAATATATTAAAAATAATAAAAACATGAGTTACGTTAACAGATCTAAAATGATGCTTGGTGCCGCAAGAGGTTTATCGGTTCTTCATACTTCATATACCAAACCCTTTCTCCATAAAAACCTAGGAAACGCATTTTATGTTACGCGCGACGATGTAGTAAAAATATGTTACTACTTACCAGATGACGTATTTTCTGAAAGAACTAACTTTGCAGCATACTTTGCATATGAATTATTACGTGATATATTTTCGGATTACAATACGAAAACAGAAATATACAGCTTTGGTATCGTGATGTGGGAAATACTTACAGGAACTATTCCTTTCAGGGGCATGTCTTATAAGGAGATATACTACATGTTGATACACGAGAATCGTGGAGAATATATACCATTAGATGCGCCCACGGAATTACAATGTATTATTATAGCGTGTAGAGGCATGGATCCTGATAATAGGCCTACGATTTCCGGTATAGTAAATGTATTAGAAGGATTTTGTTCGTGCCATTCATTCAGACATGATAGATAGTTTAGTTATTATCATCATCAGAAAAATAATTAATTGATTCGTCTGATAGAGTGAATAAAGGCGCCTTTTCAGGAGGCATGCTTACTAGTATAAAATTATGATTATCAACAACATTGCCTATATTCTTGCTTTCTTTATACCTAATAATATATCTTATACAACAAAATATCATGACTATAGTTAAAAGACATATTGGAATCGATATTATGTATTCTTTATACTCTTTTATAACACCTGCTGGGACTGTTGAATTGTTATAGTAATTGTTTTGTGTTGAATATTCATCATCTATAAATATACTTTCTAATATATTTTTGTTATTACAGTTATTTTTTATCCCTATATTTATATGGTAAATATCGTGTTCATTGAAGCATTTAAGCACTATCTTTTCCATATCAAATGTTTTTATATTAGAGGATTCTGCTATTTGGCCATTACCTCTCGAAAATAATAGGATTGCTATATTAGTATATTCCTTTTCTCCAAGCGACAGTCTATCTATTGATAACCATTCTGCACAATCCTTGGTAGTTTCTGGGCATATTGTAATAACATATTCGTTATTATCTTTTGTTATTCCTCGTTGACATGCTTCTATGTAATAATATGGGATAAATAATATTATAACGTAAATCATTATATTTATTAGCTATAGTTACTATTATATAGAAATATTTATCATAACTTAAACAGGGTACTTGCCAGTAACTGATAATGCGCGAAAATTAATACAGTGGATATTTCGTATAGTTCTACGGTATATTCACTAAATTACCATTAAACGGTTTGGTAATAGTAATTTAATACAAATAAAATTGATATTTAACTAAGCATGGTTAAATGATTTCGCTAGCCAGTTCCTGTCAGAATATCCTGAATGTTGTTATGCACGGCCAGTGTTTCTTCGGAAAATGTAACAATAGGAGGATTAAAATGACAAGTCCGATGACTTACAATGAACTTGAATTTATACAAAAATGGTTATTAAATAAATATAATTTATTCATAGAATTTCCGATAGAACTCATTACTATAGAACACGTACTCTTTCATATGAGAGAAGATGTATGTACTATAAAATACAAACATATTAAACACTCTCACAGTTATTTTATGACCATGTCATAAGAAATAGATTGATTCAGCTTATGTATAATTAATAAATATAATGTAAAATGTAAAATACAGTCTGAAAAAAATATAAACATACATCACGTATGATTTATAGAGATGCCACGCTTAAATAAATGTCCAAAATATAGAATGTCATATTCTGAACTATTAAAAAGAAGCATTATATCTCCAGATTTTGCAATATGGATAATGGGACCTAAACATGTAGGAAAAGAAAGTACTATATCTGGAATAGCAAAAGCACTTAATCTTAAAAGAAAACGGTGTTTGTCTTATGCTGATTACACGTGTTTTAAAGCATGGGTATTATCAGATTTTATTCCCATACCTGCCGGATCCAGGGAAATGCCTAATAAATTATTTTTTAAACCACGCATTTATATCTTTAAGTCAGATACTAATATCTATAGCGCCATGAATAAGGAAATATTAAACAACGAATTACCTACGGATAGGATAATTACAGAATATGAAGACATTGAAAAGAGATTATCTTATGAAATTGCTTTTAGTGTTCTTGGTAATACTACACCTACTATAATAGATATATTTTTTAACACGAAGTATATAGTAAACGAAATAGTAGCCGGATACATGGATTTCCTGGAATCTAAAGGCTATAATAACTACTTGAAAGTATTACCATCTCACAGATTATAGTCAGAATAAGAAATTATGCAACAGTATAATAGAACTGATTTACAAAAAATATCATAATAGCACGGCTATTATGTAACTTTAATGTCTTTTTTTAATTAAGCAATAGTTAATAAACACATAATAACCTTAATAACGTGACTAATTTTAACAGAACAATGGATTTTATATAATAAAAATAGCGGATAAGTACAACAAATAGTATGAAAGGCGATATTATTCCTCTTATACAATCAAAGAAAGAATATGCGTTTATACGGTCTATACTAGGTAATAAAATACCTAAATATGTAATAATATTACTAATGATTTTCAATATAATATTTTATAGTAATAGAATGTCGCAGTTAATGGCAATAAATAATAACGCGCGAACATACCCTCCATTATCAAGCATTATTCAATATAAGTATAAAAAAGATAATAAAAAGAATATATCTAATAATCATTATAGTCCTTTTGAAAAATGTAAAAGTAATTTTAATAGTTTCTGTATTAACGGCGAGTGTAGATATGTTAGAAACTTAGAAGAAACCGTTTGTCTTTGCGAAAAAGGTTATTCTGGTAGACGCTGTGAAATATTTGGCCTATCTGAAATATAAAAATGAGTAACAATAATGATATTTACTATCTTCCTGAAGGTATAATATTAGAGGATATAACTAAAAAGAAATGGATATTAGGAAAGTCTGTCGGTTCTGGAGGGTTTGGGTTAATATATGATGTTATATCTATTAGTGATACCGTGGCTAGGTGTATTGCGAAGATAGAATATAAAGAAAGTGGGGCATTGTTTTGTGAAATTAATTTCTATAATAGAGTAGTAAAGAATATACGGTCTATGGACATGTGGAAAGAATATTATAAAATAAGTCACTTAGGTGTTCCAAGGTTTTATGGTTTTGGCATTTTTACTTATCGTGGTATAGAATACAGATTCCTGGTTATTGAGAAATTAGGAAGTGATCTAGACAAGCTGTTAATCGAAAAAAAAAAGTTTAATATTAAAGGTATTAAAACAATCGTTACAAATATACTCACAATATTAGAATTTATTCATGATAATGGATTTTCTCACGGTGATGTGAAAGCTAGTAATATATTATTGGGACTGGATAGTAACAGGATATACTTAGTAGATTACGGCCTGTCCAGCAGATATAGCATCGATGGAAAACATAGATTATATTTAGAAAATCCTAATAACAGGCATAATGGTACCTTGTTATTTACTAGCATAGATGCGCATAAAGGTGTAAACGTTTCTAGAAGAGGCGATTTGGAATCGTTGGGTTATTGTATGTTGGAGTGGTATACCGGTACACTTCCGTGGATAAAATGTGATGACGAACCCATTATGGTACAAAAAGAAAAGGAAAAATTCATAGGACAAATACAGACCATGAACGATGGAAAAGATGCTATTATTACTTATCTAAAATATGTTACCTCTTTGGGATATATGGAAAAACCAGATTATGGGTATCTTAAAAGCCTATTTTTATAATAATTATTTTATTAGTGAAAAAGAAACTCGCATTTAAAGTTATACATATGCTTCCATGGAAGACTTCGTCAAATGCTTCAGTAATAAAATATTATTTTACGGGGATGTAGATCCTACGTTGTTTTCACCGGTAATTACGTTTACTGGTGTAATAGACAGTTATGGATTTAATTTTGTAAACGAATTATTGGCTATACGATTATGTCTTAAAATAATACAGCGTAATGATAATCTATGTAATAAATGCAGTATATTGATATGTGATAACAAATTTAATGTATCCCTTGAATTTGGATACAGAAATTCTAATTATATGTATAAAAAAGGTATATTATATATAGGTGTTTATAGTCCAGATTCTACAGTAAAAGCCATTATACTATTACCACCATACTGTAATTATATGGATGTAAAAATATTAAATTTTAATCTTATATTCCCAGAATGTAATTGTTTTTTCGCGGATGTGGATATGGAACTCGAACGACCATATAGCGGGTCACAAGAATATATGTTTTTATCCCCGTTACAATAATGCACACCAAATAACAATGTATCTTATAAAAAACATAAATTGTAAGCGTAACAATAATACGATAGCTATTGATTAACTAGTCGCTAATTACTAAAAATACCACCTACTAACAATATGTTTGGTAAGTTAGTAATAATATCTATATTTATATTGTTTATAGATGCAAGATGCTTTCATCGCACAACCGATTCATGTTGTACACCAAATGGCTGTGCCTCAGTTACCGTAAATATTACCAATGCGATAAACGATGGTAATAATACGGTATATACTTTACAGTGTATGGGATGTACCGACGATGAAGATTTTACCCTGCTGTACTGGATGCATAACGGAACGTTTCCTGAGAAACTAGATGGCATGAAAGAAGGAAGTACTCAAACAACTACGACATATTCTGACGATTCTGTGATACTTGTAAGAGAGTTAAACGTAACGTCTAGTATATATCTAGGTTTAAACTTTAGCTGTGTATTGATATCACCCTCTAGTACAATTATAGAAACCATTTTATTACATCCATAAAATACGACTATTCAGATCAAAACATATAACAGATATAAACAATAATGATTATAATAAATATATATATAATAATAGGATATGGCTTTTTTAGTCCCGGTATTGATGCTCGTAATGTCCTTATCGATAACGGTAATAGTGACGATGGTATCGTTGTTGGTAGCCGTCACAATAATATATCCTATATCTTTAATAGTACCGTCTTCGATATCTTCAACATGTCTACTATTGATAACATCGTTGATATCAGCGGTATCGATAATTCTAATAACCGTAAATACGATAATGATAATACGCCATCCTTGACGCTTACGCCTAAAACAAAACAAAAGAAGAAAAAAAATGATAGAAATACTAAAAGGCTAACAGATAACACCGATAAGGTTTTGCATAGAAACACGTGTTGTAATAACGACACAAAGGATTGCAGAAATATATACATTAATAGTAAAAGTACTTCTAGGCCTAGTAGATTATTCACGTGTGTGGCTTGTAGTAGAGAAGCCTCGGCTACCCTATTTTTGGAAAGCGGAAAATATTCTAGAAATATAACAAATAGTATTAAAGTATCTAAATCTTATATATTCGTTGGTTTGTTTTTTCCGAATACCGGCGATAACAATACTACCATTAGCTGTACTCTTAGTGATTCTAAGGGTACATTAAAGGTAGTTAAAACAATTGATCTAATAGAATGAAATGTAATAAGGAAAGATGCTATAATATAGTATACAGCTACTTCTTTGTACTCTGCATAATAATTCTTATATTCATTACACCTTTAATAATCAAAATATCAATAGATTAATTTTTTATAAACTTTTAATCCATTGTTTAATAATACTATAAATAAACACAGCCGGTAAAAATGCGTGGCATATTAAATAGGATGATTATTATAATAGAATCTGTAATAGATTTATCCGCTAGCTTTATATATATAACAGTTTATATTATATCCAGGTTATTAAAATACATAGATGGCTCATCGATACTGTATATCTCCATTAGATTCCACTATAATAGCATAACTAAATTTATCCTCGATATGGGGATTAATCCAAATATACCGTTTGTTACCAGCAATAATATATGCCTAACTCCATTGATATATGCTATAGATTATGACAATGTAGATGCGTTTAGACTACTTATACAATATGGAGCTGATATAAACTTATCTACAAATAATTTGTATGTAACGCCTTTATATGCAGCAGTTGTTTATAAAAATATAGATTGCGTAAATATATTAATAGATAATAGAGTGGATATCAACGTAGTTACCAGTAAGGGAATAACTCCGCTAGAATGGTGTATTATGACATGCTATAACGAATTAGGTGATATGCATTATATAGATCAAGTAATGTACTTGACTGCTACGTCATATGCCAATATAGTTATCTTAGAAACATTAACCTGCTACTTTATACTATGTGATGCGTGTTCTTTAATAGATAAAACATCTTATGGTTATAAAAAAATAAATATTTGATAGATAACTCTATAATATTAAAATATATAAGAGATAACTGTATGAATGACATATCAATCATGAACAGTATTAAACTAAGTAACAAAAACAACCTATCGTTTTTTGATATTTTTAAGAGAAACGATGTGAGGACCATTTCTAAATACTTAATGAATGAGAATGTTATATCATTACCTCATAAGTTAAAAGTATACGGTGGTAACATACAAAAATTCATAGACGCTGGGAAGAAACGAATTAATTTGGTAGAAGAAACTGATAATATAATATGTCGTATATGTAGCGTATATGCCTCTACTTGTAATTGGAATAATATACCTGTAGAGCTACGTTATATGATATTAGATTACTTAGAGATGCACGATCTTCTTTTGACAAATATGAAATAATAATAAAACTATTTAATGGAGATAAGTCATATATTAGATTTGATATTATTAAAAGAGAATATAGCTTTTAGGAAAATAAACTTAATAGATGGTGATGATTACGGATGTTATATGGTGATTTGTGTAGATGGTGGTATTCAGTATATAGACATAGAACTTATATTATATCCTGATTGGTCTAGCGTATCTGTTGTAAAACCTATATCTGCTAGAGTGAACAATGTAGATACTGGGGTAATAGAAACTGAAAGAACTATATTCACAGTACGTTATCTTATTAGTTTGAAAGTAAAAGAATACGCATATATAGAAATTTTCTCTAATAGAAAGTTTCTATATAAATATCCTACTTTGGTTATCGATATAAAGAGGTCTATATATTACGTTGCTGATAAGGGAGAAAGTAATGCTTATGTAGATTGAAGCGAGAAAAATCTAATCTTCTAATAGGCGATGATGAATCTAATATATGTATGGTATAGTGATAAACATTTTATAATAGATAGTTTATACTTTCCTTATATGAGCAACTTATTGTATAATTCTAGATATAGACGTTGTTACGTATTTTATTACGTAGATAGTAGTGATAGTGGGAACTTTAGGGATATTGCGGATGATAATATATACTATTACGATTTTGGCAATGTTTTTCCCAAATATACAATGGAGATGTCTAGTTTAAAAAACATTGCTCAGAAAATAGATTTTATGAAAATCGTTTTACTTTGTCACGCATTTGAGGTGTTACGTGAAGAAGATGATCTCATGCTTCTTGATTTTGATTGTCATATATTATCTGTTAAGAATAAGATATATAATTTTGAGCCTTTCTATTGTAAAGATGTGACTTCTTTGGAAGTACTAGTAGACAACGAAGCAGATTCATATATAGAAAATTATGCTACTAGGATAGATAGACTGGGCTCTTACAGATTGTTACAAATATTTATCGATATTAAAGATAATTATATAAATGGTAGTAATAGTAATTCGTTAATATATGCGTTGTATATTTCTATGACCGTTAGATATTTTAAACAGTATCACGATTATGATTTTAGTACTGTATATAAAGATATGAGATTAATATCTAGCGTAGATATTACTTATAGTAGGGGTTCTACGTGGAAAAATACTAATAATGGTTACAATGATAATCCGTACTGGGTAATTAAGTATAAAAGACCTTTTAATAAGGAAATAAAAGACAAAATATATGAATTTATTTTGTTTAATAAGTTTCTTGAACTCTACAATATATTATACGAAGAAATAAATTTCCCATATAATTATAATATTTTCTGGTTGAACAATAAACAACGTAACGGAACTCTTAAAGAGATGGTATACGAAAGAATACCTTCTGGTGAGCAGTCAATTTATATTTCGTTAATAGATAGAATATACAAGAAGCAACAATTGTATGCGAAATATCATTTATAAATAAATTTTTATATCTAAATATATTACACTTCAGTTGTTTCTAATATATAGAAAAAAAGTGAAAATATAATATAAACCCAACGGAGATTCGTGTTTAAAGGATAATTATACTGCGGCAAACATGTCTTTGGAAGTTTACAACGCGATACGAATAGGTGATGTAGAAGATGTTATTAAAAACATAAGATATTCTATGAACAATATTAACGTAATAGACGATGCCTTATTATCACCATTACACTATGCTGTGGAATGCGGGAATAAAGATATCGTTATGGTCATATTGGAACACGGAGCAGATATAAACTTACACGCGGAATATATAGAATCTCCCATTCATACCGCTGTAAAGTCTGGAAATGTAGAAATTGTGAAGCTGTTGATAGATAACGGTGCAGATATTGATTCTATCCACGATTGTAGAAGTTTAACACCTTTACAATATGCTATAATTAATAATGACTATGAAATCACTAAGGTTTTGCTAGATGCAAATGCTGATACAGATAACATCTATACTGCCACATATCCATTGATGGATGCTATAAGGATTGGTGATCTCGATATGGTAAAGCTTTTACTAGATCACGGTGTACGAACTGATATCCTAGAATCTGGAATTTCATATCCTATAGGTTTGGCCATTTCTAGAGGAAACATAGACATAGTTAAATTATTATTGGATCATGATATAGGATGTGACGATAATATTATGCACCGATGCTATGATAATTTATTACCTCCTATACATAAAGCTGTATATAGTAACAATCTAGAAATTGTAGAATTATTATTACGATATAAAATAGATATCAATAGTAGGGATTATAACAATAATACACCTATGCATATAGCCGTTCAGGAAAATCATAGGGACTTAGTGAAATTATTACTCGATTATTCTCCTGATCTAAGCATAATAAATAATGATTCTTTCACTCCGTTGAAGTATTGTGATACTCTAGGAGGTAATGATTCTATAATACGGATGATAATTGCCAGGATTGTACTGAACAAATATCGTATGGTTGTTAGTTGTAGTAATATAATAGGAAACGAATATAATTGGTACATAATAGAAACTAATAAAGTATTTAGGGAGTATAGTACAGAATGTGAGAAAGAATTGGAATTAATGCGCGACATAAAAGTAGGAAAATCCAGTCTTCTAGATATATGTGTTAGTGGATCGGCAAATAATAACATGCTTAGATTTAGAGATACGTACAACTATGATACAAAACTGTATAAATTAAATATATATTCTGATTTGGTATCAAAGGCGATAAAAATAGCAGAGTATAGAAATGGCCTTATAGCTTCATCTTTTGAAGTACTGGAATCGCTACTATCAACAGAGATTCATTCCAGGATGTGGAATGTATTACCAAAAGAATTAAAATATATGATATTACAATACTTAGAAAATAAAGATTTATGCCTTATTATAGAATCCACATAATTGTTTTTATATAAAATATTAGATAATTAATTTATTGTGTAGTTACTAAAAATGTAAATATTATAATATAGGTATATAGAGTATATGAAAAATTATATGCCCGCTAACCACTGTTATATACTAGTTATAGATGGATGTGGAAGATTATATGTATAACTTTTTACTTATAGATATTAACATAGATTATTCTACTTGTAGATATTGTAAAAGAATGTTATATATAGCTGTTAAACTTAACAACATTAGCGCGGTAAAGTTTCTGCTAGCAAAGGGTATCGATCCCAATATGTACGACGAGTATTATAGAACACCACTTCATTACGCTGTCGACAACAATAGTGTAGAATTAGTGGATGTATTATTACGGTATAATACGGATCCGGATATTGTTGATGATAACTTTGAATATCCTATAGTATCCTCTATAAGAAGAGGGTATATCTGTGTTGCGAAGTTATTGGTAGCTTATGGTGCAGATACTACCATCATAAATGACTTTGATATTATACATGATTCTGTAAAACATGGTAAAATTAAAATGATAGAGTTTCTTATACATATAGGAGTTAGTACTCTCATAACAGACGCAGAAGGACATACTCCATTACATTATGCTATGAGTGCTATGAATCGCGATATGGTCCTGTACTTAGTGAATCATATTATTAGCAATGATTATACGCTATATGATGATATGATTCATACTATATTATGTAACTACGATAAATATGACTATCCATACATTGAGTTAGTGATATCATATTTTGTATTACTTGAATACTTGTATGGACGTGCTACGTTACCTAAAATACATTTTATGAATACAGAAATGATAAGTAAAGCTACGGTATTGGATAGAATAAGGAAAAATTGTGAAAACGAGATAATAGATATGATGTCTACATATATAAACACTCATTTAACAGTTTTAGACATCTGTAAGGATATTACAAATTCCAATTTATTAGCAAAACATGTTACTCTTTTAGAAAAATTCTACGAAGCTAAATCACGTATATATAAAGAATATATTAAGCCTTTTATAGATGTTGGAATAGATAGATTAAATCTATTAAATACTGCAATATATGTCATAGATAAACATTGTGATGAAACTAGCTGGGAACATCTACCTATTGAAATAAAATATATGATACTAGAATATATGGATGATAGCGAAATAGTATATTTATCAGAGTATCGTAATAGAGTACTTTAGTGTACCTACATATTTTTATATAGCCGAAATATATTTCTGTAAACGTGCGTATATTTATTGTTATACGATTACTAATACATGCGTGTATATGGAGAAAACGACATAGAAAAAGTTAAATCCATGATCGCCTTAGTAGTCCTTTCATAAGACTATTGAAGTAAGTAATGTGAATTCTATAAAGACATTATAGATAAGGATACGTTATTACTAATTCTAGTAATATTATGGGAAGTAATAACTTCATTTACTTTCTAATATGATAATACAAAAATATAGAAGAACTATATCTACTATGTTATTAGATAATAGAATTAACATCTATGAAATAACATCTCTATATATAGACGAATACGGTAATCATAAGATGTAAACCTAATGGTTTACATAATGTTCCTATGCATTATCTAACACTATTGTTATTGTTGTAGTATCACATATAATATTTTAGAAAATAAGATGATACTATTTTATCATCTGGTAGCTCATAAGAAATTCTATAAAACTGAATATATAAAAAAGTTATGTGATAATGAAATCTACAAAATTATATAAAAATAAAAACATAGTATCGTGCTTATATGGTAATAATATTATCTAAGTTCGTCAATAATCAAAGAATACAATCTATATGTGATGTATTAAATATATACGGTAATAAATTATACTTATAGTCGTTACTAGAAAAAGATATGAACTATCTAACAAGACTATATTATAATACATCGTATTTATCATTTAATAATTTGCCTATTGATGCGATACATATCATCTATTAATGACAGAATACATAAAGTGATATGTCCGAATACAGTATCACCGCATTGTGTTCTGCCATCAATTATGGAAATATACCTTTAGTAAACAAGATATTACTATCTGGAATAGATATAAATAGTGCTTGCAACAATCCTGTAGAATTGTTTAATCCTTTGTATAGTGCTGTATTATGCAACAATAGAAAAATCATAAAACTACTTATAGAATATGGTGTAGACCTCAACAAAGAATCTGAAGTAAATGGTAGTATTATACATATATCTATATTTAAAAGCATTAAAACGTTAAAACTTTTATTGAGACACGGTGCCAATCCCAATATATGCCATAAAACACTAGGTACTCCGCTGTGTTACTTCTTGTCAATGTCTGACAATACAAAAATAGTCAAGACTCTAATAGACTATGGCGCGGATGTCAACATGCCAGATTCTAAAAATCACACGCCCCTATACAAAGCAATATGTTATAATAGAAACGATGATATTATACATCTGTTACTAAAGAATAAAGCTAATACCAACATAAACCACGATAATGGATCTTTATTGCATTTAGCAGTGTGCATTTCTAGACTTTTTACAGTATCAATGTTATTGAACTATGGCGCTGATATTAACTTTACAGATTTTTACGGATATCCTCCATTATATAGAGTAGCAATAACTAACAGAAAACGCATATTAAGATTGTTATTAGAAAGAGGAGCAGATCCTAACATACAATCTAACCTTGGCCGTACACCGCTACATGGTGCGGTATTATGGATGAAACCAGCAAATGTAAAGATGCTATTAAGTTTTGGAGCTGATGTGAATATCGCTGATGGTAATAATCAGACGCCTCTATCTTACATACAAGATGCTGACAATGATACGGCTTTGGTACTAGTATCTCATATATGTATACTGGCCAAGTTAACACGATATAGTAAAAATTCTGGATTCATGCATAATGTTAATACAGTGTCTTGTAGTAAAAAATTAAGTCATATAAGAGATACGTGTAATAAAGAAATAAATAAACTAAGCTCCGTAAGACTCAATAATAAGTACACGTTAGAAAGTTTTTTAACTATGGAAGATAACAAGATACTGTATAAATACATTAAACACCCTAACATGAATAAGTTGAACGGAATCATCATTTATTATGATATTATCGTTGAAAATATAAATAAAGCTAGACGTAGATATATGTTATTAGAAAATGCGATTGATATTATAGATAATATAGTTCCCATGTGGAGAATATTACCCATATATACTAAGTGGTATATATTAGAATCTTTATCCGACAATGATTTGGATTTACTAGTTATGTGATTTTCTTCTATTAAAAACATATTTATCATCGTGCGTATATCTATAATAATAATAATAATAATACAAGAGACCAATCAGGCAACTATTCATGAGAGCCGCATATATGATATTCTCACAACATAATGACAGGAACTGAGGGAATAACCCGAGAATACCTAAATGAATTTCGTGTACGCATGATCATACGTACAGTTACCTGACACGATGTGTATTGTGTAGAGAAAATAAGCATAAGAGATATAGAGTAATGCTTGTCTAAGTAGGATGCTATTAAGATAGGAATAGCACATATTCAGTACAACAATTGTTGGTACCATAATGAAATTAATATTAATAAGATATCAAAAGAGTAGATATTAGTAGAACCTAATATGACTAGGCAATTAACGTGTTTGATAGGTGGCTTACTAAGGGAATAATAAGTTAATGATATATAGCGTATGGTTTTTATATAACGCTATATTTATATATAAATATCACAATCTTTATAGATAACAAAATATATGTGTGTATTGTAGCTTATAGAATATCATTAAAAACATAAATTTTATTTACTATTAATTGTGATGATTCTTTCCTTATATCACCAAACATAAAAATATGGATATTTTATACGAAGCGATGTATATAGGCAATCGTAAATACATTAAGTACTTATTATCAAACATGGGTCATCGAATATATAGACCTTCCGAGGATTATCCAATACCTTCAATACCTCTACACCAAGCGATAGAAGCTAGAAATATAGGAATTGTTGAATTTCTATTATCTAAAGGCGCGAACCCGAATCAATACGATCATCGTAGGTTAACCCCTCTTCATATAGCTTGTTCTCCTCTTAACAAATACGGAATGGAAGAATTAGTTAAATGTAAATCACAAAAGAGTAAACTCTCTGATTATGAGGAATCTGTAATAAACAACGCGGTAAATACTAATAACGTAGAATTATATAACTTATTACTAAAATACGGTAACAACGATATCCAGAATCAAAAAACATCTGGGTCTAGATCATATGTCAATTCAGACATTGTAAAATATGAAAACAATAATGTCGAGATAGATATTATTAAAATGTTGCTCAGATACGGCGCAAACGCAAATAATGGGGATATGTTTTATAAAACACCTCTTCATTACGCGATTACCGATTCTAAAATGATAGAAGCTGTTAAGCTGTTTCTGTTTTACGGTATAGACATATCCGCTACGGATATCGGGGACAATACTTACATGCACGATGCTGTCAAGGCTAATAACATAGAAGCTATAAAAATGCTATTAGAATATGGATCCGGTGTTAACTCTATAAATCTATGTGGTGTAGCGCCATTGCATATTTCATTAAGGTGTTTTGGTTGTGACCGTGCTATAGTTAAATTGTTGTTAGATAGTGGCGCGGACGTGAATATTACAAGTACGATATTAGGCTATTCCGCGCTACATTTGGCGGCTACTAATAATCCTGATATTATAGAACTACTGTTATCTCGTGGTGCAAACCCTAACATAATAAATTTTAATAACGATACCGTTTTATCAAATGCTATAAAATCAGATCTTTGCGGATATGACATATATAAATTACTGATATCATATATTTGTTTATCAGCATTTTTAGATCCTATGATAACAAAAAGTACGGGATATTCTAGGAACATGTCTATAATAACAGATAATCCAGATATGTGTATAATAAAAGAATATTGCGATAAGGAGCTTACGACTATAAGTCAATATAAAATATGTAGAGGATATGTATTTTCTGAGTTTTTAAAATCCGATAACGAAAATGTTACTGAACGATTAATAAATAACAATACGATAAAAGATATACTGCCGGAATTCCCTATATATAATGACATACTCGAAAAGAACATAGAAAAAGCTAGGTACAGACGCTCGCTAATAAATAAATCAATAAGTATTATAGATACGATATCATTATGTAAACCGTCCGATGGTTCCTCGTGGTTAGATATTCCAGTAGAGATAAAGTTTTCAATATTGCGGCTTTTAGACGATAAAAGTCTATCTAATATAACCAAAAACATGTATTAATCGAAATAGTTTTTATATAGTATTGACTGATTGGTTTTAGATAAAATGAAATTTAAAGCGAGTCACTTTAGGTACATGGAATACTATGGATAGCATTAATACACGTTTATATCTGCTAGAGCTCACAGTACCTAGATGATTTAATAACAACTATTACTATGTAAATATATCTAGATTGTACGAGATGACGAATAAAATAAGTCGGTCAAACTGGAAGAATTTAGAATCTTCCAAGATACTGCTAAAATATGTAATAACAGAACGCAATTATAGAACGGGCCTAAGTGCTGCGTAGTTGGAGAATATGTTTCTCCTAGTAGTATACTTAATCACTATAAAAGTGTACGAATTATCATGTATTTTATGAGGAGGAAATATTGGAAAAAACCACTCAATAATTGCTATATATTGAGAATTTTACATACGAAATTCATACTAAGCGTAGTTAGGAAATCAGAGTGAACGATACAATAAGTTATTTAGGTTATGCTGTTGAAAAACCAGATATTTATTATCTTACAAATTTTGCAACATTACTAAGCGATTAACAGATAAAAAATATACGCGTAAAGATAATTCGAAAACATAAAGAAATACTATAAATATGCTTATTGATATTATATATCAATGTTATGAAAGAGATTACAAGACTATATACTTCTAGGAAAAACCTATAACTATAAAGATTTATCATCTATTAAAGGAAAGAATTCCTGAATGAATGAAGCATCCTGGAAATCATAATAGCATTTATATATTAGGATATAAATCCATCATGATCTAGTAATTGATAATAATGCTGCTATATACTTAGTAGAAAAGATATATTATATTGTTAGTGTACGAAAATATAAAGTGTTGCAATCTTCGCTGCGCCGTTTCTCGGATATGAAGATGATAATTATAAGAATAAAAGCATTCAATATGCCAGACTCTCATGTATCCCTTGGATAAACACAGAAGGTTATTTGTATAATAGTCCTTATACTCTACGAAAAATAGTGTTAAGGAAAGTACATGTAATATATTCGAGTACTAGACGTAAGACGTTTATTTCAGTATATGGTATAACAACATATCCATTTTTTGTAGTCACTGCAAATTGTTGATTCTATTAATCCGTTACCAAGATAAGCACATACTCCATTTCCTTTAACTATTATATCATTACATGGTTTACCGTCTTCATTTACCCATGTAGTATTGTCATTGGATCTTTCTATACCTATCCAATGATCTTCACCACAGTTATATCTTAGCATAAAATTAGCCTCTTTAGCGTTATCTATCGAAGCTAATTTTCCATTCATAGATTTGCATTCACTAGATGCTGTCGTTTTATTATTGGTAACGGTAGAAAAATAGTAACATTTTTTACCGTACTGTATCCATTCTTCACCACATACGGTATTAGGAGGATTGATACAAAATATCGCGACGATAATAGCTAGCGCAAATATTATGCCACCGCATGGTACTAATATCATTATGACATTATTCTTACTACAGTTATTATCGTCCATGTTTCGCGTACTCAGATTTATTTGTATTAAAACTTATATAGTTATTGTAATATATTACCATGATTCTGTGTAATAAAAAATGAAATTATATGGCATAATTTTAGCACGGGATGTTATCCTTTAATTGTATTGGTTTATGATAAAACTATTAGTTGCTATGGAGCTTTTCAACGCTGTGGATCGAGGTTATGTAGATAGAGTTATTGAATTGATAGGTAAAGGAGAGGATATCAACAAGAGTGATGATAATGGGTGTTCTCCGCTCCATTATGCTGTTGAAAATGGAAACGTTATAATGGCTAAGTTATTATTGAGTAAAGGGGCAAATCCTGATGCCGTAAACGAAAATGCATCATCTTCCCCATTGCACAGAGCGGTAATCTTGCAGAACATAGAAATGGTTAAACTGTTATTGGATTATGGCGCGTACGTAGATACGTACGAAGATTATACCGTAAGCACTCCACTGGATTACGCCGTGCATATGAAGAACATAGAAATAGTTAGGTTATTGTTGAGTTATGGTGCTGATGTAGATGAGGAATACAGGTTCAATCATCCTATAATAAAAGCTATAGAACTTGGTGATATTGAAATCGTCAGGGAACTGATAGACGCTGGTACTAATTTAAATTATGGATACCGTAATAAGAGATATCCATTACACTATGCGACAAGATTTAATAATTCATCTATTGTCAGTGAATTGATTAACATGGGAGCTAATGTAAATGTTATAGATGAGAATGGCCAAACACCTCTGCATTACGCCGCGTGTTATGGATCCGCGGAAGTAACAGAAATACTATTAGGCCATAACGCGGATGTAAATAGTAGAGACCTTTACGGAAAAACACCATTATGGTTAGCGTCTCACAACGGAAATAAACAGGTTGTAAAACTTTTATTGGGTTATAGGGCAGATGTTAGTATTACATGTATTACGGGAATTACTCCACTTAATATTGCTATATCAGAAAGTAAAGAATTAGATATTATGAAATTATTAGTATCGGCTATAACCATGTTAGTGAGGCGGGGTTACAGCCATATAAATAATGTTAATGCTATTAGAGGCGATATAGAAATTATAGAAAATGATGATATTATGAGATCGTATAAAGAAGAATGCGAATTAGAAATTAGAATAATGGAGTCTAAGTTGTTGGGGTCTAGCAAGATCAGTTTGCTAGATATTTGTTTTACATCAAATGATAATATCATTGCTAGGAATTTAAGTTGTATAGATGTAGAACATATAAATATATATAAGTCTATATTATTTAGTGCTATAGAACGTGGACGACAAAGACAACGTATGATAATGGAATCTATAAAGTTAATGGAAAAAATATTTTCAACTAATATTCATAAAAAATCATGGAATGATCTGCCTTTTAGTATTAGATATAACATATTAGAAAGTATTAGCAATAAAGATTTAGTAATTTAGCTATAGAATAAGTAAGATAACCATATATAATTATTTTATATACTAGTAATTTATTGTGTATAACTATTATTTTTTATATGCCTGGGTATTTAGTACAATACCTGCCATACTTTACATAAATAGTACTACTATGGCGATATATAGTAAAAATGAATTTATAATATATAAATATATCTGCTTAAGAGCATGGATACACGACATATCTTGGTTATATTGTCACTATTTGTAGGATTATCCGCATCTTACCAGACATGTGCCAGAAAAGCTGCCATGTATCACGATGTAGAACCAGGTAATATTTATTATAACTACGAAAGCCCTGCATATTATAAAGCGATAAACGACATGGATATTAAACGTATAAAGACTACAGAATTATTATCTCTTTTTAATTGGACTCTTATAAAGGATGAAATAACAAATAATTTTATTAGGTTATGTGAGAAAGATACGAACATATTCGTGTATAATTATTCGATAGAACTAAAGGTATATGCGAATAATACCATACTAGATACGAATACTACCAGCAAAATACTAAGCAAAGTAATGGGTGATTTTAACGAGACTCTACTATGGGATGAAATTGTTAATATTAACTCGACTAGTGGTACTATAAAAGAAGGATATTTCTTGCATTATGAAAATTGCAATGGATTAAAAGCGGAACGTTTTAAATATACTATATTAGATAGAGACAATGAACGTATAATAGAACTAAATCTTACTGGGCGATTTTATTCACTATCATATCAATATGTAGAATCCAATGTTACTGTAGAATGTATAGAAAAATATCTGGAAGATTATGAATTAGATAATAACATAACAGTAGATATTACCGTAATAAACGCATGTCGAGAATGTTCTATCGACTTCATGACTGATATAGTAGGACTGCCGTATTCTTTTAAATCAGTTGCGATATCTGCGGGCCTAAAAAACTTAAACGATAGTAATACAATATATATGTTCTTTCGGTGTATGATATTATCAGGAGATCCACATTGTTTAGAATATTTGTCAATGTCTTCTTTCAACTATAATTCGCCGTTTACGAATAACAACACATATAGGTATAAAAGAGACTTAAATAGTGATAAGATATTAGACTGCAAGTACCTAACATATGGTACTACAAATTTTAATAAATGTTCGGTGTTAAGCAGGAATAGGAATATTAGGTCTCCTGTTATTACCAGGTATAATAGTATAAATAGTAAATCGTTAATGGACCATGCCAAAGAATTTTTAGGTATACAGCAAATAATACCACCTGGTGTGTCGCATATACAACTAGGTATAAAAGGATATGATGAAAAGAGTATAGGCGATATAAATCTGTATAATTCAGTCAAGGATAAAGTAAAAGATACTATCGTGAAATTACTACCGTCTATTAACGGAAATTCACTAAAAGAGATATATATAAAGTTACTATCTATTAATAATATAACATTTCATGAAAAAGATAATATATTTTCGGGAATCATAAAGGAAACTATACAACAAAAAAAGGACTCAATGATACATCTTCTGTCGTTGTTGTTAAAAGAAAACATTAAAAAAGATAATTACATGTATACAGTAGTTTACAATACTGTGAACGAGTCGGGAGATCCGGAAATATTTGTAAATCGACTATCTTCTAGCATACGCAATATGAAATTCAGGTCGGTGAATTTTTCACATATAGATGCCGGTGAAGATGTTGGCATGTCGTCATCACATAATAACGATATGGACGAAATAGATAAAGCTGAAAAAAACAGCCGTATAATACTAACTAAATATTCAGACGCCGGTGTACTTCCCGATATAAAAGATTTTATTAACGAATTACTCGAATATAAACATTCTTCAAAGAATATAGAAGAGTCCTATAGAGAAATAGATATTGTAAGAGTTAATAAGGCTGGAAATAGTATTTTAAACGGTATAGATACTTCAGCAGTAATCGCGATACCAAGGAAAGATTCTATAAGCAGATCTAATTGGGTGCGTGTTAATGATGATAATATAGTTACCCGTAGGAAATGGATAGATACTGAATATTATAACGCTAATATGCCTTCTAGAAGAGAACCGATGACCCTTCGCAGATCCGGTAGATGCAAAAGACAAACAGGGGCGGTCTGTGGAATGATAGGGAGCCAGTCACATACGATGGGTTCGTATTACGAATTTCCAAGATATCCTAGCGTTAGTAGTAGAAGAAATAGCGATACAAGCAGCAGCAGCAGTAGTAGTAGTAGTAGTAGTAGAAGAAATAGCGATACAAGCAGCGTTAGTAGTAGAAGAAATAGCGATACAAGCAGCAGCAGCAGTAGTTCAGCGCATAATACTAATAACAGACCTGGTATCGACGGCATCTCTGTAGATAACGTATTCCTACAATCTAGTTCAATGTTCGCGAGGCGTATATCAGAAAGGACCCGAGTATCTTCTTCATTAAAATCCATTGTTACTTTATATGACAAAGCTGTATTAATGGATACTATAACGTCTATTATAGGCAATATGGAGACCCAGCGGCAGGCTAGGCGCGATGTTATAGAAAAGAGAGATAAGCTTAGTAAAGAACAAAAAGTTTTCGATAGTATATATAGCGTACTTACTACACTGGGTTCGTCTCTATCTTCCGCCGGTGTAGTACTAGGTCCCAAGGCTATGTTCGCAGGTATCGGTATTACGGCTATAGCGGGCATAATAGACACTATAAAAGATGTATATTATTTGCATTCGAATAAAGAACCAGATATAGACCCTTTAGTAGAAACATTTGAAACATATGCTAAATATATATCAAATAATGACAGAGCTGGTACTAGAAAGTGTTTAATGCCGGGCAATGAACTCACTATATATATGACGTATCGTAATGATTCATCTTTTAAACCAAGTGTAGAAAAACTAAACGGTCTATTTCTAGATACTATAGATTCTGAAATCAAGTATCTTAACACGTCTAATATAGTACTGGATTATCATCTTAAATTAGTATGTCCTATAGGTGTCCTCAGGTCTCTAGATGTTGATATAACATCTTATTCTAGGAAATATAAAACTAGCACAGATGGAATTACTTATTACAAGATACAAAGATTAGCTACTTTATTATCTAAGGTTAAAACTGTTAGATTTACATGCGGAAAAGATGTAGCGTTGACTTTACGGCCTTTCGAAATCCCATTGAACGAAATGCAATTACTAAAAATGACTACTCCTGGAGAACCCGCTTCTACAAAGAATATGCCATCCAATGTATGTGATTTATACCCGTTTAAGAAGTTTTTCCTTCGAGTAAACGGTTGTCCATATGACCATTCACAGGTATCTATAGTATATACTACATGTAGTATATTGCTGCGAATGTCTACTTGGGATGCCGATAGAAATAGATGGGTATTACAAAATCCTTTTATGCAGGAAGGTCCCAATAAGCAATTGTTCATATTTTCTAAATATGATTTTGCAGATACTGTATTGGAACCTAATAGGATATCGGCACATTCAAGCTTTTGTGTAGATAAGCAATCCAATAAATGTTATTGGTCAGAACCAATGCCGTTAGAAAACGTAAACCAATGCGCTAGTAGGGTAAGAAAATTATATATAAAAATAGGGCTTTTTGGTGATAATGGATATACTAGTTTTGTCATGTCATGTCCTTTTGGATCAACCCCTGTTTATATATCCGATGACGGGAGTAGTAAATTAATAGAGTTACCGTTTGATGATTATAGAACTACTAAATTGTTTGGATCGGACGTGCCTATTACCGCTAGATTATTCTGCGTAAACAATATTGATAAAAGATTTAAGTCAGATATTATCGTACTTGATATTAACAAATCATTTAATGATCTTCCAATATCATTAGTTACATACGAAGGGAAGGATAGACTGTTTAGAGAAGTAGCCAGACACATGCCTCATAGATCAAGATTATGTGACTCAAGGGTACATTGTAGATATGGGGGTGTAAAATTCTACGATCCTAAAATAATATTGGAAGTGATACACGGAAACCAATTAAGTTTTAGGGAGGTCTATGACCAGGCTGATATAACATTGCAGAATCTTCAGCTAAGTAAATTATTTTATCCGACACCTATAGATATAACTATTCCTGTTAGCAGATTAGGTGATGCATATCTGGATCCTGAGATGTTTTGGAAAGATGCAAAAAATAAATACAGGACGTATAGCGCCATAGCTATAGGAATAATACCATGTAACATAAAACAAGAAAGTATTAAAATAGGAAAAGCCATAGTAACATTAGGCTATTTTCAATCATTGGAAGAAACGTATGGAGATGGCAATATGTATTATTTTAAACCTATAGACGGTAGCAAAGTCGGATGTGCCGCCAATCTAGATTTAAAAACAAAAGAAGTATCGTTAAAATGCAAACCATATACAATCCCTCGACTAAGTTTAGAAAATTACGAAGGCATGTGCTTTATAGTTACTACATCAAAAGATCATTGTGGTACTAAGGATGATTCTATAAAGAAATATGGGTATACTAACGTAATGGCGACCCGTAGGAGGCCATGCCTCGATGATGTAGGTAAATTTGATAGAGTATTAGATTCCGGCCATTACTGCTTTTATAACGTATATACCGGATACTATCCAGAATATAGCGCATGTACTTCATTCATATTAGTATATTATATGCAGAAATGGATAGAAAAAGAAATGTTATCTGATCCTCCCTATATTTTTGACTATACGTACTCTGAAAGTAATGAATATATAGACAGTTCTTTGAGTAACAAATTAAACGAACTATATATAAAGTATAACGAATTGATAGATTATACTGACAGGTCGTTATCGAAATCGATCAATAGACTAGCAAACGCATTGACGGACAAAGGGAGAGAAATTTCTAGCGTCACAATAGATAGCGATATACTAGAGACGGCTTACGAGGCTGATAAAGAAACAGCATTGCAAATACAGGATGACATAAAAGATACTGTCCGAGATATTGTTATGTTCACATTGACTGATAAACAACTATCCGATATACTAGATGCGGAAAATAGTGTGAAATGCTGTATTATAGATGTATATAACAGACGTGTAATTAAATATTATCTGTTAGAAAAGTATATATGTGGCAATATAGAAGATTATACATTTTTAGACACGGAAGGTAAAAAATACATCGCTGTTAATAACACATTATTATCATATGATTACCTAAATACTTCCAAGTCACCTGTAGTTACGTGTTTTGAACCAAATATTATATCGCTAGATACAGATGATGCTAAAAAAGATGTAGAAGATATTATTCTATACAACTCAATAGTAGATGGTATTAACGAGATATTAGACGGAGTAGACAGGAATATAACACTAGCGATAATATCCGACGAAGTTAAAGCACGTGAATATGATGAAGAACATAGAAATAATAAGATTATAATGGCTGTATTAGTAGTTATGGTTACTATGTTATTAGTTATATGCGGTACTGGTTGTATTCATAGAAATAGAAATATTAACAGATATTACATTATTAGAAAAGTAAAAGACGCTGAGAATAAAATGGAAGATTTAGAAGTAAAAAATATATCGAATAGAGGCATTGATTAATTGCTGTATTTTATTAAGTTTTTTATATTCATAGCATAATATCATAAAAATAATGAATTTTTAACTAATTATTTATCGGAGGTATCTTGGCGTACTCGTCATGGAACCATCATTTTACACATTTCCTACTGATGCGGAGGCCAGAGATTACATTATGGAAATGGTAAAAACCGTTCCTAACTTGAACTGGAATGATGATAGAAACACAGCATCTATTACTAGTGTTCATAGAAATGTAAAATTTAACGCGCCTAGATATGCGTGCATTGCGGAGAATGAAAAATTGGTTATTTATTTCTTGGAAGGAGATGGTGGATTAATATTTTCATTGGAAGACATCACTACATTGGGTGCCGAACATGAAAGCGGATTTATAGTGAACGGAGAGCATGTTGAAATTAATCCCGGATTTGCATGTATGGTTACATTTTCATGTACCAGTCCTTCCAATATAATTGTTACTGTAAAAGAAGTGTATAATCGTAAATAATTTTGATTTTTCTTTATATCATACAATATACAAACAAATCTGAAAAAATATAACCTTTTATATACGCGTGTAAATCATGACGTATGTGATTATTTATAGGTTTATATTTAATTGGTAGAAGCATATGAACTAGATTTTGCATATATGTTAGATATTTGGGAACATGAGTCAGGTGCCCCTATAGATAATAAAAAAATATTTATGTTTATGTTGTTAGTATCAAATAGATTTAAAATAGATGTAAATGATATTTTAAATATTTGGAGTATAGTAAGAGAAGGCAGTGATAATTATATCGCTAACTGCCCTTATTGTGATAAAAAGCAGCTATGTTCTGATGTTTTTGAATTTGATTGTATATTTTGTCACCGATACGTAGGATATAGTCAATGTTATTGGTAAAAAATGAAATTAAAGCGCAGAAATTATTTGATGCGATATATGATATCTTGCAATACTAGAGGTTTAAACGGTACACGATGGTGTTATATCCGCCGGCTATAAGCGTTAAGCTATTTAATGATAGTACGGCAAGCCAGATACCTGCACCTATTTTGCTTTGTATAAATACTACGTTTAGCATTGTCGGAAATATTAGCGAAATAACTATCCCATCCGCTAGTGCGGTAAAGAGCACTGATGTCTTTGACGCTTATTTAGGAGCTACTCAATGCGCAGACGCTGCTACCTGTAGAGCATTCTCCGTGCATATAAATTCTACCTTATTGTTTAAGCCGCCTAAAACAAAATGCATACAGGCTATTAATAGAAAGAATTTTAATGATATGTACGGGGGAAAGACTAGATCACATAGTCTTATATGGCCCGATTCTACAAGAATGGGGAGTGTAAAGATATGGATGGCTCCCGTTGACGTACCTGAAGACAAATGGGATCTCGTATATCCGGTAGGAAATTCGTGTCATAATGGACCGTTACCTAAAAAGATGAAGGTTTACAATGATAAAAACATAGATGATTTCTGCCTTACCGGCAAGTTTAGTCACGTAAATGACGACGATAGAGGACGGAAAATAATAGGATGAGGAATGGTATACGGACGGTGGTAAAGGTTATGTTTGAACGGATTACGGATTCTCTTATATCTTTGCTATTAGGTTTTTAAGAATAAAAAATATTTATGCATGTCCTTGCTTACGTGATTTAATTGTATATCTTCACGTTTTTATTTTAGTGCCGCGCTTTCACACGTCATTATCTATTTTTTTTAACAGGTTTTATTATTGATTTTTTCAAGAGATAAAAAAAAACAAATTTCCAGAAATTTTTTCTGGCGTAATATAGGGGCATAATATCTCTAACAATAGGAAGTCTGGGAAATAACAATCTATTAATAAGTATAAAACTAGCTTTTAGATAAAGTCTTTCGCCTATAGACTTTATAAATAGTTTGATGAACTTTATAATATCATTTATTTTAATGATGAATATTATTAACGAGGCTATTTTTGATAATATTTTTCTAGGTAGAGACTGCTTATCCTCGTTCTCTTGTTTCTTAAGAGGAAAAGATTTTTCTGGATAATTCAGAGGGTTCTTCCGGCATCTTAGGTAATCCCGTCGGGACGAGAAACCAATAGAAAAATTTTTTACTAAGGGTGTCGCACGTCATGCAACACCAGCGCCTTATATAACAAAAAGGGGAACATAACCAAAGACATAAATCCTCGAACCAATCGTTTACCCAAGTACCTTGGTTACTGGGATCCCTAGAATCTCTAGCGGCCATAGGTTCATTAACTCTAGTTAGCCGTCCCCTATATATACGGCGCAGGGTTCTACAGGGACATATAAGGCATCGTAAGAAAAGTTCGCAAGGGCAGCACATGCACCTACACCAGGTCTTAACTAAAGGACATATAGTTGTTTTACAAAATCGTCTAGTTAGTATATACGGAAGACATAAACAATCGCAACTCGCTTTTATGGTGGGTAATATTACGCGTCTCCAGAATTCTCGAATAATCAATAGGGGGATAACGCAACAGTGGCAGCAACTGTCTTCCAAAGTGTCCAACGTTTCACTCATACATTCTAAACATACTTCAAAGGGATATAATATACAATGTATACATTTACACGTCGCGGGACGTACGGAGTTACATACGAAACACCGCAGTAGACACAAGGGATATAGCAACCACGTCGCTATTTTCTCTACGATCATATTCAGCTTCTTGATTTAACTTCAAATAAAAATGCGTATTTTTATATTGCACGTATATGTATTTGATATATAAGAATTATGGTGTTTGTGGAAACAACAATTATATACCTAGAACCCTTTGCATGAAATTAAATATTATATTTTTACGTTACTTTTTTTAGAGATATCTTTTATTGAAATAAATCCATATATTTTAATAGGGGAAGTGTATCGGTTTTTTCGTAAAGAAACGGAATAATAAAGCATAAAATATTATTGTAAGAAAAAGAAAAACTGCTCTTTATGCGACTAAAACACTACTGTGTTTATACGTTTTTTTCTACATCTATAAATACTCATCGTAAGATGAGGAACATTGAAACCTTAAATATTTAAATATTATTTCATGAATGAAAATATATATTATAAT